TATATTTGATTTTTCACAATCTTTTACGAAAGGAGAAAAATACTTATTTTGTTGTGTACAATGAATAAAATATTTTTTAACTCACTAATAACCTTTACCGCTAAAAACATGTTAACGGCTAAGCCGTTACACCTGCGTATTATCTTTAAACTTATGTCATTCGGCAATATAAATAGTCAGCGTACACACTTGTCTTTTATTATTACCACTTCCATCTTGCGCGAGTCGTAACTATTGTAAACTTTAAAATGTTTAAAATGATCTCGAGTGACGGACAGCAATCGATTGCAGTCGATCTTGACTACATAAAATACTTTTTATATCGTCAAAGTGGTGACTTGAAAAGAAACAAAGAATACATCGATTATAACCATATCGCTGAGAAAATTCTTTGTGGGATCTATGACAATATAGAAAAAGATGAGTTCGAAGATTATAGTGCTAATGTGTGCGCTTCTCAGACTTACAAGCACTATGTTTATTCTGATCTCGCCGCTGTGATCGTAGTCAACAAGTTACACGCCAAAACCGAAGACGATTACTCGAAAGTAGTGAAAATTCTCTGGAACAATGGCATTGTGTGTGATTCGTTTTACTCGATAGCCGTCAAGTATTCGCAATTGATTAATGCTGCCATTTCCTACGATTTTGATAAACAATATACTTACTTCGGTCTGAAGACCTTGATCGAAGGAAAATATTTATTGAGAGTCAATAATGTTATCGTCGAGAGACCTCAACACATGCTGATGCGTGTCGCTCTTCAGATTCATGGTGATGATATCGAGAGTGCGATCGAGTCATATAGATTGATGCGCTCGAAAATGTTTACCCACGCTAGTCCCACTCTATTCTCGGCTGGCATGAAAATGCCTCAAATGTCGTCGTGTTATCTACTCAACATCCAGGAAGACAGCATAAACGGCATCTATAGAACTCTCAACGATTGTGCCATGATATCTAAACACGGAGGCGGCATCGGCCTCAACGTAACTCAAATTCGTGCTGCCAATAGTACAATTAAATCTACGAACGGAACAGCGGCGGGCTTAGGTCCTGCATTGCGTGTCTTTAATAGTATGTTGCGTCATGTGGATCAAGGCGGTAAAAGAAAAGGAGCTATGGCCGTCTATATCGAGCCTTGGCATGCTGATATTTTTACTTTTTTGGATTTAAAACGCAATATGGGCGCCGAAGATATGAAGGCTCGCGACCTTCTTTTTGCTATATGGACGCCTTCTCTGTTCATGGAAAGGGTTAGGACGGGAGGAAAATGGTCGTTGATGTGTCCCGACGAGTGTCCGGGTCTAACGATTGTTATGGGCGAAAAATTTAAACGGCTATACGAAAGTTTTGAAGCTCAAGGCAAGTTTAGAGAACAAATTATGGCGTTGGATCTTCACAGAAAAATTGTTGAGACTCAAGTCGAAACCGGAACTCCGTATATGATATATAAAGATCACGTCAACGAGAAAAACAATCAAAAGAATTTGGGAGTGATCCGAAACAGCAATCTTTGCGCCGAAATTGTACAATACAGCGACAATACAGAAACGGCCGTATGCAACTTAGCCTCTATTGCCGTCAATAATTTTGCTAACAAACAGTCTAAAAGCTTCGATTTCGAATTGCTCTACAAAGTGTCCAGAGTCGTTACTAACAATCTCAATAGAATTATAGACGCAAACTTTTATCCGCTTGTTAGCGCTCAAATATCAAATTTTAAACACAGACCTATCGGTATCGGTATTCAAGGACTTGCAGATGCTTTCGCTATATTGGATATGCCCTACGACAGCCAAGAAGCTAGAGAATTGAATAGAAAAATCTCCGAAACTATTTACTATGGCGCACTAGTCCAGAGTATTGAACTGGCGAAACTGCACGGAACATATGATTCTTATGCAGAAAGTCCTGCAAGTCGCGGACTTTTGCAGTTTGATTTGTGGAATATAACCCAATCGAACAATCTGTGGAACTGGAAAGAGCTCAAGCAACAATTGGCCGTACACGGTTTACGGAATTCATTGTTGATCGCTTACATGCCGACAGCGACGACTGCACAGATTTTGGGTAACAACGAATCGTTCGAGCCGTTCACTAGTAATCTGTACGTACGCAGAGTGCTATCGGGCGAATATCAAGTAGTAAATCAGCATCTCGTCGATAAACTCATAGAGAGCAACGTATACTCGACTGATCTCATGATGAAAATCATCAAAAACAACGGATCTGTACAGAATATCGATGAAATTCCGCCCAATGTCAAGGAGCTCTTTAAAACCGCTTGGGAAATTAAGCAAAAAGTACTATTGAACATGGCCGCAGACCGCGGACCTTACATCGATCAGAGCCAATCGCTAAATCTTTTCGTGGCCGATCCGAGCTATAAAATTTTGTCATCTATACATAATTATTCCTGGGAGAAGGGTTTAAAGACGGGCATGTACTATCTGAGAACTAAACCTGCCGCGAATACAATCCAATTCACCGTGCCTTCCTCGTCGTCGTCGGCAACAAAGCCCAATAGTAATGCTGACAATGAACCGGATACCGCCGCATGCTACATAGGTTGCGAGAGCTGTCAAGGTTAAAAAACACACGATGATGATATCATTGCCACATCCTGTTATTGTTATAAAAATTTTATTATTCTGTTATTGTGCGGTTGAGGTCAAATTAATAAATAAATGGCGCATTATAAAATTATAACACGTATTTTATTGTCTCTATTTTTAGACATGACACGATCATTACGCATATAATGATGACCGTGAGAAATATGCCGCTTCTCTCTGACAATCTCCGACCACGACAACGATGACAAATATTTAAAGTATAGTAGTAAGCTATTAATTATATTCTGCGTTGCCGAGTATAAAGCCTCAAAGACTTCGCTGACATATTCAGTATAGTGAACGATAGAAACGCGAAACAACATGACATTGTCGCAGTCGCTGACGATATCGTTGCTGTTATTGTGCGCAACAGCCGACGCCAGTAAAGAATTAATATCGGCCGACGAAATTATTAAAATACAGCATTTGCCTCATACTTCGGGTCTGTATTTCCAGCCCATCAAAGAGATGCAATTCGTCGAAAATACTTGGCATTTTATTGTAGAAATGGATCATGCCGCTGTGTTTTTGCGGTTAAAAGAGATGTTCGATCATGTTAAAAATCTACAGAAATTCATCTACAAAAGTAGACAATTTAAAAACTGCAGCAGTTCTAATATAATTCAGACCGAACTCGATAAAACCATTATGAGTAAAATCGTTAATCTAGTGAATCTTCACAACGATATCGATGGAAAAATCCGCAAGTCTGGTAACTACGAAAGTCCATCGAAATATACACTGAACAGAAGCAAGAGAGGTCTGTTCGATCCGCTCGGCAGCCTATACAAATATCTCTTCGGGCTGATGGACAGTGACGACGCCCACGAACTCCATAAACTCGCCAACGGCACGAACGCACTCAATCGTCAAATCAAACAAATATCTGATCATTTAATACAATTCGAAAGGATGGTCGAAGACGAATTCGATGCCAAACGAAGAGAAGATAAAATATGTGAATATGTGAGCACTAAAATGCATTTAATATGTAGTGAAATCGATAGACTCGACACTCTCTACGATCAGATCAAAGATGCTGTCGATGATGCCAAAGACAAACGACTCAGTTCCGCAGTTATTACCGCCGAAAAACTGTTGGAAGAAATGAAGAACGTGAGCAATCATCTACCGAAAGGTTTATCGTGGCCTGTGCCGTTACACTACGACAATATGTTCGAGCTCATAGACAGAATCATCAATATTCACGTTTTTATCACTCAAGAAAGGAGACTTTTGTTTATTATCGAAGTGCCGCTCGTCAACCAACAGAAATATGATGTCTATCAAATTGTACCCATACCGTTTTGTGTCAAATCTAAATGTGCTATAATTCTACCGGATAGCAAATATTTAGGCGTCTCGAAGGATCGCAGGAATTTTGTGCGTTTCGACGACACTCGCGAGTCTTGTCGACTCGGACACGACATGATTCTCTGCTATGTGCCACAGGTCGTCCACGATTCCAATCAAGCGCAGCTGTGCGATATTCGTATCTTTTTAAAGAACGACAAAGACATCAATTTCGAGAAGGATTGTGATGTGAGAATCGGTAAATTTGAGAGTGAAATATTTTATAAAATTACCGATTTCAATCGATGGCTGTACGTGTTGGAGAATGAGGTGGACGTCAACTTTGACTGTCTGCAGAAAGGCGATAATTCCGTGTCGGCAAACACTCTAGTTTTATCGGCGGGAATCGGCATCATCAACGCCACCGGCAAACACACTTGTCAATTGAGCACCAAACGAACGTTTTTGACCACTATCGAAACGTATAGTAGTCTAAATAAAAATTTACAAATGCCCATCGATACCGCTTTCAATTTGAGTGCCGTACTCAAAGATCTAGACACTCTCCAGCTTCAGACAATGAAAATGAATAATGATCTTGAACATAATAATTTACACAAATTGACAGATAGATTGGTCGATTTACGTCGACTAATGAACAATAATACAGTTTTTGCCGGCGATGAAATTCTAGACGAAACTGAAAACTCGTGGCTGTCTAATTTTTTCTCGTCGATTGGAGCCGATTTCCATGTCGTAAAAATGATTTTTGTGTGGATCGTACTCAGTCTACTAGCTCTGATGGTGTTTAAAATTTATCAAACCTGCTGCTCGGGCACAATATCTTCTCTGTTTTCGTGTTGTCGTCGTCGCGAAGATCCCACCGTTATTCGTGTCGATCGTGAAATGCAATTTATGAATCCAAAGCTCGTGAAGAAAAAACAACATAATCAACAGCATTTGTTGGATCTACAGAATAAACTAGAGAATATCGAATACAATTAAAGTGTGTAAATGAAAAAATTGCTATTAAATGTATATGGTTTTATTTGTATTATATTATATTAATAAAGATCAGCACATCCATAATTATGAGATTTTATTGTTAACAAACAGTCTTTCGATTGAGTTTATATGAGATCAAAATTTAGTTTTCTGCGACATTTGTAATGTTTCTTGTGGTCGTTTGACATTTTATTGAAGTGAAATTCGCCTTTCCAATCGCCCTTTTCGTATTGTCTTCCAAAATTTTCCTCGTTTATTTTCACATAAACGATTTTAAGATGATTGTCATCGTTATTGTGTAGATTTGTGTGATCTGTTTCTCCATTGCTATCGTTTCGTCGCTCTCGTTCCGCCRTCTCAATAAAACTAAAGCTACTTGCAACCGACTTTATACGAGTCAAGGTCGGAACTGGATTTACAATATTATAAACGATTCTGCTGCGAGTATCTAAATAGAACCGATGAGTCGGTTCGTGTATACCGTTCCATGAGAATACATACGTGCCCGGCAATTCATAGTTAAAAGCGTTATCATTATTCGAATCGAATTGCGAGCCGGGACATAGAAGCATATTAGGATCGTACTCGCTGATTAGCGTGTTCATATTCACACATTCGACCCTAAATACGTGCGAATTATTAAACGGTTGAAACCTGTCGACGATACTCGCACACATGGAAGTGCGATCGCCGGGCACGATATGAGTTAATCTGGTAACGTTAAAATCACCGCATTCGCATTCGCCCGTTTCGAAATTGGGTTTAACGTCTCGATGGACATATCTAACGCTCGTACATGTATTGGGTAGACATTCGATTGGATTCATGGGATTCACGAACATTTGATTGTACCGATCGTCTAATGCGTTGCAAATCACTTGGAATCTGCGACTGCCATCCGGCATCGTTTCGTCCCAATCTCGACGAAAAGTGTTTCGAGACACGTCGACCTCCATCTTGAGTAGATTGTCGTAGAGAATATTCTTTGTGATCTCGCCGGGTGCGATTCTGGTGGCGTGCTGACGTCCCGCGATCTGTACCATGTTCATAGGGCCGGCGTAATAGCGTGGATCCTCTGCGATACATGTCCACTGATTTAAACTATGAAGAATGATACTCGTCTCTCGATTGCAGTTTCTAGGCACGGAATTCGTGGTACAATAGCCGCCTCGCGTAAGCATCTGGCCGTTTACTAGAAATTTGTCGAATTCGCCGACAAAAAAATATACTGCGGCGGGATCATCGCAGACGAGCGTACAATCGAAATTGGGAATATTATCCGAACCGACGTAGACCGGCACCGACAAGCATTTGCGCTCGCCATCGTTTATGGTGCCGAGTTCTGTATTGAATCTTATCGAGGGCAGAGTTTCGAGAGGTACATATTGACGTCTTTTTAATACATTTTCCATATATTCTATTCGGTCATCGACGGTGGCGTTGTACGCATCTTGAGCGGTTTTTATCTCTACATGGGCAGCATAGATTGGTTTATATAATATAAAAAGAAAAATAATCACAACTACTATCATTAGTAGTATATGCATGTTTCTTACAAGATGCAGGCGTCTCTTCAATTTTGCACCAAAGTGATGCTATTTGCGTGTGGATTTATCGTTTTCGTTATTGGAGTCATCGGAGTCGCCGATGAGAAACTAGGACTCATAATCGATTACGAAAACGGCAGTCAAGTGGTCAATTTTAGTAGTGTGTTTTTGGTTTATGGACTGATCGTCTTGATATCGACTCTGGTTTACGATCAAATTTCCGTGCCGCTCATCGCCGCGACCACCATTTTAACGACAATAGTCCTCTTTTCGATGGACTGGTTTGTCAGTTACGGTCATGTTCCCGGTCTCGATGTCCACGAGAGAGACTACGATCTCGACAAAAAATGCTGGGACGGAATCGTCAAAATGGACAATAATGCGATTCAAAGCGCCAATTGCTTTACGAATAACAACAATTTGAGATCTACTGCGCGAAATGCAGAAACGAATACTATGTCGGGGAGCCGACTTTCTAAAAACCAAACGTTTCTATATAATTTTATTTCCTATGTACGTTCTGATGGTACATTTATCATATTTGTATGTAGTGTACAAACTAAATCGATAGATTCGAAACCAACGGCGACGAGTTCCTGTTCAACCGACGAATCGACGGTCGCACAAGACACGATGTATGAAGAGAAAATCGCCATTAAACAAGTCGATAGCATCGAAAAAAGGGAAATATCCGCGACGAGAAGAAAAGTTTTACGAAACTCAAGAAACGTATATAAATTTAAAGAAAACGACTACGATAGCTTCGATGGCGACGACGATAGCGACAAGGATGAAGTTAAACACTACAATATTGTGGATAAAAACGAGTCGCCCTACTATGCCGTTCCCAACAATAATACGCCCAAATGGAACCATGCCGCATACACGTATATGGCCGTACCTACGACGGATCGGCAATCGACGACAGCGGCGGCGACGGCGCCTCCATTATCGTTTCTAATGTCATCCAAATGAGTATTTTGTGTATTATAATATCGTCGACGACGATGGCATGTAAATAAAAAACAATTTATTGTATGAAATAGTTTTTATTTTTGTGTCAGTTTTTCCATTACACATAAATGTTTAATTATAATAGACTTGAGAACGACCAGTTCTTCGAGTAGATTATCTTTAGGTTTCTTCTTGTACGCCTGTCTCTTTATTACGAACTGCTCCAATACTTTAACAAATCTGATACTGTTGTTTTTAAAGATTTTTTGAATATGTTCACTCTTTTTGTGAATATGATATTTTTGTAGTAAATAATCGTCCGATTTGCTGTTCAATAATAGTTCTATTTCATAATTGCTAAAATCCAGTTCGGTTAGATCGTTAATAAAGTCTATCCTGCGCTCTTGAGTCATGTTCGATAACAGGCTGAACAGCTGCTCTTCCACACCGTACAAGTAGGCGGCGCAAATGGCCATCTCATCGACGGCATTTTCGTTTCTATATTCTTTGGGCCTTTTTCTGTAGGCTCTGTCGAGGCTCTCGTGTTTCTCTTTAAGATTTGTTTCTTTGATAAATAATCTTTTAATGTTTTGATCCATATTTTAGGCGATGCGACACGGCCGATACAGAAGGCTACAAACACGCGATTGATATACCTTACAGATACATGTTCATGTGCAACAATTTGTTCGTTCGAATATCCTGTTCAGATTCGTCGGAGCGATTCATGATCGTTCAATCATGAATGGCTGCGACACCAATTTGTTGGAAATGTCACGGACGTGATCGTCGCCGACAAAATACGTAGTTTCATAAATTTAATGATGATGCAATATTGGGCAATCGGCCACATGATTATTATTCGTGTAACGTGTCGTGTCGATAAACTTTATCGTTGACCTCCGGTCACGTCGCGACAAACATCCGGCTGACGCAACGTTGCATCACTTTTTCGTCGACGTGAAAAACGTGCTCGACGACCCGGACGCCGGCGTCGACTCGACGCCGCGGCGAACGATCCCCGTCGGGGCGCAGGCGTCGCGTCGCGTCGCGTCGATTCATGATCGATCGATCGTGCATCGACCGTAGGATTTTATCAGTTTAACACGATGGTACATAGAAACGTATAGATAATTTTTTTAATGCGCAGTTAATGTGTATAGGTTCGTAACAATGGTGGTGTTTTTCAAGTACGCGATAATTACGACAATAATTTTATTACCCAAAATTATATGTATCGACTACAGTAATTACGATACGACAAAAATGAATAAACTTTTAAATTCATGCGTACGAGCCAAATTCAACAGTTTCGAGTGCGATGCCAAAAAACTTGTGGACAATTTTAAAGATCAAGATTTCACGTTTACAACACCATCGGAAATAGAGCGATACATGGTGTGGTTGCAGCTTATGTCTCGAATGCAAGAGTACGATGCTCAGTCGTCTCTATTGGATTCGTTGGATAAATTTAATAGAAAAATTGCTCTCGTGGATCGTCGGATTTCTCGTAAAATGAAGATTGTCGCCTCGAATCTGTTCGCAATGACATCAGATTTGTATATTCGTAACGTGAATTCGGCAAACATGCGAAGAACTTTTGTATCGTTTCACGAATTGTGCAGTTCTTTTATCATGTGGAACGATAGACAGTTTAAAACCTGTCTAGTCGCATACGCTTCGATCAGAGAGACGTTCGAGAAGAACGTCAAAATAACCGAACTCATCGATCGCGCCGCCGTTCAGCTGTCTCGAATCGCTTTGGAACATCCGCTCATGATTATTCCGAAAACGCAAATCAAACAAGATATTTACATGTGTTATGTGTCGAAATTTAAATTTAGTGGTCTCCGGCAACAGAATCAACTACGACGACTCCAAGTTGATAAAAATCTCTATGAAAAAATCGAGGATGTAATGTATCCCTATAACACGAGATTCGACATGGGACCGATTCGAGTTTTTACATCACAACATCACAAGAAACGATGTGCTCATAAAGATTTCGCTCGAAATGAATACAGTGTACAGAGATTTAAAGATTTTTATAGACGTTTACAACTTCCGTATCACCACAACCTCACCGATATCGACATGTACGTGCATAATGATCGTGAACAATACGTGCGATTGGGACCATATTGGAATTATGGCGTCAACAACGGCGGAATCACACAGTACGTGCACGATAGACGTGTGATTCGAGCTCATGTCTACTTTAAAGACTATGAACATGACGATCTACCGAACGCTTATGGTCACGAGTTTCATCATTGTCTTTTGTTCACGCTGCAAGCAAGATTTATGCCAAAGTGGTATATCGAAGGCGCCGCCGACAGATTCGGCAATCGTGACTGTTTTTGGCGTGATCACGAGGGTTTAAAGGCGTATAGAAACACCACCATCGCCGAGATAATCAAAGCCGACTACAACTCTAATATATTGTATTCGATGGGTAGCGCTCTCGTGTCGTTTCTTTACGAAGTAAAGCCCAGCATATTGAGAAGTATGATTGTGAAACAAAATTATTCGATCGATATCGATTCCGTTTTAGAGAACGATTTTAACGTATATAAATTGAACAGAATAGCAAAGTGCGAGAAAATAATAAACAGTAAAGATGCGTCCGATGTCGACAAGAACACGGTACAGGAACAGTATTTGCGAATGATCGACAATCGAACGTTTGCCGTATGCCACAATTATATACAAATCGACTTTGACGATTGTGCGTTTATTCTAACGCCACATCGCCTAATAAAACAGAATAAAAACAAGCGACCGGATAATACGATCGAAAAAATTGTGGCGCAACATGAAATAAAAACTAATCAAGAGCCGGTGTCGCAATTCGATTTCGAATACCTGCAAAAGGGACTAGTGAAGATGGCAGTTCGATATTTGATGCCCAGCGGTGCTGTCGATCATCATAATGTCCTGGAAAATTTCTTCAATATCGATAACGATTACTGGTACAATGGGATGTCGTCGTGCCGAAACGATACACAAGCCATAATCAAACTGGCACGCGCTACATCATTTTGGTCGAGATTGATGCCGTTTACCTCGATTCGCCGCCCCTCACCATCCGCCGATTCGCAGGAAGCAGAGATGTTGAAGAATTTGATGAATCGAGTGGACGCGTGTCAAGTGTTCATAGCCCCGCCTAGCATCAACAGTAACGTATCGTTACGTTCATTCGCCAACAACGTGGCCAGATTACGAAACGAGAAGATTTCTCCGCAAAACTTGTTAAGACCTGTCGACTTGCGCAACAACACACTGGTTCATCTGGCTGCCATTTATAATCAGCCGTATTTCGAACTGCTTTTGCGCAGAAGCGGCGGTGAGGTCTCATTCATGTCTATATTAAATATCGATAGAAACACTCCCGTAGATTTATATCATTATACCAAAAAGTATATCGAACGCTTTAATTTCAATCCCAACAAGTATTGTTTTAGTTTTGTAGTCAAAAAATCATCTCTAGTCTATAAGCCGATTCATGTGATATTAAATGTAACTAAAAAAATTATTCCTCCTCATTCTCGTTTTCCGTCGTCTACCACTACCACTACTACTATAGTACCACCGCACTCCATTACTAGTATTATTCCTCCGACGCCTACCACGATATCGACAAAAATCGATGAGAATGATATCTTCGGCAATGGAAACGATGACAAGGGTAAAAAAAGCGGAAATGAGGAGAATAATGAAGAAAACGTCAGTATTATTTTAGAGTATTTTATTGTATTTTTAGGAGTTTTATGTATAGTTTTAATACTGGTTAACATAGCTTTAACGATAACATTAGTCAAATACATTTCTAGAAATAACAAAAATAATAAATCTGATAAAAAGATGAAAAATGATAAATATTTTAACAAAGATAAATTTTATTCTAATAGTAGCAACGAATGTAATGTCCGTCTATTTAATTAATTTAATAAATAAATAAATTTTAATTCTAATATTCGAGTAAATTATTATTGACAATACCCAATCGCGATCGAAGAAGCAACAGTTAACTGATCAAGGCAAGATTACAAAATTATTAGGAAAATTCAAGCCTCTTTACACAATACCAACGACACAAACACCATTAAAAATAAACTAAAATTTTACTAGATTTGTTTTAGATATATGCTATTTTTTGACGAGAGCATTTGCTTTATATCAGATTCGAACGAGTCCACGTCGTCACTCTGTACGAAAATAATCTTTCGATTCTCCACACTCACGTAATTCTTGTACTTCGCCTTTGCTATTGCGATACAGACGGCTCGTTCAGACTTGATGTCGCATGCGCTTCGATATAATAAAAGTTTTATATTCTGCACCGATTTAGATTGCTTGATCGCTTTATTTAAAGACTCTATAGAAGAATAGAAACAAACGGAATTATCGAGTCTAACTATAAACACTCCCTTTTGATTTTTCTCGTCGATTTGCTTGTATAAATCTTTAATATGACGATCTTTTTTATCGATCGAATTTTGAAGGTTCTCTATCTTGTTTTTGTAGCGTTCTGCGTAGTACGAGGACATCTTTTGTAGGGTTCTCGTTAGTTTACCGTTGGATTCTTGCAGTATCGCCATAGCCTCTGATATTTTTTTCAAATGCCTTCTACAGACACCCGTTCGATATGTCTTCTCTATATTTGRTATGCTCGCTACCAGGCATTTATTCCTGAGCGTCGACATGATTTGGCGCTAGTTCGAGTTGTAGTGTACATGACAAGGAACACGAGTCGTTTATAAACCAAATCCGCGCAGCCCAAACGCCTGCGTGAATCGAACGTCGACAGGCTAGTTTACAGTAAAAAATGAGTGTTTATTCCGTCGTAATAGAGCACATAATGTCGTGTTTTATTTTCGAAATAAAAGAAAAATCAGTTATCATCAAATTAAAATAAATTTATTCTCAACAATTGACGCAAATGATTCATAATAGAAAAAGTCACGAAAGGAACAATTATATATGACATGACGTAATCGCTATAGCTAACATTGGCAGCCTTCGTTTTGAGCATGGTGAGTCCGCGATTATTAATCACGTGCTCTGTATAATAAATGGCCTTCTGTAAAGGTGAAATCGCCTGATGACGAATAATATGGCGCAATTGCGATAAACGTTTGCGGTATGAAGGATTTTGGCATGCGTCAATGATTGCGTCGATCAACTGTTTTGTATTAACAGTGAGCGTGTTCAAGTTCCGGCCTATGCCCAGTTCAGCATATTTATTAGTGTTGAAAGCTTGATCGCCCATCATTGGTAGTCCGATCAGCGGCACGAGCGCTTCTATGGCCTCGTCCGTCGATTGTACTCCGCCCTGAGTCACGAATGCCTTCACGTTAGGATGTTTTAATATCTCGAACTGATCGAACCACGCCTGTGTCAACACGTTATCGGGCAGTTTAGATTGCTCGATTAGGCCGTCGTATTTCCATAGAATGTTATATGGTAATTGTGCAAACACATCAAGAAACATTTGAAGGAATTCATTTTCCATATCTGCACTGTTGATACCCGAGCCGAAACTGACGTACACCACGCCTTGAGTGGAGTTATCGAGATATTCCTTGACGAATCCTTGCAGATGACGACGGTGCGAGGCTCCTTTGAGATGTAATCCACCCAAATATTGGACACTCGGCGGCACAGGTCGATTGTTATCGAAAACGGCATGTGTGTTGATAAAGAGCAATTCTACTCGATTCCTCAGCTCCTGTACAGTGGGAGTGTTTCTTCCGAACTGATCTTTGAGCATTTTATTCTGTTCGTCGGCCAGTTTACTGAATTCGTTCTGCAGACGCAATTCCACATAGATTTCGTTGATCGTTTCCCAGACGTTTAAATCGGTGAACTTGTCTCGCCATAGATTCGGATAATACAGCGGATGTCTACTGACGGCACCCATCGTTTCGAAATTTTCCGCGACTCCATAGCCCGACGATATTTGAATGACCGGCAGATTGTTGAAAAGATGAGAAAACACGAGAGAATAGTCCATAAATGCTTCGGTAATGAGCAAATCAAAGTGTAGTCTATTGCGATTTGCTATAAAGTCTTTTACGTCGGGCAACTCGAACTGATCGCTGATCATCCTCACCAAACCGAGGTAATTGTGCGCCGTCACCGTGCTGCTGTCGGAGATGAGACCTCGCTTGCGAAACACGCTCGACGCCTTGACGAGTCGTTTGAAATATTCTTCCGATAGACTGGCATCGATTTCTGTTATATTACCCAAAAGATTCGAATCCGAATACCGTTCTACATAATTTACTCTGGTCGATGGCTTGATCACGAAAATCTCATGGCCCCTCTCGGCCAGCGCTCGTATGTAGACTTTGAACACGGTCTGGTGACTGTAGGCCGGAGTTGGAAACACTGCCAATATTCTGGCGCAGTTAATTAAATGCGGTGGTAGAATCGCCACTATCATAATAAACAATACTAATATGGTTTTCATTGCACTTTCTCTACTTTTTTCGTAAGGTTAATTTAAGGATATTTAGGTCACTCGATGTGTGTCGTGTATCGAGCAAGCTCTGTTTAAATATGGCATACTGACCTACTGGCATCGTGTATTATTTCAATCTAGCACGGAAACGGGTTACGTGAACACAATATGAATTATATTAAAGTCGCAGTTGATCACGGCGACGGAATACCAATAAATGCGTCCAAAATCACCGATAATTTGTATTTGGGCGGTGCCATTTACGATCGCGATATGTTAGAAAATTTTTTACGCCAAGAAAATATTACTGCAGTGGTGACCGTCTGGAACGATCCGCCAATTTTTGCGGGTAAAAACGATATAATCGACGCGATTGACAACTATTTATACATCAATATCGACGACAACGAACGAGCCGATATACAATCTCAATTTTCTAAATCTTTTGATTTTCTGTTGAACAAGATTGATCTGGAGAAAAGACGCGTTTATGTGCATTGTCACGCCGGCGTTTCTCGATCCGCCACCATAGTTATACACTATTTGACCAAACGAACGGGTTATAATCTCGATGAAATTTATAATTACGTGGCGAGCAAGCGCAGTGTAATAAATCCGAATCCTTCATTCAAACGACAATTGATGTCGGAATTTCTGCGATCATAATCTAATCGTTGTCGACAATAGGTTTGAAATTGATCAATTTTATTGCGGGCTCGCTGCCTTTCTCGTCGACATTGATGTCGTCGGAAATAATTTTTTTCGAAAATTCAAGTTTAACAGTCGGTGATTGTGTCGGAGGAGGCGGCAACGGCGGCGACGCCGTCGTAGTCGGTGATGTCGGCGGAGATTCCTTTTTCTTCGTGGTCACAATCGTCACGGCTTTTTTCCGCCGACTTTTACAACACAGCAAATGGCGATAAAGTCGTGTTTTATTCAATATGATTATAATTAATAAAAGTATAAAGAATATCAAGCGAGTATAATTAAAATCATCAGCTTCGCTCTCCTCAATTTTGGTGATTTCGTCCAGTATCAAATCGAATACTCTATCGATATCATCATGCGCGGTGCTGTTGAGGCGTGTCGCATTCGATATCAGAACGGCAAACAATAAATGGAACGCCATGTTACTTATCGTCCACTCGTGAACAGCAACTCGATCGAGATGTACGCTCCGCCTCGACTCTACTCACTCGATCACGTCGAAAAGCTGTGGAACAGCTTGGCATATAACGACAGCAGACAATATTCTTTTACGGATGGCGTCAAATGGTATCATCCTAAACGTTACTTTACTAGTGCTCAAGATTTATTTGAGTTCATTCGAGATCAAAACGTTAGCGACATTCATGTGAAGGCGCTCGACGACGGTCGAGAATGGGTCATCGACGTGGACATCGAAGCCGACGATGAGGATTTATTAGATTTGAAGATCAGAGTGGCGACAGAGACATTTAAAAACTTTAAAGGTAACATCTCTCGCATCATGCATTCGGGCAATCGAGGCATTCATGTATGGTTACGTATAGATAAATTTCGTATTGGAGCATCTAAGAATCTACGAGAGCGCTACTATCAAATATTTGTGAAGCCTGCGGATATTCGTCTCGATCGAATCTGGCCGGGAAGTTTTATTCACTCGTATAAATCTGCAGTCGAATCTATCACTGGCACGAGTGCCGATATCGCCACATTACATAAGCTCTGGCCGACTGTCGATAAACACGTGTTCTGTACTCAATCACAGATAAGAGCACCTTTCAGCTACAATTATAAAGGCCAAAAATTTTCTACTCAATTATTGTAAAGTTTGCTTGTATCCGTGTATGTGTTTGTGAACTGAATCAATAAAATGTTTAATTTTTTAAAAAGACTATTGTTTTCGGACCACGCTGTCGACGACAATGACAGCAATCATGTCGACGAAAGTGACCATTTTCGAAGGAAACGACAACAAGACACGAAATCATTTTCATATATTTTAATAAAAACATTGTGTTTCGATCAATTTTCGTTTCTGCTGCGTTACCTCTTTCACGAAGACGAAATTTGGATTTTGGCGTCGGATTTCGCCGAAGGTATCGGATTAAACAATATTGATGAGGCGATCGGGTTCATTGAAAATGATCGATATAAAACTGTACGAGATTTGTTGAATTTTAAAAGAAATCCCGAGACGTCGTCGATGACGATGGAGACGAAAAAAAATTTTGTCATCAATAAACATGGCGCAATGCAGATTCTCGACAATGTTAATTTTGAAAATAAAATCGAATTCACCACATGGTTGATTGAAAACGTTTTCGATGCCATGAAAGAACAACATTTGTCATCGAAAAAGAAACCATTGCCGATAGTCTCGTTGCCGATAGAAGAGAAAATGACAGAAATGTTACGCGTGATTGATGCATTCGTCAAGAACACTGAGACTTTTACGATGGACACTTTAACTAAAAATAATGAAGCAATCGAAACTCTCAAAACTCAAATGTGTGAAAATTTCGCAAAAATTGAGAAGAAAATTTCTGCACAAGAATTGTGCGGTCAACTGGAAAAGTATCGAATCGAATCGAACAGAAACAGCTATCGAGGAGGAGGCGTCGACGGACACAATATTGAAACTAATAGCGAGAATTATGTTGTCGACGATTGCCGATTTCACGGTGATGTCGACAGCCAAAGCGACGACGCAGGATGTAGACAAATGTGTCGCTATGAAAGCGTGCGATTTCCGCGAGATTCTTCTAAACATCCGAGATTAGCGGTATTCGTGAAACCCCTCGATAACAATTCTACTCAGATCGCTTTTCTGTCAGGCCAAACTAGACGACACAGAGCTATGAAACGAAAGTATAACGATATGGAATTGGTGTACGACAGTGTCCATCCTAATCCTCAATTGGCCATGTTGTGTCTGAACGAAGAGCTCGATATGAAGAATTTTAACTACAAAAGAAAACTCGACGTACATTTCAAGTGGAATCATCCGTAGAGACGGTCAAATCGTTTATAACTGAAAATTTGTAAATAAAATTCATTTTTAAACGAAATCATCTTTTATTTAACAGCACACACACACACCACATTAGAAATTGCATAGAGGATTACGTCCTTTGCATCCGGTACCACTTTTATTGGGACATAGCCTTTCCTTGTTTCGCATGTTCAGGCAGCTGGGCGGCTTGTATACGTCCTTCTCACGATTGAGCAACTTCTCAAATTCACGAACGCACTTGTCGTCGTGTAGATAAAGAACGGCCATGGCGTCAACGATACACTGTTTGTCGCATGCAGGACACGTTATAAGATTAACAATATAACAATTGAAGATGAATCGTTTTCGAAACCTATTGCCTCTTGGTTGCGCTTCGATGTCTGATAATAGAGACTGCATGCAGAGCGGCAAGCGTAATCTAGTCTTTATGACAGAAACCACACTAATTCTACCTCCTTTGATCGCTTTTGCAAAGCACACTTTTTCAGGCTTTTTAAAAGTTTTATTGCTGTTGCATTGACTCTCCATTGATTCTTCAAACAAATGTTTATTTTTTAGGAGATAATATAGACGCAATCCAGGTATTTTTATTGTGGTTCCATCATTTTCAAAAACCGTATACGGTGTTATATCAATGTTAAAATCGTCCAGTAATATTCTATAATCGGCATCTTTGTCGATATCGTCGAGATCAGACAGCAATGGTGTCCAGAACAACGCCTCTTGGTGTTGCTGACGAAACGATTGCTGATGTGTCTCCATCGATAGTTGTCGAATAACTAGAAGGCTGCGAGTGGGCGGTAATCTTTAATATATCCTCACAACGAAAGTTATCTCGTCCTTGTAATCTATATGAGTCGACTTTAGCGTATTTACATTTTTCATAGATAACGTTAGTCCTTTCGTTGGTGGTGAGCTTGTTCCAAGCGGCCGGCGAATAGGACAGATCGTTTTGATAATTTTTATAATTGTATTGACTGGTGTACATTCTGTCGTGGTGGGGATTATGATATTTTTGTCGATCGCTAGTAATGGTATACAAATGGTTGGCGTTCACGAAACCGGAGCTGTCGTGCGCCAACGTTCGAGACTTCATTATGTATTAAAAATTATATTCGAAATAAGAATTTAACTTAAAGATAAGACCTAATACACTTTTTGAGAACGTTTCACATATTATCTAAGTGCAGTTTAAAACTTTACAATCGAGTATCGAACGCAATGTACGAACCAAACAATATGAATGATTCGACAGGAATGAACGGGCTAAACAATGGTTCGGATTCTTTACAACAGCAGTTTCACTATGATGATGAAGTTCTAGAAGTGGTTATCATTGAAAATAATGATGACGATCGAGACGGCTATGTCGAGCTAGCTTCGGCGACTAAATTATTAGCGCCCTTGGTGACTATACGAAATTTTAATAAAGCCGTGCTCTGGACCAACGTTAATGCCTCTCAGAAACTGACACGAAACAACAAAAACTATATACACGTGTTCGCTTTAGGTAAGTATCTCTCGTCGTTACGTTTGAACAATAAAAAGTTCACCCGCCCCAGTATTTTGTTGTTAAAACGACTATTTTGTGATCTGATCATGGGTGCGCAGAGTCAAGTCATGGATCCCTTGAACGAAATCAAAACTCAGCTCTGTACGCTACAAGAATGTTTAAACAGCAACGGCAACGGACAAATATATCAGCCGGCTTTCGATGGCGGCAATAATATTAATAACAATAGTAATATGTTAGGTGGCGCCAATGACATCGGATACGACACCATCGACAGTTTTCGCGAAATTATACGCACAGAAAACGCAACTCTGTTTTCTAACATTTCGTCAGCTCTCGATTCTGTGAAAAGCATGCAAGCGGATTTGACCAATAAACTGGCGTTCAGCAACGACACCATGGTCGATAGTTTTAAATCAATTAAGGATATAATCATTAGAAAAAATAAGGGAAACGAAAATGAATTATTATGCGGTGACTTTGGTTCTGTTGCTCGCCTATCTATGGCACGCGGGCAGCATTAGCCACGAATTGGCCGCAATTAAAAAGATGTTAACTTTTATTTACGAAGCGATAGAGGACAGATTCGATGCCATCGTCTACGATATGGCTAAATTTAGAAATGACACTATGACATATCTGATTCGAATTCAAAACACTACAAAAATTACCTACAATCTCGTCATGGCCAATGGCAATAAAATCGACGTGATAAACCAGAAAATTGATACCATTATCAATAGATAACGTTATCTGTATGTATAAATATTGCAGTGGTTTTCGTTTGACGATCATATTACATTATTATACAGCGGTACAATAATGTCGCCATCGCTATTCGAAATCGACCGATACTCCTCTTTATACGACTACAACAAAGGAACGATTACAATTTTGGAAAATGGTCGTGAGCTGTACACGTTTGACCAGAAACGATTCGATAAAATAGTGGCAATCCAAATTAACCTGTGCAATAAAGAAGGAATGCGCATCCCGCCGCAACACCTAAAGCTACGATACGATTTTTTGGATTCGTATCTATGGTCGAGTAACATATGCTATTTTTACACGTTCTTAAGGCCCGCCGACGAGCAAAATATAGCGAAAGGACTTGTGGGCATTATACACTCCCGATGGTGCAAGAGAATAATGTATATGAAGCTTGTGCGAAGGACTTATTACGATAGTCATGTCGAGTATAATGATGGTGGATATCATCACGACAACGACAGATGCTGGTCCCTATATAATGCTCTACGTATAGATCTCGAGACGGATTTCAACATTAGGAATCTATCTCCTTTCGCGGTCTATTTTCCTTTAAATTACAATAAAAACATTAACAAACGWTTATTTTTTATTTTACTACAATATATTCGTAAGTCAACAAAATGTATTTAATATTAACGGTGGTCATTTTAATTCTGATTGTGTTAATCCTGACAAATTATATAACTGTATTAGTGTATGCGGACGAGCCGGTCTTGTATCCTTTAGAACGCTTCGATAATTCCGATGTTCCTCTAATAGAACCTCCTTCCGAGATAATACTTGAAGAAAATCCAGTGTCTTGTCACTCGAAATTGACACCCTGCACTTCGCACCAAGATTGCGATTTATGTCGTGAGGGCTTGGCCAACTGTCAATACTTCGATGAGACCACGAAAATCACCATGAACGACGTCGAGTATACGATTCGGCCCGGTGAATCGTATTGCATGGCGCTCAATAGAGAACGGGCTCGTGCCTGCAATCCGAACACTGGCGTTTGGATTCTGACTAGAAACGAGATCGGATACTCGCTTCTCTGCAATTGCACATCGCCAGGACTGGTGACTCAGCTGAATTTATATTCTGACTGTAACGTGCCTGTAGGATGTCAGCCGAATGGACGTATCCTAAACATTAACGAATCGCCACTGAGATGCGACTGTGACGAAGGGTTTAAATCCGAATTCGATACTCAGACACAAACTCCATTCTGTCGACCGATGCGTGTTCGAGATACCGATTATAGGACTTTTTTCGAGCAGGCGCCTTGTCGAGACGGATTCGTTCGCATAGATCATCCGGGCCTCGATCCGATTTATCGTCAGACGTTGAGACTCGATTCGATTTGCGTTATCGATCCTTGTTCAATAGACCCGATTTCGGGTAGGCGTACCACAGGCCGACTACAGCACTATAAAAATGATGAAAACGGTACAGAATTGAGTTTTTGCAATTGTCCCATCGCGGACAATCTCTTTGGAATAGCGACCGGATCGAGTATGTTGAAACGGTCTCGTTTGAATAAAGTAGACAATATTACCATCGTTAACTCGTGTATACAGCCGTTCAATGTTCCGATCAACTCGCTACGTGAAATCCAATATAAATTCTTTTGGGGAAGAAGCGACAACTTGCTGTCGGATGACGATATTTTCGCTCACGTCAACAGACACGAGCTCAGTCATGTTCGCTATCATAGACTGTTGCAGCCGATTCCGAATTCGAGTCTTTTTGTTATAAAGTTTTCGATAGCATATAGTCCACATGATATATTTGTCGATTCATCTCTAAAAGACAGTATCTATGTTAGCTTTTTAAAGTTGGCCAGGCGAACAAGCGAGCCTTGTTTCTACCCGGGCAGAGGTAGATGTATCGTACACCAACCCGACCTATGTATACGCAGACACGGCACCGTTCAAGTAGGTACCGCAGAAACCTTTACTAACTCTTGGTGCTATTTTAGCAGAGATGGAGGTTGGATAAAAATCTGGAGTCCTGCCACTCGTTATCCTAGAGGCCAATTTCCTGTGGCATTAATGGTAAGGGCAGCATTTGCTGTACTTCAAACTAAAAATACTACCACTATACATATTTGCGATGCTGTGGGTATGGTGTCTGAGATCCAATACAATAATTTAGCTCAAATTCTTAATACGTTTAGTAATTATTCAGTCTAAAATCGATTGCAAATAAAAAAAAAGCTTGCATTTATATATTTTCAAAAACGTTTATTAGTCGACTCTATTCAAAGTTAATATACAATATAAAATAGTTTACATGTTTATACATTTATTGATATAGAAATTATTTCATATTTTACGAGAACATTTCGTGCATCCGTAACATCCGATGTTCCGCCACCTAATTTCGCAGGATTCTTGATCATGCTATCGATAAAGTCTTCTATGACAAAATGCGGCTTGCGGAGAGGAGTCGTTGGAGGGCGAGCTGTAGTCGAATTCAATAGATGTATGCTCAGTGTCGAATCGGACGAATCTGGCTCATAGAAATTTTTTCGGTCAACACCTTCGACAACAATCTCAACATCTTCACTGTCATCATCGTCACCGTCGTCGACATAATCCGGGACAACAGAAGACGCATTCGCCACAACATCCGTACCATTCATACTTTCTAAAATGGGAAGATGCGATGATAAAGCAGCAGAATCTAGAGTGCTGTTGTCGTTGATCATTTCGCTAATGATGCCGTCGATGTTAACTTCTTTGTCTCCCATCGCCGGTATTTCGTTGCTGATCAGCCTTTTTAAAGCATTTCGACAAGTTTTGCGAACACGATAATTCAGTTTGCTACGAATCAATTCACCGCATGTGTTCGAAATTTTTTCACCGGTCCAAGATTCGACGGCCACGTTCGTGCGTGCTATGGCATCGCCGATCAATTCTTTATTTTTGAACACGCTTCTACGGAATTTTCCTTCCATGTTCAGCGCCAAGTAGGCGTGACGTTTGTTATAATCTTTATATATCAAATGATATCTACTTTCTTCGATTTTTTCCTGTAGAATGCACTCATAAGTGGGTATTTCGGCACTGTACATGTAGCCGCATTCGTTAATACACAAATATCTGCAATTGCTAGCCGATTGAATCAAGATACCAGTAGTTTTTTCGGCCGCGTCCGGTTTTGGTATCGCTATTCTCCTCCATACTGTTTCATTGTTGAATCTGTCGAGGGTGCCATTTATCACGCCATCGGCATGCATATGGAGATATTTGTGATTAATAAAAATCTGTACCAATCTTTCGGTTTCAGCGTCAAGCGGTAAACCGCCGCGATCGTCGACTGCTTCCAATGTCGCGTTCGTTGTCGTCGGCGCGCCGTAAACGACCGTCGTCGACAAAAGCGACGACAACAATAATAATTTCCACATGTTGCGGTAGTTTCTCGTTGACACACTAACGATGTCGTCCGTACGTTCGCTTGCTCAAATGCGACTCGTCCTAATCGGAAAACGTTCGAATTATATAGGTTTCGGTGCCAAGGCCGTTGTCGATGTCGACCCACACTTATAAAATAATTACATATATAATTTTTAATCATGCTAATGAACAATTATACGGTATAAAACGATACGAATCGCGAACATCGAGTCACAATTAAGTCGAATTTTGAACCTTTTACACTATAGAAAAATCTCATTCGTTGAGAATGGACAGTATCAATCTATTGGGCAAACGGCAGCGACAGCAGAACATGATCTGGGGCGGTGACATCACGGATCAATTTAGCTCTTGCTGTTTAGTTTCTCCTCGTGAGGCCTCGCAATTGATCATGTTGACAACGAGAATCGCATCGACATTGATCATGTCGTTGCTAATTGCGTCCGCATATTATGTGGCAACGAATAAAGCAGAATTTTTTCTCTACTATTCACATTGGTCGATGATCTCATTGTTTGTCATGTTCTTCGCCGGCGCTGTGACATCATTCTTCGGACGATTCGAGAAAAACAATGGTAATGATCGATTGCCTTGGTATGTGAACATACAATGGCTCTTTAACGTGGCCTGTTCGTCGAATTTGCTGACTAGTGCAATATATTTTATAGTGATCATGGTCTATAAATATCACAATAACATCAGTTCCCCAGTTAATAATGTTATACACTTTTGTAATTCGCTCGTGGTACTTTTTGAGGTGTGTGTCTCGTCAGTACCGGTGCGCTTGAAACATGTATACCAACCTTTGTTGTTTACACTATTCTATGGATTCTTTTTAGCGTGTTATAACTATTATACAGGAGATCCAGTGTACAGATTTCTCGATTGGTCCAATGGTCGAGAAATGTTTAAACTGTCCTCTTGTTGTGTTCTATTGTTGTTAACTTTTTATGTTATACTATACACTGTACATGTGGTAAAGGAAAAAGTAATAAATACAATTGTTTAATATATTTATGAATTTTATTTATTTGGTATTAACAATCGTGCTATATTCACAGTCGTCGACATGATTAATATTAAAATCATCCTCTATTAATAGACCGCAACAAAACATTTTGTATTGAGAATCGACAGGATCGAGAAACAGCCCGTCGCTCGCCAAATGTTTATGTTCTTGTGATAGGGTTTTTAAACGTGCCGAGTAATTAATGTAGGCTCGATGTTTAACGTCAAAATCGATGCCGTTGTAGCTGTTAGATGCGCAGTTTGTATGTTTAGCTAGAATTTCCTTGGCGGGAGTGTCGACATCGAAGCGATTCTGGCAAAATATACACACCAGCTGTCCGAAATCGAAATATAGTCCGCTTCTGGTCAGCGCTCGAATGTCGAGTTCGGTGTATTGTGGTAAATGCTTGCCTTCGAAACTTTCTTTCCGCTTGTACTGATCCGTAAGCATCAAATTTCTCTTGTTTCGATTCACAAACATGTTGAAAATCTTTTTTTCCTCTTTTAATTCCACATTGTAGAAAGCGGAATCTCGATAGACTGTAGTAGCGACATACGAATCTTTGAATTTCACTAGATACACACAGATCGGAGCGTTCATTACGTACATCTGTCTTTGCATCTGACGATAATGAGGATCGGTTTTTTCGACAATAAACAACGGAGATCCTTCCACGTTGACCGACAATGCAGTATTTTTGATTCTAAATCTTTCCTTTTTCGAGTTTGGGTTCTTTCGTAAAGTTTTTCGCACATCTTCATACGTCAAATCTTTATATGTGTACGGACATTTGATTTCGATTGGTATGTACATCATGTCGGCGGTTACATAGTAGGCATCTGGTGAGGCGGCATGCAAACCGAAACTGGAGAGAAACATACCGCAGTCAAAAATCTCTTGTATGACAGTCGTCTTTAAAGCAATTTCGATTGTCCTTTGTATTTCACTCATTAAATTCTTGTTGTCTTTTACCTTTTTTTCCTCTTTGAGACCGTGACACATTGCGGCATTTGGTGAAAACATTACATTGGAGCCTTTGTTGTTCGAAGCGGTCTGTCTATTGAGTCGTAAGAGTCTCCACAAAAAATTTTCCGACTGTCCGCGAGTCATTTCTTCTACTTCAAGAATTTCGTCTTGAGTGAGTTTCATGTTGTCGTGCTTTAGAGAGGCGACATAATTGGCATAGCAATATTTGTCGTAAATATGTTGTTGTTCGGCGGTGAGCGATGTCATTTTAATGATGATCGTATTCTTCTTCTTCAATAGTATATTTATTTAAAATGTAATCCAACAATTTTAGATTAATTGTACACTGTAAATTATGACCATCGCTGTTAATGATCAAAAAGTTTCTAATATAATTCAGAACTTGGCTTCTGTTAAATATCGTTTTTTCAGTTTCAATGATTATCGATACGATTGTTTTAATTGTTTCGATTGCCGTCGATCTACTTAAGATTTTAGATATAATGTTATAACAAATGTTATAAAAGAGTTGACGTCCATCACGCTTAGACGTATCGATCGAATTAATAATACGCATCAGCGAGGGCATAGTAAGCGGCCGATGCTGTTTTAACGGGTTCGCGTTAATACGACTGTGATTCGATTTCATTATGGAGTCTATACTCGAACGATTTCACTACCATAGAAGCATCCCTTACATTTCAAAAAAACTCGTCAACGATATTCTCAGCGACAGAGTGCTTCAAAAATTGAATCGTATCGATAACCCGTCCATCGTCGACGACGAAAACGACAATGTCGGCGGTCATCATATTGCGAAAAAATTTCATCAAGAAATTTTAGAAAAAACGCACAGCTCTCTGAAAACGTTCACCGTCGTGAAGGGCGGCGCCGCCATTGCCGCTCATTTGGAGGAAACAAACCCGTTTCTCGCAGACATCGACATCGAGATTTACGTCGACGACTTTGACTTCAATCGTCGGGTCAATATCAATAATCTTACGTCGTTTGTCGCGTTGACCGGCCTCGAAAAAAATTTACGAAAAATTTCACAAAAATATTATGTTGAAATTGAAAAAATTTTACGAGACTTTGACATCGAAAAACTCTTCAAAGATGCAGCCAACGACGTCAAACAAGCGTATAACGTCGACGACGACAACGACGACAGGACAGAAGATCAAAAATCTGTAATTATTTTCAAATCGTACGTCAACGAAGCCGTCGAATTCAATGTCGCTGACGTCGAATTGCGGTTGAATCGCCGGATGCCTTTCAAGACTACCGTTTCAAAAGTGAACGAAGAATATTTTCTAGTACGATACTCGTTTAATGTGCACATGGTAGCGACTTCGGAGTCAACGATGCGTTTATACAGACGATCCGACATCAAAGAACTGAATTATTTCGTGTTTGATGTGTATTTTCTCGATTTGACCGTAAAGAATTATAGTGCCATGAATTCTGCAATGAACAAACCTGTGTCGTATCTCATCAAACCGCTTTACGATACCAATATTACTGTTGAATGTATCGATAATGTCGTCGCCGATCAGATCGAATGTCTAATGTTTAACGTGTTCAACTATCAAGATTATAAAATAAAGAATAGACTCTCAAAACTGAGAAAACTAATAGGAAAAACATACTATCCTGTGAATACTCGTAGACAACTACAAAACTATTATTATATCAAAAACTCTAATGCTGTATTCGAAATCAAAAATCTCAAAAATTTATTGTATCTATTGAATCCTACATTGGGTTCTGATCTCATTATACACTTGTATTTAGGCGATAGACTCGTGAACAATATTAATGATATCACGCATCAAGTCAACTTTCCCTATCATGTGTGGGAAAATAATTATTTTACCAAATGTTGGTACAAATTTATGTGTATTCTTAATGATTTGTTCGAGTTGAATTATACTATTTAAAAAAAAGGAAAAGAAATAAAAACTCTTTTGATATATTATGTTCAAGTTTTATTTATTCTCTTTAAATTGAGTACATCATCAAGGGCGATTACGAGTGTTCTCACATCATATGTCTGAGAGGTGTCGTTGCCAAAAAGCTTGTTCTCGATTTGATTGTTCCACGATAGCTGCATATGCTGAGGTAGATACATGTTGATAAATCGCTTCGCCACCTCTCTATTGAACCGTCTAAATTTATATATTTTGTTGCCGACGAACGATCGCAGTCTGCTCAGTTGTCCGTCTACGAGAAAATCAGTAGAACTCATTCCTGTTTTGGCGAGGGCCTTTCTAAAGTCACGTTCGTTTTCGTATGTTCCGTTGGCGATTTCATCTTGATGCGCCCAATAATCATGCTTGAGAATTTCACCATTATTCATTGTAAATGCTAAAATTCGATTGTGATTCTTGACAAAGCCAGTGTACTCGGCAAACTCTGTGATACTTTTACTTTGATAAAGAGAATCTCGATTGTCGATCAAATATGAATCCAACTCGTCGAACATCCAGATGACATAGCAACCGTCGCAGACAGACTCGATAGATTGTATGACATTGCCTATTGTGTTGAAGCCAACGATGCCCACAAAACTAGTCATCGGCACTGACACGACCACCACATTTCCAAATTTGCTCATGGCCTTTCCCAATTGCTGTGCCGCATACGATTTGCCCAGTCCATGGCCTCCGTAGAACAAATAAACGTTATGTATATCGGGTTTGGTGTCTCGGTCATATAACGATTTTATATAGTTTTCGTATTGCGCACTACCGGGACATGTGACCCGTTCTTCGGAAAATCTTATCGATCTTCGTGCCGGATACGTGTTAATCTTCAGCTGAACCGATGTACTCGAGCGAATTATCAGTGAGAATTGTATGTCGGCCTCGAGATTATTGCCAAAAGATTCAATAATGTGACTTTGTAGTTCTTTTTGGCTGCGAGCCGCCGCGCCAACAGTTTGAGAAATGTCCTCGATTTGAGCGTAAATCACTCCACCCGCGTAGACGCTCAATCCAATGAAAACGGCAAAGCCGCAAACCACCAACGACACATACAGCCATAGGGCGCGTTTGATGCTAAGCAATTCTCGATACGCTCGAAATGATGTACTGTACTCGTTCATTGCGTTTGGCGGAAATTAAAATGTTTCTTATAACGGTCCAAATACACGTTTGATCCAATGTGGAACTTCCCACGGTATGCGGTCGTCGATAAAATATCTTTTATTCAAGTGAACCGTGATCGAAGTGAAGTCCTTTTGCGACGAATACACAGTCAATTTTAGCAATCGTTGGTCGGCATTAAACTCGACAGTCTCCGGTTCCGAGTACACGTTTCCGATGCGAATCTTAAACTGACCGGTGGATAATAAATTCATTCGACGCGCGTTATCGTCCCAATAAACGTAACGAACTTCGAGCTCTTCAATCAGTATAGAATACAGATACTCTTGTCTATGCACATCGAAAGATATCTCTTGCCACGACACTTTGTACGCCCCATTATCTAATGACAAGACCGGTAGAGCGTAGTTATCGTCTTCGATCATTTTTTTTCGTATAAAAGGAGCACACAATTGTTAGTGTGTATTATAGCTTTGACGATCGCTCGAACACGATACTCGTTCACAAGCGCTCGACTCGAATCGTAGCTTCTTACTCACTGACAATGTCGTCCGTTTCGCGCAAGACTTTATTGCCGATCGTGAATGAAGATCTTTGGCAATCGTACAAGAAGGCGGTCGATTGTCACTGGAAGGTCGAAGAGATCGACATGTCCAAGGACTTTGAAGACTGGAACAATAAACTGAACGACAAGGAACGATTCTTTCTTAAACACGTTCTCGCCTTTTTCGCTGCCGCCGACGTCATCGTGAACAATAATATCATCGAGCACATGCAATCCGCCGTGCCCGAATTGGAGGCTAGTTTTTTCTATGCGCAACAGACGTTCATCGAGTGCGTTCACACGGAAATGTACAACATTCTCGTGGTCGAATACATTAAAGATCCTCAAGAATGTGACAGGATTTTGAATGCCATCGAGCACATCGATAGTGTTAAACGGAAGGCGGCTTGGGCTCAAAAGTGGATAGAAAATAAATCTGCTACATTTGCCGAGCGCATGGTCGCTTTTGCAATCGTCGAAGGAGTATTTTTCCGGAAGTTTTGCCGCAATCTACTACATAAAAGACACAAAAAAGGGGCTCTACCCGGTTTGACATACAGCAACGAACTCATTTCTAGAGATGAAGGATTACACACTGATTTTGCCTGCCTCTACTATAATAGATATATTCCCGAAAAGAACAAGCTTCATAAGAGCCAGGTGTTGAGTATGTTCGTAGAGGCTGTCGACATTGAAAAGGATTTTTTTACTACCGCTCTACCAGTTGCCATGTTAGGCATGAACGTACAGTCCATGTGCGAGTATATTGAATTTGTGGCGGATCGATTGCTATTCGAATTGGGCTACGACAAACACTTTAACACTGTCAATCCTTTCGAGTTTATGAATAATATATCTCTCGAGGGCAAAACTAATTTTTTCGAAAAACGTGTAGGCGAATACAAGCGGTTCGGAGCTGCCAATGAAATTTATGAAATTCTCGAAGATTTTTAAAATGTTTTAATAAAAATTTTCGTTTACCATAACCCAGATTTTTATTTTTTGTATTCTTCGTCGACATAATACTTGTATATGAGGTCACATTTTATGATCTTTTATTCAAAGGAATTTCAGGTGTCAATATTCCTAAGATTTCTTCGAGAAGAGCTAAAATGGTATTGAGTAATGTAGTGAGACCTTCAATATTTAATCCGTTCACGGCCTGCAATAAATTATTGAGTGTAGCATTGATATTGGTGACACTGGACGTGAGATTGTTGAGTATAGAATTGATACCGATCAGATCGCCTCTGATCGAGTCCTGAAGTTGAGCGATGGCGTTGGTGAGTGCCGCTGTGAGAGCTGCGAATCGAGTGTCGAGCTCGTTCAATAACCGCCTCAGATCTGTGGTCAATTCGCCCAATTGACTGTCTATAGTTTCTATGAGTTGCGTTAATTGAGCCGCTATCGCTACGTTCTGCAAGCGAATCGCGTTGAGAATGTTGGTGAGTTCGAGATGTTGGTTACTATTGTTCAGACTCAGCTGATTGAGTGTGCTGAGAATAATTTCATTCTGTCTCGAGATACGCTCGAGCAACTCGTTATGATGGTGGTGGTGGTGAGGAGGTCTCCAACAAGATGAACGTCGGCGACCTCCTGACGAACGCCTACGTCCGCCGGAGGACCTTCGTCGACATCCCGATGAGCGTCTGCGACCTCCGGACGATCGTCTGCGACCTCCGGACGATCGCCTGCGAGGTCGACATCCCGATGATCGTCGACGCGGTAAACAATCTCTATAGATTTCGGCTACGAAGAGAGTCATTAAATAATCGGAACAGCTAGAGTTGACGCGATTACATAGATTACCCAAACCGTAGAGATCTACAAAAACTTTGCTGGCATCAAATCTGCACTGAGTAGGGCATCGAAAATCTGTCCAACATTTTTTGTGTCTAGGAGCTATCGTCTGAAGGACGGACACGGGCAACCTCAAAATCTGTAAAACGTCATCGGTACTGACCCACAGCACATACGATTGATCGAGATATGCCGCAATATCGACATCTTGGTATTTTCTGGAAAGTAACGACATTATATCGTAACAAATAGTGATTAATTTGATAAATAACTTATTGAAATTCTATTGTAACGTCAACGTCCTGTACACGATAATTAAATCGTTATCTAATCTTTAGAGCCAATCGTCCTTGACGTTATCAAGCTTATCAAGCTTATCAAGCTTATCTAATGTTTATCTAATGTATATCTAATATTTATCTAATCATTATGTATTATAAAAGAGTGTCTATCGTCAATAATATTCATAATATTCATAACAGTGTTTACGATGGCATTGTCTGACGCTACGATGAAAGTGAGCCTTAAACGGCAGAAATCGGCGGGTTATGAATTCGATCTATCCGCCAGTTTGGAATTGGGTTTTCTACAAACTACGCATTTGAACATCAAGAAGCTATATGAACATGCGTTGGTACCACGTCGTAACAATTGTAAATCCGCCGGCTACGAACTATTCACTCCGCATGATGCGCTTCTGAAGCCTCAAGAATGTACAAGGATCGATCTTGATATCGCCATTCAATTTCCTGAGAATTGCTATGGTCGTATATGTGGGTTTAATCAACTTGCATTTGACCACCGCATCGTCTGTGAAGAAGCTGTCATCGACAACAGTCTCAATCGTTCCGTCTCCATTTTCTTGTATAACAGAAACAATATCAAGTACAAATTCTTCAGGGGCGACAGAGTGGCGCAGCTGATCGTCGAGTCCTACAACACACCTACGGTGCAGTTGGTCAAAGAATTCAAATGAAACCTAATAGTGCAACGGTGATTTGCCTGCAAATGATGTAAAAAATAAATAAATTTTTTTACTGTATTTTGTTGTATTTTTATCGATTTTAATTTAGATAACCCTTTTAGTACTTAAATCCACATTCATTTACCGCACATTCATTCGTGTATTTAAAAGCCACCATGGTCGACGTGGGTTTTGTCGTTAAAACTTGTGATTTTGATTACATGATTTATATAAATCGTAACGGCCGTGTAGAAAAACGTAAAACTACAATAATCAAATCTATACAATTTACAGACCTAAAAAATAATAAAATTTTGGATATGAGTTTCAACAAACAAAACAGATTATTGCTTGATGTTTTGCAGATAAGCGATTTATATATCAAAAACTCGTCAAATGTGAATAATGTGGTGTTATCCTCCGAGGACGAGTGTGCGATTTGTATGCAAAAAATACGTCGACGAGGCCGTCGAAGCTATTCGCATCCCAACAATTGTGATCATGTGTTTTGTATCGATTGTCTCAGGATTTGGTCTCAAAATAACAACTCTTGTCCCATGTGTCGAACGCCATATACTTCTGTTATCGATAAACGTTGTGTCGATTCAAGTTTGTTAACGAAAAAAGTTTATCCGGGTACTGTGAAGTTCTTGTTAAAAAAGTTTGTCACTGATGTGCAATTTATATAAAAATGATTCAAATTATTATCTTTTATCATTTGTTTTGTTATCAAATATTAATCATTTAATCATGTTGTTGTAAATCTAATAATTATTAATGCATTTTATGTTATCTATAATAATTATCAATGCATTTTATGTTATCTAATCATTGTAATGATAATTTCGACTATAAAAGTGCATGCATATTGTCAAAATGCATACAGTTGCATACAGTGCAGTTGCAATTATAACTACTCATCATGTGCTTCACTTGCAAGTCAAGCAAAGGCTCGTACGCCACCGGTTCTGGTGCTATGAAGAAGCCAGACATAACTTCTATGGCTTCGTTGGCGACCAGTGTGATATTCTTCGAAAGTCTCAATAGTAACTACAATGAAAAATGTAGACGGTGCCTGAACACCAAGTCTTGGAACTGTGATTGCCGCTACTCCACCTCTTCGAGCAAGGACATGGCCTTTCAAAAATCTACCAGCTTTTCATACGCTTCCAAGTACAAGTACAAATTATATTGATTAAATAATTTTTTACTGATTATTTTGATTGTTTTATTGTACAGATTAGATTAGATAAAACTGTTTTATTGTACAGATTAGATTAGATAAAACAAGATAATTTATAGTATAAATATTGTGTATATTCGCCATAGAGTATCACAACTGCGCTAACCATGGAACATCAACGTCAAAAAGTGTCTACTCTGCAAATTTTGTGTGTCCAAAACTTGTTAAATACGCTACACGACAAAGGTGTTATTAATAAATATCAAAAATGTTCCGGTTACGGTGCTGTTTTCGAAGAAATGGAACTAAAACAAAAATTCTATGATGTAATGGAATTTTATCTACCTCGTCGAATGAATATGCATTTGTTTCGAGTGATGCAGCAAATAAACGTTTTAAACTGGAAATGGAGCCATCAAATATATCCCTATGTTTTAAACCAATGGACGCGTATTTTTTTGACAAGGCATTACGAGACCGACAGCTTGTCGTTGATGTGTGCCAAAACAATTTATAAAAATCTTGACATGTTCAAACGAGAAAATATGTTATCTATCGCGAAACGTTTGACTGTGAAGCAAGATTTTATCAATGAATTAACCAAGTACATTCCTTTTTACATGGTTATTCAGTTGATTGAGTTATATGAACGCTTCTTTTTACCTCCTATAATATACAAATTATTCTGTAGAAAGTGCTGCTTATGTAATGATCAACCGACTGTGTTTTGCAAATACTGCAAACATTACTTATGTCATTTTGATATAGAAATCGACATAGATAGCGGTGACGAAGTTTTTTCGGATTAATATTTACCAAAAAATTTGTATTATTTTGTAATTAATAAATTTTTACTTGAATTATCTGTGTGTATAATTGTTTTAACTAGAAATACCAATGATGCCACAACCTAATCTCCCTCCAGAATTGCCTGTAGTTTTACTCAAAGGATGATCGGTGAGGCCGAGATCGTCTCGATGGGTATGAACCACAAGACTCCTGCCTATGATCGAATATGGTCCGTATAGAGACATGACCGAATCGATTTTATCGATACTAGTCAAACAATTGTGAATTTTAGCATCAATATTGCCAAGATCACCGACGTGACGAACGGCAGAGCTGGGCGCGCCGTGAGCCATGCCCGTAGGGTTGAAATGCTCGCCGGCAGACGTGCAACCGTTGCTCGTGTCGCCGAATTCGTGTACATGAAAGCCGTGCAACCCTTTGGGTAGGTTTAAAATATAACCCGTAATCTTGAGCAAGTGTTCGGGACTCTCTTGCAGAAAAGATACTTGTCCGGACACGTCACCACTAATTACACAAATAGCTTTCATTATTATACTTACAAAACGTCAAATTTGGTGTCTAAAGTTGCGAAATTGAATTTCTATAACAGACCTAAAGGTTTAAGAATTTAATTATGGTATTCAGGAGAGCAGTAATATTATCGAGACTTGCTTTTGTGTTATTTTGAAATGTAGTCAATTGTGTTGATATAGAGGCAACATTTGTGGTTAAAGTGTCGATTTTAGAGTTTGTTTCCTTTTGAAAAGCGGTTAACTGAGTAGATGTAGCCTGAACACCAGAATCCACTTTAGTACCGACATTATCTATTTTATTGTTCGTGGCGGTGAATTGAGAGGATAGACTAGCGACTCCAGCATCGACTTTAGTACTCACTCCCTGTAAAGAAGTGCCGAGACTGGTCAGCTTATCGTCGACATTTTTTTGAAGAGTGGCTATTTGCGAATTTGCCTGATTTATACTAGTGTTTGTCGTTTGTACGCCAGTGTTGATAACGCTCAATTGATTGGCCAATGAGTCGAAAGGAAATGCTTTGATAGAGTTTTCGATTTGAATTAGACTAGCATTAGAATCGCTAGCTTTATCGTCAACATCTTGAACTTGAATGCTAACATTTTTTATGTCATCACGTATCACGAGAAAAATATTTTGATCTTCCTCGCCAGACATGGCAAATTCGATGATATTATCTTGAATAAATTTAAATTTATTCTTATCATAGGTCGAGAATATATAAATATCGTTACGACTGCCGTTCGAGTGTCATTACGTTTACAACTGTGTTTGCATCATCATGTCGGATAGCTCGAAGATTGGTGTCATCAACCGTAAAGTAGAAAATACTGGCGATGAAACTGACGAAGAAACCGACGACGCAACTGAAGAAGGCACTATAAATATAAATATCGGCAAAATGTACAATTGTGTCGAGATAAAATACGTTATTTTTGAGGATATATTATTCTGTATTGATTGTGCTTCTAAATTCGCCGTTGAAGATTTATCCCGAGCCGTACTGAAATCTGACCATCAATTTATTTCGGCTGTGCACGGATTCGACATGCTGCCGGATTTGAATGGTCAAACACAATGTAACAATTGCGAAGCTACGTTCTTTAGGGTGTCCAAAGCAACAGACTGCGATAAATGTTATGATACTGTTAAAAGTTTGTTCGATTATGGATGTAAAGATGGCTATGTAATTTATATCCGAGAAAATTAATTTTGTTTGTGTGTGTTTATGCAATAAAAACGAGATTATAAAATAAAAATCTTTTATTTTCAAATAAGCCTAAAGGCAACAATCATGACGACATTTTCGCTGGGAATTATTTATTTGTTTGCTTTAATCGTAATATGTTTTTATCTATTGAAAACTATTAATATGATGACTGTGAACAAGATTAAAAATTTAGTTGCAACGAATAAAAATTTAAATAAATCTGCTCTACAATTTGTGTATGATCAAAACGGAATTGTGGATTGCTCGCATACTAGATTGCCGTGTGTGTCGAAGCGACAATGCACCAACAATTGCGCCATTGCCATCAATCAATTCGATTGCGTCGATGGTTTTTGTACGGCTTCTATACCGTATAAAGGTCCCGACTCGATCGAATCGATTTGCGACAGATCCAGAGGACTCGTCGACGCCATTGTCGCTGACGATATTCTAGTATACAATACCTGTCTCAGTACTTACCGTGACATTGTTAGCGATTCTGGTGCATTGAGACCCTATATTTGTGGATATCGCGATGCCGTCGATAGCACCGGCAACCTTTCATTGGATCTAGTCAATAAACCTTTTAGTGTGGAGGATTGCATCTGTGATTCGGGATACACTCGAATGTACTATAATCAAACATCACTGGTACGCTCGATACCAGTCTGTATACCCAATAATCTAGTTTCGATCTACAAAAATATCTATGACATCATTTAGTTATCTTATCTGATCTGATAACAATAATACTATAAAATGTGTTAAATTCTCAAAATCTCACAGTCGTTTCTAGATACGTTTCGAAAGCGAACTAAAAAATCATGTTTGTCTCAACCGAGGAAGTGTCACGCGGAGGACTGGCGAATATCATCAACATGTTCGCCTATAAGTTTATCGATAGCGACTATGAGAATAACGTTTGTACCATCTGCGAAAGCGGTTTTGAGCAATACGAGCCTAACGTGTGGACGTTCCGTGTCGTCGAGAAGAATAAACTCAATTCTATAATTTATTGCAATATATGTGCGGAGGAAATCGACGACGATGATGAAGATTGTTTTAAGATCGCCTTGCCCGCATCCATTGAGGATCAAAACAGATTCGAAGAGCTACTTGACCGTCTGATCGAATGCGGTGGCGTATGGCTAATCTTGAACCTCGTCGAATATGATAATTGCGTCAACGGGAATTCAATAGATATGGAAACGGAGGCATTTTTGAAAGTTTTAAGGTTTACATCAAGAGATTTGGACAGACCGCCGAATGATAAACCAGGTCCGATCAATATTATCGATAAATTTTGCGTTAGTCATTCATTACGCGAAAATTATATTAATGCCAATATCTTGGTCGACAAGCTGTTAAACTGTACAGTCGATATGCTTCCGAAAAAACTCAATAATTGCTCGAGAGAAAAGTTTTCTCATGCGCTGTCTACATTTAAACCCAATTTGCTGGAAGATGTATTGTTTTCCAACACTCTTGTCATACCACCAGAAAATCTATACACTGTCATGCCAACAGAATTGAACACTTTAAAAAATCAAATATATGAAGTCCATCAATTGAATGATGATGAAGATGATAATGATGATCAAGAAAAAGATTTTTCTTCTCGAAAAGTATCCGAATATTTAATCGATTTTTTAAATGATTTTGTCAGCAATTACAACATAAATCCTCCAAATCAACATGCGATTATGCCTTATTGCAATTCTGCCGCCGAGGCCATGTACGATTTCGATCTATACGTTTATGCACCGTATGATTTGTAAACGTTTATTTTTCATTTATTTTTGTGAAATAAAGAGTTAAATTTTACTTTTGTATTTTATTCTAATATAAGATTACACTCTACGCTACACGATGAATAAAAGTATTATCGATCAATATGTTTCATTACAGAATAGTATTGTGGTAACATTCACCGAAACAATGGCGTACGCCAACAATTTCGATGCTACATCTAAACAGTTTATAAAATTTTCCAACAGATTTAAACAGCATCAGCAGACTTTTTGTGATTTGAAATTGAAATTAAATACGGTTGGTGATGCCGATTTTCGGTCCAAAGTCATAGAATTCATGAGCGCAGACGAAAAAATCGTCAACGATACGCTAAATTTATTAAATGTTATAATAAATGAACCATCGTCGCCGATCTCCGACGCGATTTCGACGATTGAAAAATCGATTCCGATCATAGATCCACCAATATCACAGTCGATCGCTACGGTAATGGCACCATCGTCGTCGAGAGAAACTCCTAAAATCAATTTTATTGAGGAAATGCGTCGCTATTTTGGCATGGACGCGTACATACAACTGTTGAATAGAGTACAGGATACCAGTGAGCAAGATTTTAAATTTAATGTCGAATTTGAGTTGATTCTAAACACTGACATTTCGTCCATTGAAATACGCAACGAAACCGATATCAATCGTTATCATTGCCTCGTTCTATTGATTCATGCATTCTTTTTCGATAGCATACGTGGACTCGATTTCAAGTGTCTTAAGACTGCCAACACTCTGTTAAAGGTGGAAAAGCTAAAATGTATTTTCAACTATTTTCTAAACATGTTTATAATCATTCGTTCGAATTCGGAATCGTTGCTCAAACCGATTATCGTGCATCACACTTCTGCGGCAAGTGCTCCGACTATCGAGAAAATCCGCTCATCCACCCAGAAAATCGACTACAATATGATAAACATAGAACAGTTTGATATGGCACATGCATACAATACTCGATCGACTTTCAAGTCTCACGATTTAATTCTCGACTATGCCGAGATACGACCCGGCCTGTTTGCTTTAGAGGATAGCGGCACCTACGAAGATATCCTTTTTATGAAGTATCCCGAGCTGTACGCGGTGGCGCATTTCATTGAAACCAATAATGAACCGGTGTTTGGCGATAACGATTCGTATATCGTCAGCAATATTATACAGTACAATCTGGTGAAAAACGTTGCATACGAATCGCAATTCTACTCGGATGCTATTAATCTTTACGGCGTAGTTTATGTTAATATACTCATGTTCGAGTCGTGCGACATCAAAACGCATGCGGGTTCTCATCAATCCGATATTGGACATCTCGATCGTATGATACTCAAACTTTATTCGGGCATGCTATTCAATAGAATCACACGACGCCACAACAACGACATTGACGACGAACCCGACGCCATTATCAGATTACACGCGGGCGCCGGCGTCAATGATTGTACCGAAAATAAAACTTTTGTCAGTTTTCTAATAGAATTGTTGGTGTGCACTCTGCTCAAATACAAAATGTGCTATTGCGTCAACAGTTTCGAGCAATTATCCGAATTAACTGACGTCGTGGAAGCAATCGGTGCGATGGACGTGGCGTCGATTATATTTCAAACTGAGCAACTACAATTTAACCTTGACGGATCCCTCAATTTCAGAAATAGATAATGATAAATCGTTTACGTTACCTATTAAGTATTCGTCGCGGTTATGGATTCGATAAACATTGACGACTTTGCTAGGCAACTCATCGCCGACAAATGTAGCGCTCTCATCGAATCTGAGCGCATGCTGCCCGACAATATTCTCGCCATCGTCAAGAGCGCACGCGATGAATATTTTAAGAATCCATCGCCCAAAAATTATGACACCATTAAAAAGCTGTTTAGTCAAACCAAATATGTTGACGATTCGATCGATTATAAAGATTTCAACAGGCGTCTATTGTTGATAGCATTCAAATTCGGTCTCAACAAGGGCAAAGACTATTTCAAAAATTATAAAGCCGTACTCGAAGTGGCTCTTAAACGACTCGACGGAATAGATCCAGATCTCAAAAGTTCGCCGCGTGCCATGCTGCAACACTACAACGAATGTCTCGAAAATCTGGATAATCCTCGCAACAATGAACATCATCTAGTCACTTTTGGCAAAGAAATTGCGACGAAAATTTTTATAGAAACTATTGATTTATACAGCCATAATAATAAAAGTCCGATCAATTTAACCGCAACATCATCGTTGTCGTCTGCGACAAGTTTGACAAAATCGACGACAACAGACGAAAAATTGMAAAAATCTACAACATCTTCACCGCTTTTAACGGTGGCGTTGAACAGTCGTAAAAGAAAAATAACACCATCGTATAAAATTGCAAAACCTTTATTTCAATTATAATAAAATAGTTACAAAATTGGTGATAATGGAATCAATAATGTTGCATATAGATCGATAATTAAAATCATCGACAGTAACAATTTATTGATCCAAAAAAATTTTAGTCGATCGAAAAATTTTAAATTGTTGTTGAAGGCAAATTCCGCTTCTCTAGCATCTTTATAATGTCCGTAGTAGCGAGATTGACTGCGATCCAAGTTAGTATTGAATCCGTTCAGAAAATCCACACAACCAGATCGCGGTATGCAATATTGATTGTCTTCAGTAGCAATCATTATGATCAGAGGCAAATTGATAGTTTTACACACATAGTCTATATGTTCGTTGATCTCGTTGAAATTCAAATGACACATCAGCACAATAGTGAATTTCTCATTTAAAAGCCTGATCAATTTTTTCGACCACGAATCTGTATCTTCCCTTGTGACCGAACGACAAAATATTCCATAACAGAAAATCATATGAAAAAAGGCAATTTTGTCCCGAATTATAGGTAATCTAAATTTGTAAACCACCAGACCGTCATAGCATTTAGCATTATAAATTTGATTCATTATAAACTGCTTGATATTTTTCTGTTGTTCAGTCAAATCTTCAATATTGTTGTTCTTCGAATTTATGAATATTTCAGTTGCATTCGCAGCATCGGACCACAAACTGAATCTGTTATTCTGTTCACGTAGATATCCTACGGTGTACGCGTCGATTTTATTGTCGCGCTTTTTCATCATGTCGACGAACAGGTCATCGTTGCTGGGGTGCGTGCGCATTATGATACTTTTCCAGTCGTTGTGAAGTCCCATATCCATCGCTGTTAAGATACATGTTGTAGCTGAAACTTTTCCTAATTTTTGGCGAATAGTCGAATAAACAAGAGACTCCATCGGGTGACGATCAAAAATGTGCACATTCTGATAATCGTTCTTGAAGGCGACATCATTGGCGTTACGATAGGCCGCAAACAGTTCACTTCCGATATGATGATCGAAATTGTATCGATCGTGGAGCTCTTTATAATCGTCGAGATGCACCACTATATTAGGCATTTTGTCTTGAATAAACTGTTTCAAGATTGTCGTTTTAGTAGTGCAAGCCACTCCACCGAGAGACAATAGGTATGACATGATGGGTTGTATGTTCAGTATACTAACTGCATTCGTTGCAGCAACACTACACACATTTATAGCGCGCTGGTATCAGATAAAAGATAAAAGATACGTCGGTATCAGATAAAAGATAAAATAGCAAAGATAAAGAAAAAATGTATATAATCAATTATTAATACATTGTTTCATCAGTATACATTGCTGCTTTATCATGAGTATTTCTACATCAAACGCGTGTGAATATTTGGTGTCTATGGCATCTATGGTGTCTATGGCATCTATGTGGTCATTGAATCCAGTTCCGTCGACCCGTCGCACAATACAGTTGAGTACTGTTATGATCTTCACCAACAAAAGACTACAGGCTGCCAACTTGTATAAAATTCTAGAAGTAACAAACTATAAAAATTTTTTGGAATTGGCCAACCGAGAGACAAATCCTAAAGACAAATTTTATCCGGTGTATCTGAAGAATAGCTTGTGTGCCGAAAAAACTATTGAGAAAATCAAGAAAAACATACACATCAACTATCACAAAGGAAACTCTTGCTACGAAATTTCTCGRAAACAACTGCGCAAGATTAAAAAAGCCAAACATTTCTGATGTATGAGCTAATCAGTAAATAAATATTTTTCTAATCGATATCTTTTGTTTCATTATCTATAATCCACCATATCTATAATCCACCATATCTACATATCTTTTATCTATATCTTTGATAAAGTTGCTGTATAAAAAGAGGAGCGAATATTGTATTTCAAACATTATCAAACATGTCGTCTGAGCAGCAAGAACTCAATTTTTCTTTCATCGAAGAGGACTTTAACGAGGTCCTCCGATCTAATCCTGAGTTAAAGTCTAAAATTTTGAGTTTTGAGAGATTACATCACAATTTGAAAAAAATATATGATTGCCACTCTAGTTTTAAACGACCTGAAGATCTAGAAGAAAACAAGGAAATTTATGAGAGAAACTTGATTAACAGAGGAATATACATTGATTGTTTGATTAAACATATGTTGTCGTGCATGGAAAAAATATCTGACACGAACATCATTACCGAAGTGATATTGAACGCGGCAAAAGCTCCAGCTAACAAGTTTAACATGTCGATCGATTATGCCATGTGGACAATGGCGGAGATTCTGGTGTTGGAAAAAACTGGCAAGTTTGATATTATTCCTATATTAAATTTAAACCAAGATCAACTCGGTGACCATGAAACTTATTTTTTCGACACCGACAATGTGAAGAATGATTATTTAGAAAATTATTTTCATTATGTCACATGCTGGATTCCCGACAATGTGAATACGGATGACGATGAAGATAAATTTTACATCGAGATCGACGTCAAAGCCAGGAGAAATGCATTGAAAAAAATCAAACTTCCACGGTCGCTTGTTAACGAGTATAAATCTTTTGTTGTGACTAGCCCGATGGATGAAGACACCTATCCGAAAGTACTGAAGCAGCTCCAATGTGTGCTTAAAACTATCCTCAAAATTCCTACCGACGAAATGATCAAGAAAATAATTAAAATTGCTAAAATCGAAACATTTGACTATGAAGATATAAAGTATGCTCATCATAAATGGTGTTATATGGTCACAATTTATGCCGATCATTTCTCAAGCCTGAGGAGCTCCGATACACCTGATTCGGATGATTGTCCTGATTCGGATGATTGTCCTGATTCGGATGATTGTCCTGATTCGTATTATTGTTTTGATTCGGATGATTGTACCGATCCATGGGACAATTTGTAATTTTTTTCAATAAAAATACTAACATTGATTATAAACATTTTTTATTTTTAATTTTAGTTAATCGAATAATATAATCAGGATGTATACATCTGTCGATCAGGTTCAACAGTTGAGTACGTGTTAAACATTCCAGCTGGCTAACATGTTTATTTATATATTTGGTTTTTATTTTAATAGCAAATCTTTGGTAATGAGGTTGTTGTTCTTCTTTAATGTATTTCAGTTGGGTTTCCATGAAAGCGATTCTCTTTTTAATGTTGGACACGTCATCTTTCATTTCATTGATGCTGCGTTTTAACGCATTCTTGACTACGTTGACGTTTGGTTTTTTCATGTACAACTTTCTGCGTTCGGCATTCTTGTTCATAAAATTTATAATATCTTGAAAATCTTGATCGGAAATCTTGATATCGTTGTCCTCGATCTTCATGTTGTTGTCATTGTCGACTACGGCATCAAAATTGTTGTCGTTTTCCATGATTATTCGCAGTTATGCTCTGAATAAAAAGCGACTGTAGACTGACGATCTAACAGCTCGGCGTTCATTTATATTCCCGGTTTATCGAGATAATCGTGTAATCGCTAATAATACACGTCGCCGATTGTGGTAAAGTAATCGTACGAGCCATTCATGATCGTTCAATCATGAATCGCCGCGACGCTTAATCGATGGAATTGACTCGTGCGTTAGCGTTGAATCCATTCATGATCGTTCAATCATGAATCGCCCGTACACTAATCTAGTCGAAATCCATTCTCCGGCGTATTGTGTTAAGGTAGAAACATAAAGACGAAAATGTATGCATACGTGACTTTGGTTATGCTTGGCGATGAATATGTCAAAGGAGCTTTAGCTTTGGCCAAAAGCATATTGTACACAAACACCGTTCACGATCTCGTGTGTATGGTAACGAGTGATGTTAGCGAACGCGCGGTCAAAATACTCGAACGCGTGTACGATAAAGTCGTAGTGGTCGATTTTATTTCGTATCCATGTCCGCCCATGCTGTCAAATCGACAGAATCAAATGTACAGGCCTTGGATCGATTACGCATTCACAAAGTGGCAATGTCTATCGTTGACCGATTACGACAAAATACTTTATCTCGATGCCGATCACATTGTAATCAAAAATATTGACCATTTGTTCGCGTTGGAAGCGCCAGCTCTGTACATGGCCGACGATAATTATGGAAAAATGCCGCTCGGTACCAAAATTGATCCGTTTAAAATTAATCAATATTTAGAGTATAAACACAATAGAATTTTATGTAAAGCGGGCACCGTTCTATTCGAACCGTCGTTGGCGCTTTTGAACACAATAAAATCTCTTTTGGTCCCGACGAATAGATTTTTACAAAAATGCCATTTCCACAACGGATTCGATGAGCCTGTGCTGTTACAAGCATTGGCGCTATCGAACATGACGATAACGCATTTGACCATTTTGTATGCGTGGACGGCGGGATCGTATCATCATTTACGTAAAAACAGCGAAGCCTACGTGATAAACTATTATGGAGACATCAAGCCCTGGCATCAAGACGATCGTAAGAATAACGTCGAAATAGAGGATATCAATTGTGTCGATTACGACACGAGTATAGTGGTAAAGAAAGAAAAATACAGGACTCGAATGCCCATTATCAAGTATATGGACGTGTTTATTTGGAAATTTTTCTACAAACTGCCCATCCTAGAAATGTTCTGAAACACACAAAAGAATAAATGAATATGAGATTATAAGAAAATAATTTTATTTGTTTTGTGTCTGTCCTTGCAAGTTTCATTTCATCATGTGGGTGTTTCTGTTCACAATCATAATAGTAGTAATTGTCATTTTATTTGTTTCTCAATATTTATTGAATCCCTCACCTACTCGTGCAATAGCAAATATTTCGTCTTCATTAGGAAACGAAGTAAACAGAGCTAATTTTGATTTAAAGTCGTTTGAATATTACTATGTGAATACGCTTCAATACAAATTTTTACAAAAGGCCGAAAAAGTAGCGAATCCTACTCGCCAATTCTCCGATGATGGCAACATTTTTGTGGGTCTCGATCCTTGGAATAATGTGCCTCAATTTGGCACAGTACTACATACACTGATAGGATACGGAGTTAGATTCCGTAATCCTAACGATTCGCTGTATTTGAACCGTGAACTAGCTACCAATCTCTACGAGGCCATGTACACGATTGTTTCACATTTACCGTTTCCGGCGCCTGTGAACCAAGCGCCGTGGGGTATTCAAGCGGAATGGTATCATTTTTCGATAACTATGCCAGAAGTCTTTCAAAACACGTGTATCGTGCTAAGGGGCTTTTATGATTTGGACGAGTTGGTTATCAAGGTTTTCGATGAGTATTTACCTTTACCGACTTTTGCGTTGGGCTGGTGGCGAACGGCCGGAAACGCGATGCGTATGTGTCTGCCGTACAGCTATGGCCAGCTACTCAGAGGATACTCTTTTGCTCAAATCAAAGCCGAAGAACAGGTTGAATATGTGCTCAATTTGATTAATTTCCCGATTGTTGTGTTCGGCAACGGTATTCATCAAGATTTGCCTACTTTAGCATCACACCGACGTCAGAGCGTACGGATATCTGATAAACAGCTTCTTTACGTTCGACTATTACAATTACTTATTCGGCGAATCGACTGTCAATATGCAAATATTTACAATTCTATATCGCTGATCGGCAGCAAACAAGGACTCGCTAATCCGGCCGTTTTATCTAGAAACGGAGCTCATTTCTCTAACGTTCTCGGATTCTTTATTGATTATCAGAACGGTGTGATCAGTGGAGATTTTAGTAAAATATTGACCATTCGCAACGACAGATACTTCGGTTCTGTTGTTGGTCAATCTCCAAACATTGCATACTACGAAGCGGATCCCACTAATAATAGACATGCGCCATTGTGGACAATGACTCGTAAAATTTGGGCAAACGGTTCTCGAGTTATACCCTATCGAACGCAAATGCTGGGCCTCGAATCTGGTATTCTATTGTTAGGTAATCTTTCGGGCGAAGTTATAATACCCACTACGGGTCCGAGCACAAGTAGCTTCCACCCGGCCTTTGCGTATACGGCAATTTGCGCGACTGAAAACGCCGGCGCTATGGCTATGCACGCTCGTTTCGATGCTATCCCCGTCGAATATTACAGCTACACATTATATCATCGATACGGCATGTTCCACATGTACGAACGTATCAATTCGATTCGAACTATAACATCGAACAGCATACGATGTGTTGTTTTGACCAAGGATTTGACTCAAGAATCTCGCTGGACCAGTAACTCGAATAATCAGGTTTCGAATGGAGTAGTGACCAAACATCACAATATCGCTAACAACAACTCTAACTTTTCGAATTTCGATACACGATTATCTGAAGCGATAAACATGCAAACCGTCGAACAGATAATCTCGGCCGAATCAGTGAACAACGGTAGAGGTATGACCTGTTTTAGTTTGTTGGTAGCGGATGCTCTCGATCAAGACAACACGACAATCGTTCGCGTGCCAGATACAAACGCTTTTATCATCACCACAAACTCGAGCACTATTCAATGTATAATAGATTTTCCTATTCTCATACTCAAAGACACTGAGACTCGTGAAATAACTATTAATAACGCGACGAGCAGGTCTCTTCACTCGCATGAGCTACTATTCGAGGATATAGAAGAACCGCTGACTTTAGCGTCAATGTCGATTTCTGATCTAATAGTGCCCTCGTCAATTTCTAAAACATCAAACAGCTTTCAATTCCAAAATCTAAACGGTAATCAATTTAAATTTAATTATTAAAAAATGAAACAAAATAAATAGTTTTATATATAGAAATTCTTTATTAAAGCTGCCGTTCCGGCTGTCGGTATCTGTAGTCGAGATTAGCCATGAATGTTTCTTCTCTTTGCCTTTTTTGTCGTTCTCGAGCAACTATCGCAGAGTTCATGTTGAAAATTAACACTATAAAGAGTAAACATACGATAAAAACAACAACACCACAAATGACCAACAGAAAATCACGTAAAAAAGATTGATTTCGGCTGACCAATTGTTCGAGTTGATCCTGATTGAGTATCGAGTTAGTGTCGGTGGCGCCGAGCGTTCGAGCCGTACGTCTCATGATGTCGACTTATTTGTGTGAACGTCCGTTCTGTCTTAGGGATTAGAAAAATAATTGTATCTAGCCGCTGTGATCGTCACGTTTTCGATGCGAGATGCAGTGAATATCTGTTCTTTGACGCTGTTCAAGTGTCCGGGTGTATTGATGTCCGAATAATCAAACGCGATCGGGTTATCCTCGACCATATTGTTGGGCACGGGTCCGAATGAAGTTATGGCAAAACTGTCGTTTTTACAGAACAATCGTACCTTTCGTTGTCTATCCATAGTGTTCAATTTGATGATCACGTCCGGCACCAGCAGATAGGGTAGAATCAGTTTCGAAAACATTTTGACCAAATTAACAATCGTCTGCGCCGAATCGGGTATCATCAGGAGCTCTCTAGCTCTCTTCACATACTCCAAGCTGTTGACGTTCAATTGTAAACATTTAGGCGTCGTATCGCCTTTCATCAGTCTGCGAATCAGTTCGTATTTCAATTCGATATAAATCTGTTCGAGATGAGAATCTTGCATATTAAAAGAATACTTGGCAGAAACTCTTCTATAGCCAAAAATGGTCATGATTCGTTTGATGTTCAACAGCCTTAGAGCTGTCGACGTTTCTCTATTGAAACATATCAAAAAGTTATTCTTGTTATCATCGAGCAACACGTTCAAATGCTGAAGAGGACACTCGCCCGTGATCGGTATATAGTTTCGTAAAGATTTATTCATAATCTGAATGGGACACACTGGCACGTTGGGATCGACTATCATGGTGTTGCAATAAAATAGTTTATCGGTCAATAGAACACTAAAAACGCGTGTTTCGCCCACGCCAATTTCGGCAATCGGCAAAATCGGATTCCAGTAGACGACGGTGGCGATACCATTTTTTTTGGGAGCTCGACTCTCAACTCGATCGGTCCATTCGTGTCTATACACTAGGACAGAATCGAAATTGGTAAACAAGCGCTTGTCTACGTACTGAACGTCTTCTTCGGAGGGCACGTAAACGACTAGATTACGCACTGGAGCACCACCCACGTCCGTCTGCGGCACGACATAATCATGAGGAAACGTGAAGAATCGATCGCTGATGATTACTTTAATGTTAAACGGACACGTCATCGTAAGTTTTGAGTCGATCGACTTTAACGAATCTTATTAATGGTTCTGGTATATATTTATATTGGTAGTACAACATTGTCTTAATTGAATTTATTCATACTCAACACGACGAGAACGGTTAGAAAADCGACAAAAACTACAACCATCAAGGCAACGTAGACGATCATATCAGCAGATCTGCAAACATACCGTTCATCACACGGACTATATCGTCGACGGGACCCGAGTAAATTTTCGAGTTATTGAGTCTGATATTGGCTTTATCGAACGCCCTGTTGACCGAGTTGCTGCACACTTGCAAAACGTTAAGGATTTTCTGGTTTTTGTAAGGTGATATGGCACTGGACACGAGTTTACTTATAAACTGTCTATAATGCCATAGAAAATTGTATCGAATCATAAAGAGAGCTATACGATCCGAATCATCCGTTTCTCTGACCAGACTCGATCTGATAGTATTAAAATTGATAGCGTTCGCCTCGAAATAGTTTCCAGCCTTCGAAATGAACCAAATCGACCGGTTGATATCGTTTAGAGAGACACCATAATACGCCAGGGGTTCGAGTAACTCAAAGAAATGTATATTTCTGTCGATTGTCGTCAAATTTAGCGATTTAATTCTTGACAATTTACCGTAGAAATTGAATGTGTTAATATTCGTGCTCAAGGCATTCGATGGACAGGTCAATAGCGAAGCGCTTACGTCGGTCGGCACGATTCGAATTATGTATAGCAGCAACGGGGGAAGAGCGACCGTCGGTTCTGCAGATTGACGAACACCGTCGATAAAAATCTGATTGGGTGTCGACGAGATCGGCTCAGTGGTTGTGGCCGTTGGAAATGATGTTGTAGTGATCGGCATCGGTGGTGTTGAAGCGTTAGAAATTTTTGGCTTTTCGTTTTCTTCTTTTTTCCGTGAAGAGTCGGACGAGCCGATATCGCCAATCATACGTCCGGTTTTAGTTATTTCGTTGGCATCGTCGTCGTATTCAGAGCTCGACGAATAATTTTTTCGAGCCGATCCTAATTTTCGTTTAAACGATGCCGATGTCGTCGCGTCCATTGGCATCTCCGATGACGTCTCGGACGAAACAAATTTTATGGGTAATATCTCGTTGTATCTGTTGAAAAGCGCTCTGATATTGTAGTCGGTTGCTCCCTTCAGATATTCTTGTCGATCCATCGTAACTTGAATCTTGAACGGCGAATCCATATTGTATATGATCGTTTTGAGCGCATCCGCCACGGTCGGCGGCAACTTGCTTCGGTCGAAATCCCGCAACTTTTCAACATAATACCGGAGATCTGTGTCGACACAGTTTGCAATTCCATAATTTGTGTATATATTCAAAAATCTTTGCAGCACGTTATTCTGTTCACAATCGATGGCGTCGAGCCGTAATTGGGATAAAATGTCCGCATAAATGACGGGTTCTTTACTCAACCTCTCGTCCAATTCACTCAACGATCGATACGTTAAAGGTTTAAGATTTTCGTTTCTCAAGAGATTCGTTAGATATAGTTTGATCGTGTCAATGTCATCGTTGTTGGTGAAAATTAGATCGGCGGTGGTGACGCTCGTCGAGGACGGTTCGATATTCATGGAGGGACCGGGAGTCACGTAAATTAGTAAATTTTTCATTTGATTTATCACATTATCGAGCGTGAAATTGGATATTTCAAACTCGGTTTCACTGTCTAAATCATCGAGACGAGAGCGAAACGACTCGAGATTAGTTCTTTCCTCGGGCCGGACGTAATTGAGATAATTAACAGCAAATTGGCAAAATTGAATTTTATTTAATGTGTTGTATCCGATGATTCTGTTGAAAGCACCAATGTCGAAACTGTCATCGTCATCATCATAATCCATGATTTTCGTGTACTGATAAGTGTAGTATTTGAAAATGACCAACGCAATGAATCTAGTCGAGTATACCCTGAGATTTAATAAATTTGACTCTTTTCAGAATGTCAATTTTAGGGTTCTATTGAGCGCGGCCGAAATAGATTCACTGGCATTCTTATTTTCAAAGTATTTCGATCAGAGCACGAATGTCAACATCAAAGGCCTAACTTTTTTCAATGAATTTAATAAATGTGTCGATGTGGTCAAACGGGATTTCGATAGCAAACAAGACAATAATGATGTCAAAAAATTTAATTTTCCGTATTCCTTAAAGACGAGTTTTATGAGTCAAGTGCCGAAGTTTAGAACTATAATGCAATATCTACAAAAGTATTATAAATCTACACCTGCGCCGTCCATAATGCAACTGAATTCTAGGTGTGAAATTTGTTCAGTCAACAAAATCGAGTGTCTAAGCTGCAAGATTAACTATTTGTCGGAGAGCTTGACCGTTTTCGACACTGCCATACAAGACGGATGGGACATTTTTCTAAGGCCCATGTTCGGCCTGCCCATTTTCCTATATATAATTCTGAAAACTGAATACGACGCCAATGGAGTGTTTAATGCCGACGACTTGATTACGAATTCTTTCACTCAATTTTTCTATAATTTATTGTGCGACAAAGCCACGACTGGCTATTTAAACTTTAAAGCGTGCGCTTCTTTAATCAAAGAATGTCGCCTAGTAGTCGGCGCTCTGCAAGATGACGATCTCGAGCAACTTTTGTGGAAACTACGCAATAACAACACCTGCGAATCCAAGCTTTTCTCTCCGTTTAAACGTTTCATAACTGAATTAGCTCTAAAAACAAAAATAAAAGCGCCAAAAATCAATAAAATCGCATCGATTGTATTCACCGGATTCTTTTTGAGACTCTACTTGGAATCGTCCGCCAACAAAACGAAAACCGCCGCAGATCTGGAGATGAGGAACGTTTGTCGGTTCATTTTTCATAATTATGATGATGATAAATTTGAGAAATTTATGCTCAAACTTCAGGGTATCAAACAAGATCTATTCAGTGAGACGATGAGCGAATATATTGTAGCCGAACGCTATATAAGACAACTGGTCACTAAATATAAACTAGACGAAGAACTATATCATTTACTCAACGATAATGTCGTCGGCTAATCTGATCGGCACGGCCAGACCGTCGAATCGTCGAATGCCGTAGACGAAGATCGAAGTAGAACAACGAACGAGGACCAGGAAGAAGAGGACGGTAATGTGATCATGAACTCGGCCGAATTTTTGCAGAATTTAAACCAGACAAACACGGTAGCGGACGTCATTCTCAACGATACCAACCCACGAAAACGAAACGCGATTCGTGTAATAAGCAGGCAATCCGCGATAGCCAAAACTATATTAGAAGCCGTTTCTAACGAAGAAGAGTCTATACGTTTAAATACGGTCAAAACTATAAACGTGCTACAGCTCATGTCTGATATTTATGATAATAAATTTGTAATTGTGAATCAATAAGAAGAAGTACCTAATTTTCAAGATGAGTTCTGTAATGTTATTTCTCGAAATTGAACGAATTAAAAATAAAATCGATACGCAAATGAACATGGCCATCTGGCCTAAATTTTTTACTTTACTCGCCGATCCCGACGCAACCATGGACCTGTCGATGGACGAGTTTCAAGATTTTCTCACGACCGTCGCTCAATTATCGCAAGCGGCCCACGTCGAGAATAATGCTGCTCTCACTAGTCAATTTGAGAGAGGAGGAGGAACAGCGGGAGGTACAACAGCTCCGGCGACTTCGTGTCCTTTTCCAGCGACGTCGCCGTTGATGCAGAGAAATCCTCTGAGTCTGTTCGCTAGTGGAAGCGGCAGAGCGACTTCGACCGAGAGCTCTACCGCCAACATGGCACTGTTTCGTAAAAACTGTCAAAAAATACTTAAACATTATACATTGACGAACACGAGTTCGACCGATTTTAAAGTTAGCGATCTCGTGTCGTGCATGATCTATCTGGCCAAATCGCCAAAATACAGGCCTCTTTATGCACTACTCGAAAATTCGATGGTGGACGAGTACGAATGTATGCCCAACTACACCAGCGACGAAATCCATCATCTGACCGATTTACTCAAAAATTTACTGGATCTACCCACGTCGATCGTCGATTTTGGTAATATTAAAATCTTAAAGAGCACGATGAACAAGGCCATGAATTATCCTGTGACTCGTTTTGCTCGCGTCATAGTACTGCAGAGTTCGGCTCTGTCGCGCGACAAGAGATGCACTCTAGAAGAACTGCTCACCGAACGAGGAGACGAGCTGAGTAAGCTTGAACCTCAGCAGTATGTCAACGCCAGCGAAGGCAATCGAATTCCGTATTGTGACGATGAAGATTTTATTAATGAACTGCTCAAGATAACAGACGATTTCTCTATACATCGAATGTTTTATAATGCGGCCAACTCGATATTCTACACGACCATGGAAAACTATGCCGTGACCAATTGCAAATTCAACGTCAACGACTATAACAACATTTTCAAAGTGATGGACAATATTCGAGAGTATAGCGAAAAATGTGGAATTCTCGTCAAGACTCCCGAACAGACCGATTCGTTAAATATCTATTTAGGCAGCAGCGGCAGCGGTCAATCGAATAAACGTAAAAAATATTAATAAGGCTATATCGAACACTAAAATTATAATATAAGGTGTAAAATAAAACACAATACTTTGAAAACAATTGTATTCAACACAACAAAATGGTATATCGTCGACGATCATCGGGCAGGCGTCGCTCCAGCGGCGGACAATATAGACGCAGGTCCAGCGGAAGCAGACGTCGTTCAAGCGGAGGCAGGCGTCGCTCTAGCGGAGGAAGACGTCGCTCCAGCGGCGGACAATACAGACGTAGATCCGGAAGCAGGCGTCGCTCTAGCGGAGGCAGGCGTCGCAGACCAGGACGTCCTCGCGGCAGACGCTCTTCCTCGAGCGGTAGTCGTAATCCCTACGGATATAGCCGAAGACGCTATTGATCACGATCGCCACCGATTTTGCTGCAGTATTGACAATATTTAATAAAGGAAACGGCTTCGTCGCCGGCTCGCAACTGCTTCTCTACAGTGATGAAGCTGTGTTTACAGACTTTGAGCGACATACCATTTATCGGTGACAATCTTTGTGAATGTTTAATATTTTTTAAATAAATCAAATCATCAGTCAAAATTGTTCTCTTTTGAGTTTTARTTTTTTTTGGCATTTTTAATCTTGCCAATGCCCACAATGTTGCCTCGGCCGTCGCTCGTTCCGATAATTTTTTCAATAAAAGATTTTCCAATTCAACGAGTATTGTACATAATGTTATCGATATACTCTTTTTTAAGCTTTGGCGGTTTAGTGTCAAACTTTTATCTCTAATCGTGTTCACGTACTCTTTGATTTCTTCTCTCCTCTGTAACAGCAATTGACAAGGACAGGTCTCTTTCATCTTCTGATTAATTATCATATCGAATAGCTCTGAGTATAGCTTGAAATCGTTTATAGTATTTACAAACAGCTTGTGTATACATTCCTCGGATAGGCGTATTTGTTTTCGTTCCTTTTCCACGTTCGTGATGGCCGGTATATAAGCGTACAAAGAATGGAATAAATGTTCAGTATTGACAAAATTAAAAGTTTTATTCTTGACATTGGTCGGATAGTTGTCGACGAGAAACTGTATCAGCTCCTTGTATTGATTGTTGTGTCGAAATTTTTTAAAAATTAAAATTAATTCATAGCAATTATGGCGCCACCGACCTGGGTCGTTCTTCGCAGACGCGCAGCTCTTGTCAAGAGACACATTCTTGTCGTATGCGACTTCGGCGACCTTTCTCTGATGTCGTTTCGACATTTGGATCTGTTCGAGTTTGTAGTGTTTGCCCTTGACAAAAAGTCGTTTAACGCCCGTTTGATCGACACCGAAAATTACATCATGCAACTTGTACGATGTGAAGACAATATGCGTGAAATTAGAGTAATTTTAAAACTGGCATACAAAACGTCTGCCCTAGGCCACGTGTACGTAATTAATGAAAAAATACCAATGTACTGGTTTCTGAAGGATTGGTACGTTCAAAACTATTTAGAAGTTTATCAGATGCAAACGGACAGTTTTTCTTGGGAGATACCGCACGTTCTCGTGTTCGATCTCGACAACACTCTGATCAGCGGCGAAGAGGACGTCAGGATAAGACACGATGACGTCTATGATAGCCTAATCGCCCTCAAAGAAAAGGGTTTCGTCTTGGTCCTTTGGTCGTATGGAAACAAAGAGCACGTGACTTATTCAATGGATCATACTAGACTCGTGCCCTATTTCGATGTCGTGATTTGCGGCGGTCAACGGTCGTCGACGCCATCGTCGACGATGACGACGAAACGAGTGCTCGCCAATAATAAAACTAAACACATTTTCGTGGAGAAGGCCTTCTATTCTGATGTGAACGTAAACAACGATGAGGACGCCAAACTACCAAAGTCGCCAAGGATAGTGCTGTATTACCTCAGAAAAGCGGGAATAAACTACATAAAAACGATTTCTCTCATCGACGATTTAAAAGCAAACGATTATTCGTTTGATTATTTTATTAAAGTTCGCAAATGTATCGAACCTCTCAACGATTGGGATATTTATCATGACGAAATCGTGGACAACATTGACGAGTACGAAAGTTGGTTCAGATCGAATTCTATAATATAAAATAAATGAAACCAAACAAATTTTATAAAATTATTTTATTTTTCTCCTTTTTACAAATCCATAATTGATACTGTCGTGGTTATCGGTGTTCATATTGTCGTCATTTTCATCAATTACGAACGTTTTCTCTCGAACACCACTGTCGTGTACGATCTCGTCGTTATTGCAGTCGACGGACTCGATTTTGCGTTTTCTGGTTTCGATCAGCATCCAACAAGATTTTTCACCGTTCTCGATGAGAATCGTCGTCGACGAATACATGTTTATTGTAAACTTTAAAAATTATTTTAATAATCACATCCACAAATAGACCCATTAAAATTATAAACGTCCACTATATTATATAGAGCGGTTCGACATGAAGAACAATAGTTTTTATTGTCGTTGACGAATTTTTCAAGCATATCTCGATCATCGTGATAATACAATCGCCCGGCTTCGGCATTACAGATTTTACACGATTCGGGATCGTATAACTGCGCACGATAATCACATTTGTAGCATTTTCCCTTGTATTGTATATTAAAAAATATCCAAAATTCCGGTAGAAAACAGTCGATTCGGTACTTTGTCATCCAAATGATTCTGAGCAGTTCTTCATGACACCATTCGTAGATTGGAAGAGTCGATATATTGTACGAGAATTCCGGATCCATAAAATCGGCACAATCTTTTTCTAACAGGTCGGTGTTCACGATAATATCTTTAACGTAATCGAATTTGTCCACATCTTGTAAACCAACGGCCTCGATTAAAGTGTCGAAGATTGATTTTTGTTCGATAGAAAAATAACCCATCTCGATGCTCGAACGTCTCCCACTGAAATAACATTTTGCGTATATAATAGGGGGAAGATACAAAACCGGTGTCGTCGAAACTTTAACACTTTTCTTCATATTCGTGGTCAGTTATCGATGGTATTTATACAGTTATTGCAGATACACATATCCCGAGTCCAAGAGTAGATTTATTATGTCGATAATCGTGTAATGAATTTCGTCGACGGACAAAAGTATTCTGTCGTCGGCGATGTTGTTTTTGAGAGTCATAAAGTGTTCAATAATGACCAAACTGCTGACATTTGTGCAGACGGTGTTGAGCTGACCGCTGTCGTTAAAAGCGACGATCTCGGATCGAGTGAAACGTATCAAAGAAAACTCGTTTGGACACAATAAACTGGTCGACGCCAAGTAATAAAATAAACTACCATTCGTGTTGTATAATATTACGTTTTCGGGTTTTATTATGAACAGTCGTTCGATTTGTTGCGATGTGCTCAGATCGAAAATGTCAATGTAAGCGCCGAATTGTAAAGTTTGTTTGTGATCTCGCACTAATCTATCTATGTCACGCCGATAAGGATTTATAAACAGAAGCGCCACGAAAAAATTCAGTAGACCTAAAATGGCAGCACTACCGATTAGATCTAATATTATTTTTGAAAACATTTTTAAAACTATCGGCGACAATACTGTCAATGTCGATAGTATCGTTATCGTTAATCAAGTGACCGGGCAAAGATTGCAGATTGATAATTATGAAAATTTTGAAAAATTGATCCTGTTATCAATCGATGGACAGACGGAGACACAACAACGATTGCCTTGCGCCACGGCTCACGATGGGTATTCGTTGAAACCGCACGACTGGGTCGTCGAAGACAATTACTTTTATTTGATGGTGAATCCTTTTATTCACGTCGATTATTACGATCGTATCAAAGATGACATCAATTTCGATGAGATTTTCAATAGCAATCAAAACGGATTCGGTAACGAATGTAAAAGATTCGGCAGCTACTACGTATGGCCCAATGTTCCCATATCTTACTATGGATGGAGACATTATTTAGTGATGAAGCACGACATCGACATCGGTAACAGAATACCTTTTATACACAATAAATCGCTAGGAAATGTGAATTTGTTTGTGCTGAATCCTGAGGATTTTCTCAATGTGGAGCTATCGATGAAGAGCAATGAAGACAATAGAACCATGTTTGTCAACGGTCGCAGTAAGTTCGACGACAATGACGAAGTTATGTTTTATCTGACGATGAACGACGGAGATGAAGGTGTTTGCAGAGTCAAGGACAAATTGGTGTTTTCCAACAAAAATCCCTTCGATTACATTAGAGACGATATTAATTTATCGAAATGCATCACGGCAGAAAAGTATAAAAAAATGATTCAGATCAATCTGAACAATCTACGTACTTTTGATAAAGAATTCGAAATGTCCGCCACTGTGATCAGCAAGGAAAGATTGAAGGCTCACAAGAATATCACTCCGAGTAGTGAGAATTTGGAAACATTTCAACTACAAATAATCAATTGTGTAAACACTATAATCGAAAGAATGGCAGAAGTGTTGACCGCCACCGATTTGGCCGATAAAAGAGTGCTCCAAAACTATTTTATCGACAGCAATTTCATGAATTTCGATTACATTATAATCGTTATATGGAGAGTCATCTCGAAAATTGAAGAGCTCGAGTTTTGCAAGACCGACATAAAACTGTATCTAGAGCTAGTGGTCGAGAGTATTTTCGGAGACAAAGGACCGAACTTTGCGTTGGCTAAGAAGCGATGCGAGCCATACTACCGATTGACGCCCAAAGTATTTATCCGTTTCTGTAATCATTGGGCTCTGTTTTTGAATGTGGATCCGTGTGTTTCACTGGCTCATTATTACGCTATTCACTATATGATTTACTATAACAACAAGACTTGGGACTATACATATGATCTCGCAAAAAGCTGTAATGTGACGCCCGAGGTGTTATGCAGTGGATTTTTTAATAAAATCAAATCGGCCAACACGGTTCTCGTGTACAACGGAAAACACTACATCGCCGTCAAGGAAAAGGAAGAACTCCACAAGTTGACCGAATCTGTCAACGGCATCACATTGCCCAGCGTCAAGTTTAACAATTGGAAATATTTATATTATACCGAAGAGGGCGTTTACAATCTGTTCATTAACGATTTTCACAGCAGTTGTCCCTTTCTTTTGGGCAATACTCTGATAAAATCGTTGACGCGAAAAGAAGAAAAAACTTATCTACCCGAACGTGCTATCCAGTTTATGATCGACAATGGCAAGAACGAAAATGAAATATACAAAACGTATCATATGGCTAAAATCTGTAGAGACATTCGCACTTTAAAAAATAACATGTCCATAGCATTGGCGCTAAACAATTGCATGAAATGCAAGCTACGCGAACAGACTTCTCTCAATGACGTTTTTCGTGAAATTTGGCACTCAACACAAAACGAATTGATCACGATCGGAATCTATTTGAGTAATACGAAATTGACCGATCTTATGACTAATCTAAAGTGCGCAGAGTGTCTAGAACAAAAGTCGGCGCAACAGAAGAAAAAGTGCCAATGCCTGATGAATATTGAGATTAATTCGCGCGCTTTTAGAATCGCCCTAATTATAGAGCTATTTTCGAAGACACGAAGCATAATCGAGTTGGCTTGGTCTCTACTTTACTCTAGCGGCTTATATATAAAAATCTACAAGGACAACTTGAGGTGGTCACTGAAGAGAAAACCAGAGAATATTCTACTCTACAATAACCTGACATTTTTTAATGAGAATCGCGAATCGATAATCGATTATTTGTACTCGAAAATTGACAAAATTGATTACATCGACAGTTTAATCATAGAACTGTCGTCGCCAGAAGATTTCGTAGAAACGATAAAAACCGAAATCACGTCAACATCATGCTTTTTAACACGCCACAAAGGTAATAATGATGATGATGATGATGACGGTTTTACCGATGACCAGGATATAGAATATGTAGAATCCAAGGAAAATTTAAATAATTTCTACCAAAACTACTGCGAAACATGGACCATTTTAAAGAGGTGGAATCTATGGTGGGACAAACTGATCATACGCAGACCCAACGATGACCTCAACTCGTGGCTCGTCAGATTTCATATGAGAATCTTTATGTCTAAACTCAATCTCGACGATTATAATTCGACCTTTGTCAAGCAAATCGTCAGAGGATATCTATACTTTAGAGGGTTTACCAATTTTAATTATATAAACTCTCTGGTGATGATGCACTTTGGAGCGAGCATGGGCATTCCGTCTGATTATGAAAAATGCTGCATTTACTTGAACGGCAAGCCGGGTTCGGGAAAATCGAGCTTTTTCGAGCTTCTCGAATACATAGTCGTGGTGCACAAACACGACAGTGATAAATATACTCTATCCAAAAAGGACACCAATGAAATGGAGGCTGATAAAATGATTTCTCAGCTATATGTAATCAATGAAATGAAGGTGTGTGACGATTCTTTCAAGAGCACCGCAGACTCGACCAAGAGCAATTCGGTCTGTCGCAAGTTCCAGGGTAGTCAAAAATATGAGGCCAATTACAAATTACTAATCGTCAACAATAAACCGCTACACATTTCCGACTATGACAAGGGAGTGCGCAATAGATTTGCAGTGATTTACACTGATCATCTTTTTGAGGAGAATTTACCTTTTAACGGGTCAATATATTGGCACATAAAAAATAAACTATATCCCATGGAGAAAAACTACAATGAGGATTTGTCGAGACCTGTGCGAATATTTCTGTCTCATATACTCATGTATAAACGAAACGCCAAAGACGGTTACGTTCCCTACAAAAATATTATTAAACACGATCCCATACACAATCATAATCTGTTATGTTTGGACGTCAACAACAGCCCGTTGAACGCTCTAATCTACGTTCTCAAGGTGCGAATAAATCCCGGCGTTTCGATGGTAGACGAAACGAAAATCGAGAAGATGATCGAGCTCGCCGTTCCTTACGTCGAGAATATGCTGCACGATATGTTGGTCAGTAAGCGAAACGCAAACGGGTCTCAGCGAATCACCACATTGTTCGGTGCCTTTAAACGTAAATATAAAAAATACTATAGAGAAGATGAAAAATGTTTTTACAGCATCGACATGGCTTGGAACAAAGAAGAGTTTAACATTCACAAGCCTGAATTTTTATGTTAGATCAAAATAAAATTATAGTTTGTATACTTGTATATTTATTAGAAATATATAGATTAAACAAATTATTTTTCTTTTATTTTCCCTTTATTAAAAAATGTATAAATTATTTTGTATTCTATTTTTATTGCAATCTAAAGGATTTTTCGTTCTTTAGGAAGAGAGTTCCAGCGTCGTTGAGCTGAGTGTAGTCCCATTCCTTGAGTTTGAGCTGCACGTTAGCATTTGTCGTGTACACTACAATGGGATAGGATACGTCTCGTAGATCAGGCACGGTCGTTGTAGTAGAATCGATTAGACAATAGACCATTCCTTCGGCTTCGTAACGAGTCATGTTTGTGGACTCTTTAATCTTGCTAGATTCGAGATTTTGAAGACGATAAACACGTTTTGAATTGTTTACATCGAAATTAGTCGTTGTACGAGTAGGTGCAGCCGCACTTGTCGCTGACGATGGTGTATCGAGCAGAGTTCCTACGAAAACACAATTCGTGCCCACAGATCTGTTGCCTTCGTCGATGATTTCGTTGTACGTCAATGGTCTTTCGCTAACGTAAATTTTACTAATTTTATTTTCTCCATGGAGCACACGAAGAGATTTGATTTTAGGACTGTTGAACTTGACGCTCAATTGTCCGGTTTGCGGGTCGGCCTGTAGAGAATTACTGCTGTCCGCTAAACTCGGCGAGGATTCGTTGATCGAGTTCATGTTAAGTTTGTTGTTGACAAACAAAAAGTATAAAACCGCCAACACTATAATTATCAGTACTAGAGTTCCGATCATTTTGAAACGATTTCGATCAGTGTGGACTGTAGTAAATGTTTCAAAAGAGCACTTAAATTATCTTGCTGCCAGTCTACGTTCGCCGGCAATACAACAATTATGCGACTCTGCAAGCGAAATAACTTGAAAACGTGTGTCAAGTATTCTACACAATAATTTAGTATGTTAACGCCAAATGCCGATTCGTCCACCAATTCCGCATACGTCTTATACATAATGAGCGCGTCGATCAGCACATGATTTTTGCAATAGTTGCCGTTGTTGTGTTCGATAAGGTCATAAAATGTTTTTTTCATAAATAAGGCTTCCTCTTTCTTGAGCTCAGCGAAAAAGCCAAATTTATCGGCGGTCTCGTCGTCGAAACACTCGATAATTCCTTCAAAATAGATTATATCGCCATCGTCGGCCTTGTCGTTCTGCATGCCGTTCGGCATATCCGATAGATACAGATAAATAGTTTTTTCCGATTCGTTGATCATGATACCGTTGACGCCTCTGTTCTCTCGTTATAAAGACAGTTTTTTCTTGTATGCTTTTCGACACATAGACCGAATACGAACCTGTCAATCGAGAGAAATTGCCGAAATTCTAGCGACAGAACTGACTTATCTATATAGTATAGCATGCGTGATCACCTATAAAGATATACAAACGAATGAAATCGAACAGCTAAAAAACTGGGCTCTACAGTTGCCGAGCACCTTCGACATTCAACAGATGCAAGTGCTATTCATCGAAAAGACCGAAGAACTCAATTTGCGGGCGTTTCAACCCAAAAAATATTCATATTCCTTCATCACCATCTGGGATACCATTCATTTTCTTGCCATTATCATCGACGATATGATCGACAGCCGAGACAAGATAACCTATGAAATCATCACCGCCAATCTCCAGCAAATGAAGACTATATTTTATAATTTATTTTTCAAATTAAATTGCGCCATGTGTCGAGAACACTATTTGGGAGTAAAAGGATTTTTGATTTTCGCTATAGAACGGATCGAAATATGTTTACATCGAGAGAAATATGGTGAGAAAATCATTATGGTCGACGAGATTACCATCAAAAATTCCGTTCAAAACACATTAATGAAACACGGAACTCTATACGCCACAATGGTATTTCATAATCATATAAACGATTATCGTTACATACAAAAGAACACGATGCCGGTGAAACACTTTGAAAAGATGACATGGGCAGAGTACAAAAAATTGTTACAAATGTAAAAATTTTATTCAAATAAAACAACTCGATTCTGTTGACGAATTTATTGATAAAAATCATCGTAGATAAAGCCAATCGCTTCAAGATCGTGTCGAAATCAATTCGGAATCAATCTATCCGGACGATATTTGATGATATTTATATGATTTTCGCGGACAATAGCTTCGTAAATACTCTCATGTTTTAATTCACCCACACATGGACCGATCGTAACTATATATTCTTCTAGATCGCCTTCGAGTGTTTTGAATAAATCTTTTTTCTGGTCATATTCCAATTCCACAGTTTTGCAGTATTTATACTTTAACGTAGCGCATGTTCGTGTCGAGCACGACGAATCCATCGGTCGGTAACGTGCTGTATCCCATTGACTGGATCGGTGGATCATGAAATTTTGAAATTTAATATTGATCGCTTCGTTTTTAATCGTGTATATCTTAAAAGTGTTTTTGTTGTCGTCGGACGTTTTGTTGTAGCGATCGGCCATGAAATTGATGCAATCGATAGCGACGGCCGGATTTATATTATATGGATCCAAGGAGCATTCGTATTGTGTTCGATTATTGTACGTGTATTTGAACACATGCAAAAGATCCGTAATATAAAGGGTTTTGTCCACGAGTTCACATTGAAACGCAATCACGTTGTTGATACTAAACGGCGAATCGAAAGGTCCGGAAAATATTTGCATATCATCCATAAAAATAATTATTTGTTTTTTGCTAATGAAGCCTCTTCCTCTAATACCGTCCAGTTTTAGAGCCCATTTATACACATCGTTGACTGTCTCTTCGAGATCATCGATTAAAGATTTTTCATCCTCAAATTTTCTGTAAATGATATGATTCTGTAGTGTCGTATAAGGCAGCATAGGACTGATATTCTGATACGCTGCAATCTCGTCGAAATCTCTCACAATCGTAGACATAAACTTTAGAACGTCAGCGTTGACAAATCCGGTCGTGTATTCGTATTCCAATCGTAGATTGGCCAATATTTCGTCGGATCCCAGATGAGATTGCTTTACTAAAGTTTCATTTTTATTTTGCAGTAAATTATACAACACCATCTGTTTTGTTGCCATTAAAGAATCTAGAGTATCAATTTTGTTCTTGTTAAAGTATACGTGTTCAAACTTTATTTCGCATTCTGGACACTTGTCGCTTTTGTATACTTTACACTTTATTATTCTTCGTAAGTTGTTGTGGGCGTATCGTCTGGAGACTCTTCTAAACTTATTCGATTCACGAACGGCACGACCGTGTTTTTGTCGATAAAAACTAATTTTTTCAATATTTTGACAAGTTTTCTTCACGCTTACGAAACGGTGTTCGCCGGCATATTTTCGACTGCGCACGTTGTTTTCGTCCACGAAATCAGTGTATTCTTCTGTTACGATAAACTTTTTAGAAATATAAGAATCTAAAATAATATATAACAAATCTTGGCTCAAATTAATTGAATAAGAGATTTCATTTTCGATAGCCATGGCACTAGTGTCGAGCGGGAGCATCAGCAACCGTATGAATAATTATTGTATTTTCCAAGCGGTACGACCGTTCGATGTGTGTCGAACGTACGGCTCTCCGTGTTCTCCGGATGCGAACGTCGACGACGGTTGGTTCATTTGCGACTTTCACGCGTCCGTTCGCTTCAAAATGGAGAAAATGTCGATGCCGATCGTCGATGGTGAAGGTAACACTTATTATCGTACCGTTGGGTCAAAAGTCTCGTCAATCAKCAAAGCCGTCGGAAACGATAGAATTCTGATTCCCACCAGAGAAAATTATCAAACGGTATTGAACGTGATGGCTCTACCGTTACCGGAACAGCTCGTGCTGCACATCATCTACAACAATTACGAGGCGCAAGAACAAGTGTGTCAATCGCTCAGATACAATGAGAGCTTTCAATTGGAACTAGTAAATATAGTGAACGATCTATATTCGATCACGACTCATGTGCTGTCGCAGACGGATCCCACCAGATTCTGTTCGGTGGTGAAAAACAATAGCGCACGAACATACAGTTGGGACGACGAGAGTGACGATATCTCGGAACGAGTGGTCGCCAGTATGCCGCCCTTCCTTCAGAACCTAATCAATAAATGCGTAGCGCCTCAAATCATGAAAATATCGACGGAGAGTTTAGAGTTTAGAAATTGCGCCACGTGTCGATTCGACAGCACCGGTCTCGTCGCCAATGTGCCTTTCTATAATCCCGTACAACCCAAATATAGATCGGGTATAAACGAAAACTTTTTACAGATCGAAAACGTCCTCAAGTTCAAAGGTAACGCCACTGCTCTTCAACGATCTCTGGCCCGATACGAGCAGTATCCTATGATGGTGCCGTTGATCATGGGAAGTGAAATTCTAAAGGCCGACGACGGAACGCGACCGACCATTTTGCCGATTTCTGTGCCGAGAGAAGTGATACCACCGTTCCCTCCGGCTAACGCCCCCGGCGTCGTCGCCGAACCCTATATTGCAGTCTAAATCATTAAATAAAATAAATTTTAATTTTACTGTTTATTAAAATCAAATATTAAACCGAATTGACAATAGTTTTTTTCCTCTAATTTTGTAAATCCTCCATGTAGTAGAGCTTGTTCGATTCGACACGACACCTGAACTGGTCATGGTCATACAGTTGAGTAGGACATGCCATGTAATTCGTGCCATTTGTATGTATCCATTTATTGTATTTTGTTCCGTCATTCGATTGCGTGGTGAGGTCCATGAAATTTGACGGGTTCGTTACACGATTCACGTGAATCGTGCTTTGATCGGTGAATTCTGTTCTACAGCCGATGTCGTTTCCTAAATATACGTAGGCATTAATTACGTTTGCGATACCTTCGGCGTTGACACAATCATCATGCACTTGTACGTTTCGTCTAATATTAGCGATGGCTTCAATTATATGGTCATCGACGACATCACAAGTGCTCATCTTGTATGTGGGCAACGAGAAAAAGCAGGAATAGTCGAGTAATTTGCCTCTCAAAGTTAGTTCAGGTTCAGGTATTGGAGGTGGAGGAGGCGGAGGTGGTGGTGGAGGAGGACGCGGCGGCGGATCCCAATCGTCTGGAAAATCGGGCAAATCTCTAGCGATATTTTTTTCTATAAACGGATTGAATAGAGGTTGCACAGTCTCAATGTGCTCGAACGGGTCGAAAAGAACCGGTATAGTGTCGTCGGAATTTTGTATATTTTCCGCATATCTTTCGATATTTTTTGGGCTGTTTACACTTTTGAAATTATATTCGGGCCGAACTGTAGTATATTTACCGTCAATCGTAGTATATTTGATGTGAATTTTATCGAGAATAGAGTGACATTCGTCGAATTGTCGTATATTGACCGATATCCTTTCGATGAAATCGTCGAAACTCAATAAATTTTTCACTGTTTCTAATCGAGCGGCACAATACTCTTTGTAATCGGAATCGACTTCGATTAGCACGGGTTTAGATTTAAAGAACTCGTTAGGACGAATGACAATCTGTCGAAAGTTGACATTGTCACTCGAGCACATGTTTAATCGTCGACCTTCAAAAATATCATATAAATATCCTTTCATGCAATTTATCGGTTCTCCGGTTAGAAAATTGATTCCAACGAAACCAAAGTCGCGGGCATAAGATACCATATCATCTAGCCGATTGTATTCGATTAGATTTTCGATATTGTCGTTGAGACCTATAAAAGCAGTATCGAACTCGATATTGTAGTCGTTGGGAATGTTTTCGATGCCATAATAATCATTATTCTTTCTGATCAAACTAGAATCGAACGGTACACATTCCGACTTTGCCGTCGAATAGATTTCCGTGGGTAAATTAACCATCGGTACGAAACGATTGTTGTAGATTCGATTTTCGATTATGTTTTTGTCATCACAATCGATGTTTTTGATGACATTATAGTTGTCGCAAACTAGAACACCTCGGTCATATGACATGATTTCATCGTCGAAAACTTTTAATTGAGTGCCGGTGCCGTTTTCGAAAACGGAGCATCGAGAATCTCCCGAACATTGGTATTCGTCGTTGACAAAAACCCGATTGATGCATGTAATCAAAATCGAATTTTCAGAATCTTGACATTTATAAATTTGTGTGGAACCGATATTGTCCGTGATGTAGGTGTAACCGGCTCCATTAAATTGGCACGGATGCGCCTGTACACACGACATGAGTCTTCGGTCGAATATCTGACCGAGAGGACACGATTGAATTACTGTGTCGCCATTGCGACAAATCATGTATTCGTTAATGTTTAGAGATTCCGGGAATTGTGCTAATACATAGCCGTCCGGTCTATTTTCACAGTCGTTTCTCATCACACATCGACCTTGCGAAGCATCAAAAAGATGTCCATTGGGACACTCTTCCACGACTGCGGCTCCGCCTTCGATACATCTCAAATACATTGTAGGATGAATGTCTTCGGATTGAGCGTTTTTGTCGTCGTCGTCGTCGACTCTGGGCGTTCGATGATTGAGCACAAGTTTATCGAGTAAAACTTCTGTCATGCCGTGCGCTCCCACATTTTTATTTTGACACACTGGAATGGGCACACAGCGAAAAACGTCGGAGTCAAATTGCTCGTCGATGGGGCAATTCATTTCCATCCAGCCGTCGTCTCCGCGCAATAAATATTTCGTAGGATCGCTCGAATGAGATTTAACTCTGTTGTTGTCCGAGACATTGGCGACGGGATCGACTACTAAATCATCATTATTGTTGACATTCTCGTATTTGAGTTTAAAATTAAAATATTCGTGTCGATCGTCATGAACGCTTGTGTGTTCCACGATTAAATTTTGAGTGGAAAAAGTAGTGACCGTATACAAATGTTGATCGACGCTAGAAACGTAGCTCAAGGAAACGGGAAGCGGATGTTCGGCATTTGTTCTTTTTATATATTCGGTCATAACGTTTAGACGATTGTTGAATTGTTGTTCGTCAAACTCATTGTATATTGATAAGTATATTATAGAAAATATTACAAGTAAAAATATGGCCACCAACAACAACGGCACAGTCGACATTGCCGTCTATGTGACACTAGATAAAGATAATGATAAAAATATTCTTTCGTTTATTGTTCAGGATGAATATCACTTAAAAAAACTGGCGGTTGGCGCATATAATTTAAACATACTCGACACTCAATTGCTGGCGAAGTTAGCTCAAAATCAATGCCGTTCGTCGACCATCGTCGAAGGTGAATACGTGGTAGTGTATAATTTTAACATACGCAACAATCTTAACGTTATTCTCTTCAACATTAAACCGACCGTTCTCAAGAAAGGTGCCTGTATTTTAATAATCTATACTGATAAGATGACGGAGGCTGTTCCTAAAAACGAGATAAATTTAAAGAACAACTTTGTCGAAGGCATTAACAATACGGCCAACGTCAATTATAACGACATTGAGCCATTGAGAAAATCAACAAACAGTCAACTATTTCTAAAAACTTTTGGAAATCGAGCCGAAGACGACGACGACGACGAAAACGACGAGGAGGAAGGCGATTACGACAACGAAATAGAAGTAAAAATCAACAGGAAACGAGTTGGTAGTCGCAAAAGTAGCGACGAAAGCAACAAAATTAACACTAATGGACTCGGATCGGATGCAATGGAATATTCCGACAGCGATTACGACAGCAGCGGAGAACTTTCAACTAAACGACAAAAACTTGACAACGACACTCAATCGCATCAAATATGATCCTGAGCTATTGATCCATTACTTGTTCGACGGATTAAATTATAGCGAAAATGTAAACATAATTAAAGTGTGTAAAACTAGAGTGAAAAAGACCTACGGTACTATGTTGGCCCATTACTATGCCCACATCGATATATCAAACGGGTATTCGTTTGAATTACACCCTGGCAGTCAACCGAAAACCTTTCAGATCGTACACTCGGACGGAACCATGATAATGGCTCTGGTCCTTTGCGACGAGTGCTGTAAAAACGAGTTGCGCTCGTTTATCGATGGCGAAAATAATTTTAATGTAGCCTTCAAGAATTGCGAGAGTATTCTGTGTAAACGAAAGAGCATGCAAACTGTGTTTGTTTCTTTGGCATTAGCTGTTATTGTCGCCAATATGTTTACGTTTTCGTGGTATTTTATTTTTTGGTTATTTTTCATTGTAGCAATCTTGTATGTCAACAACAATTATATGATAAGTGATCCTAGAATCATCGTGTGTCCACATAAACGCAAATCAAACGTTTATTATAGTCACGACCGTAACATTTATTACTATGAGTCAACAACTACAACAACAACAGAGGACGACCACGGCCACGTCGTCGGTCAATGATATGTGGTTAAATAAATGCGTCGATTATATGGGTAAAATCATTCGTTATTACAGCACCAACGACATGTCGCATCTTTCGCCTCAAATGCTAGATTTGGTCAGTACCATACGTAACGTGTGTATCGAAACCCAACCGGTAGACGTTAACGTGACCAAACGCTTCGATAACGATGAAAATCTCATCAAACATTATGCACGTTTGCAACAAGAGTTGGGATCGAGCGAGATCACTAGCGATATATTTAGATCATCTTTTGTCTATAACGTTTTACCAGCGTATGCGCATAAATTTTATAACAATAATGCCGCAGCTCTACATTCGAGTAGTGTCGAAGAAGCGGCTCGTCAATTGGGATTCGCTCTCGAATATCAAATAGCCGAGGCGATTGCGACAAACACACCCATTCCGCTGCCGTTCGACCAAAAAATTGCAAACGATTACATGACTCTGCTGCTTCAGCGAGCGACGATCCCGCAGAATATTCAAAATGCTATCGAATACGGAATGAACGACAAGCAACGCTACCCTAGACTGCTCATGATCAACACCATCATTAATAATGTCATTGACGATTTGTTCGGTGGCAACGGCAGCGATTATTATCTATACACTCTAAACGAACGCAATCGATCCCGTGTCCTGAGTTTAAAACGAAACATAAGTCAATTGGCACCATTGTCGGCATCGACGGACATTTTTAAATTTATCGCTAATCTGAGCACAGAAAAGGGAATCAATGCTAGTCTATTTGAAAGTGCGGCGGCTTTGACATCGACCAAAAACACAGAGTCATATAAAACCCCCTGTCAGCAGAGCCTCACCGAATTGGCCTTTCAAAACGAAGCGTTGCGTAGATTCATTTTTCAACAGTTAAGTTACAAACAAAATTTAAACAACTGAAATAATCGCACATAATACGATCATGAGTCTAGAGGTGCCTTACGAGCGCATGTCTCTCAATCAAAAAAGAGTAGAGTATATACCGTTGAAATTGGCCGTGAACGATATCGATGAAAACGGGTATAAAAAACCCAAACAAAAGACAGTAAACGATGCCGACGACAATGAAATTAAAAAAATTCGTACGTCGCCAACGTTATTATCGAACGACATCGGCGGCAATACCAATTATATTGCGTATGCAAATACCGAAAAAACGGGCGTTTTAAATGTAGTTTTGTTGGCGTTGCTCTCCATTTTCTGTGTTCTAGTCATATTGTATGCCATTTATTACTTTGTAATAATAAGAGAACGAGAAAAACGTATAGTCAAACCACCCTATTTTATTCTAGCATGAATGACGTAGATGCTGCCACAAATCTTAGAAATGAGCACTCGTTTAATAGTTGGAAATGTAAGATTCAAAATCATGAAAGATTCGAGGAGATATTCGATATTGCCACCGAACGCCAGCGATGTTCGCCGGATCAGGTGAAAAGTAACAGCATGTGGTCTCAGTACATGTTTAATAAACCTTTCGCTCCCACCACGTTGAAAAGCTATAAATCGCGTTTAATTAAACTGATCTACTGTCTTATCGACGATCGTAATCTCGACGATATCAACAATTATACACTAAAAGCGGAATTCGATTCGATCGAACACCAACAAGCTATAGTGGATCCCGAAGAGCTTTGTCGTCGGATGCTCGAATTGAGATCGGTCACGAAAGAAACTCTTCAGCTCACTATTAATTTTTACTCTAACGCGATGGCTTTGCCGGAGTATAAAATTCCAAAAATGGTCATGTTGCCCCGAGACAAAGAACTCAAGAATATCAGAGACAAAGAGAAATATAGTGTTGAAAAAGATAATCGATACCGTCATCACTTGTATAGAGAAAAAATTAAATATCTGAACGGAGAGTATGTGCACGATCGAGGTCTGTTGAGAGGCGCTATAGTTTTTTGTATAATGCTAGGCACCGGTATGCGCATCAACGAAGCGCGACAATTGACCATAGAAAACCTGAATACTCTAATAAAAAGGGTAACATTCGGAGTAATATTAATTTTGAAACGTAAACGCAACCGTATAAACGCTTTGAATAACATCAAAAATAAACCCTTGGAGTTGGCGCGCGAGATTTACATTAAACACCCTACAATTCTACAGATATCCAAAAACACTTCGACTCCTTTTAAAGACTTTAAGAGGCTACTCGAGGAAGCGGGCGTAGAAATGGACAGGCCGCGATCGAATATGATACGCCATTACTTGTGCAGTAATCAATACAACAATGGAATGCCGCTACAAAAAGTGGCGAAGCTTATGAACCACGAATCCTGGAAGAGTACTCAGCATTATTTAAATAAATTTGACGTCGGTATTAACGAGAGCGATGATGATGATGATGATGATGATAACGAAGATGAGAATGAGGATAATGAAAATGAATACGATGATGAGAACGGAATCGTTCAAAATAACTCTGACGAAATAGGAGATAGTAGCGGCAATAGTAATTAATAAATTTGTTATCGTAATCGATTACGACTATATAATGCTTGGTTCCAGACTGTATTTATCATTACGTCCTCAGCATTGATCGCGAGTAGAGGTAGAATTGACATCAAAATGGCCTATCTATATGCGTACAATAGAATTTTGAAACGTGAGCTTAAAAATAATTATATACAACTACGACCGTCTCGTATTCCGAGGCAGATGAGCAGTTTAGAAGAGCTGTGTTTGAAGGCGATTGCTGAAATACGACGGCCGTTTCGCAAGATCAAAACGCTCAGTGTGGCATGTGCGATGCGAGACAACATTTTGCTATTAAATTTACCAAAATTTTATACATTTCCAATTTTGGAAATTAAGCTGAAGCCCGTCACTCGGCAAGTGAACGAAAATATAATCCTCAAAAAGGAATGTGAACAAGGACATGTAGTCACATCGCAAAAAAATAATAAATTGTTTATAAACTATTTTTGTAATGTGTGTGCTTCGAATGTTTTTTAATAAAAATTCCTAATTAACAAAGGCATTTTATTTAACGAGGTAAACAGAACCCGAAGACTGCAGAGCACGCTCCGCTGCAGCATTCGTTGCTGTATTTACAATTTCGACCAGTTTCCGTACAAGCCATGGCATATTGATAGCCCAACAAAAGTACGGCAACTACAACTGATTGTATACGCATATTGTATAGTTTTATTTAAATTTATTAAATAACTTATAATTGTTTGAAATGATATAAAAATAAAATAAAATTTCATTTAAAAATTAAACTTTATTCATTCAGGAATATACAAATTAGATTCGCCTAGCATGTACATTATTATAATCTTGAGGATGTCGTAACGATTTTCCGTTGCTGGTAGTTGATAGACTCGATTCTGTAACTCGTACTTCCACATGTTGATGTAGTCGATATCCTTTTGAAGAGGTACAGTATTCTCTAGTCTGTTTCGCATCAAATGACGATAGACTTGTTTCTTACGATTATTGCATTTCTGCAATAAACTCGGCAGCTTTACACTTTCGGGAAAATCGTTCTCCTTTAGCCAATGTTCCGTGTAAGCCAAATGAAACATTGTCATCAACAGAAGCTTGGGCGTATTCTGATTATTTCCTTTAACCTTGTACAGCATCATGGTGTTTAGTATATTTTTTATGCGTAACCTGGTCAGCTCGCGTGTGAACGTGTACAATTCCATGTTGTACGTTCCGTTCACGTTTAAAAAATCTTCCTTTGTCGCGAACACGCCCAGATAGTAATAGAGGCCCGTGTAGATTCCGTGCAAAGCCTTGTAGATATCCACACTGGTCGAATCGCCGTCAGCAGTTTTTATGTGTTGATTCACCAGTAGGTTGCGGTTGTTTAAATAATCCATAAATTTTTCAGGTGTACATTTAGTGATAATTATGATATCCTCGTCGCTACTGTCGATGCTATAGCCCTTGGCCTTACTGCCGATGTCGAACTGAATAAAGACCATTGTGACACGTGCGCTTGTATTATAGCTAGCTTTCGAACCAGACTGTCGAGTGTAGTCTACAATAGTCTGTATTTAAAGAAATTGATAACGTTATCAGTGATGACGATAATAAAACATTTTATAACATTTATAGATTAATTTGAAAAAATTAAACAAACATAAAAATCAATTCGATCGGTCGGCGACATTCGGGACAAGCGTGAGGAGCATCGGCAGCGGAGCAGCATTATCACACATCAAGCTATGTCCGCAAGGCACAAAAGTGGCGGTGACATACATGCCAAATTACCGCATTCGACGCATCGATAGGACGGTTTGTGTAGCTTCTGCTCGCAGAGTGTTGTCGACTCTGGATAGTTGGTTTTGAACCGATTAATGTGTCTGGTTCTCGTGCTGGAGCAATCGATAATTCGTTTTCAACTTTTAACTCGAAACGCCGTCGCGACTCGTCTACACACTTATAGTCACAGGCCACAGTTGTTTGGGCTCGTTGTTTAATGTGAGAAATGGAAGCGCGCTCCACATATCGACGTACCGTTTTCTCGAGTTGAGCGCGATTGTAGCGTGTCACGCCTACTAAATTGGTGGTTTTCAATAAATAGGATCGCATGCAAGCCAGCGTCAGTTTGGACATGTCTTTTAAATCTTCGACAAGTATTGTCGATTCGATTAAACGCGAAATATGATTGATTGCTGCCATCGTCGACGACGCGAATTAAAGAGTGTTGCTAAAAAATATATAGCATATTTTTATAGTATTTTTATCTGTCGATATCATTATGATTTCTTATCTATACGCGATACTGCGTGTATAAATATTGGCATAAAATGTTTTCAGTTTATTTGATAGAAAAATCGCCTCGATCACATCCGTCTACTGAGTGGTCTCATTTATTAAATTTCTATGTTCTAAATCGTGTACCGTTAAAATCGACCACTCTACACGACAATAATATCCGTCGCTCAGATTATAATAAAATCCACATAGCAAAAAGAACTAAATATTTTCGACGAGCATTACAACAACTGCACGATCAAACAGAATCACCATCGGTGGAATCTGATAATGACAACAATGAAATGTATTTATCATCGGAGCCAGATCATCGTTGAGTTTATATGTTTGATACACATATTCATGTAAATCCAAATTAAATAAATTATTCAATGTATATGGTGTTGTTTTATTAGAGTTCAATATTTAGTAGTAGTGTGACTACAACAGAAATAACTCGTGTCGGTTTGATAAAATTCTATAAAATGACCACATCGAAAATCGTTACTTGTTTTGGAAACAAAAACCTTGAAGTTGTTTGCGTTGTCGACGATAACGGCGAGAGATGGATGTTGGCGAATCCTTTTGCTAGAATTTTAGAGTACAGCAATGCGCCAAAGGCAATTTCGACATATGTCAGCGATAAAAATCAATCGTGTTTAGATAAAATTCAGTCTGCCCAAGATGGGAAGACTTGTGTGACGTCATCTTATGTTCAGGCCAAGTCGAAATTTATCAACAAAGCGGGTCTGTTCGAATTGATTCAAAACTCTAAAATGCCTAAGGCTCTAGAATTTCGCAATTGGATCAACTCGGATCTGCTGCCGAAGCTTTGTAATGAAGGAAAATATGATATGCAATCAGATGCACCTAAAGACATTCAAGAAGGAATGGAGATTATACATCAAGTCACAAACGAAGGTGAATCAGCAATTTGGATGAAAGAGAACAATATGAAGCTGAAAATGGAAGTAATGGAAAAGAATCTAATAATTGACCGAAAAAATAACACTATATATGAAATGAAAATAAATTATGAACGTCAAATCGCCGAGTACAAGGAGAAGGCGCTCAAGATGCAATTAGATCTAAACAAAATGTCGCACATGGCTCACATGAATATGATGCAACTCGGAATTACCACTCTCTTGGCAGAAGATAACATTAAAGAAAACAAACAGATGAGAAATAGCTTGGAGAGTGTGAGCGATAGAGTGGTGCCGTCGTTGGCCAATCGACCCGAAAAAGAGGAATACGTAACCGGATACGAGCGAACAGTCGACGGTAAAAAACGTATTCGTATGAGCCGCTGCCAGCGAGTCGAAATCGACCAATGCGATAGATTCCTAGAACGCCAACGATCTAATCCTTCGAAAAACAAGCGCTCTAAACGTTACGAATGGCTCATAGATTCGGAAAAGTTTTTGCAAATCAAATGCGCTAATCCTGTCGCCGTTTGGGTTGTGATTCGAGCTAAATATCCTCATATGTTCTACGGGCTTAAATACGTCAACAAGTTGTGTACCGAAATGGAGATTCTCAACGAAGACGAGCTTCGCCAGAAGTATCTAGCCGATGTCGAAATGGTAGAAAAGAATCGACTGGTCGATCGCACCGCTATCGAGCATTTTAAAAGTCTCGAATTGACGAGCGAAGAAGATGCCATTCTTAAGTGTCTCACGCCTAGTATCGAGGCCAAAGAACGCGTCGCTAAAATCGTGCATGATGTCATCAACGATATTAAAGGCGAGACAAAGCCAGAAGGCGATTTAAAAACGTATGAAAATGCTAGTGAATTTTATTCACCACAAAAGGTGCACGATCAGTGTATAAAGAATTACTATAGTGTCAACAATAATTTCTTCAATAACACGATGCCACTTCAAGATTCGAGCGTTTTAGTGTTGGCAATCGACGACGGGAATACATTTAAAAACCATGAATAAAACAAGAAATGTAATGTGTATGATATTTTATTATAATATAATAAAAAAGCGACGACAATACATTTGTGTTATTATTTATTTTTTGAATATATAATCAAACTTGTATGAATTATAGTTACACACATAATCTTGAATTTTACAACTACTAATCTCATATCTAATTTCGGTATCGTTAATTTTACCAGTGACATACATCTTAGATTGGCCAGCGGCTAACAGACCGTTCATGGCGTACAAACAGCCCACATATTCACAGGGATCATTGCTATCGAGAGCGTACCGTTGATTGAGGTAAATCGCACGATTAAAAGCTTCTTCCGGCGTTGCTGACCATTCTAATATTTTTTTAGCCCAGTATACGCGTAATGTTGGATATATTTTGCCATGTTCTCGCAAATCATTTTGAGTTTTATTCCACAGCACGTCGTAAGTTTGTGAAAACTCGAGTTCTTCCAAACTGTAAAGATATACTGTTGTGTGATGTTCGAAATAATATCGATTGTGTTCCACCAAAATTTTAAATTTATTGTAATTAGCATTGAATAAGCAATAATTGTCTGCATATTCTCTTCGATACAATAAATTCTCGAGGAATCTCTCGACATTTTTTTTGAGTTTACCTTTAGACCCATATCTACCCCTGGTTTTTAATATATAAAAAGTTAAATAATAGATAACTCGTTGTGTCGATAAGAATCCGAAATGAAAAAATGGCGACAAATCACTTTGATTGATAGAAAATGCATTTTCTAATCTATTATTATACATATAAAGAGAAAACTCGATAAACGAGGCTAGTCTCAGCATTGCCGGTCTATAGCCTGCTTTGGTCCACTTAACCGTATCTATATATTGATCAATGTTTCGTGACGTTATTAAAGCGTACCAATCGATATAAGTGTTGGTCGAAGATTCTACAGGCACAACCGATTTATGGGGATGTTTTACAACAATAGGAAACGGTTTTAAATAGTTTTGGAGTTGTTCGTTAATTTTATCTCTAAACGTATCAAATATAGGTTGATTAGACACTAACCAACAAGGCACAACATTGTGCGCATCAACTTGAGCGAAATATACATCCGGCGGAAAATTCTGAAAAATGTTATCGATAGCTTTTATTTCGCGTTTTAAAGGACTAAAATCACAAATCACTGCACAAATATCGTGTTTACGCACCCAATCAATCAACACGACTTCGGCACAGTCGTCGAGCATCACAAAAGTGATGTCGAGTTGGATACATTCTTCACTCACACTGATCAAACCGTCGATCAAAAACTCGTATTGTCGTCGAGTTGCATACAGGTTTGATTTCGGCATACAATACACTACATAGAGTGGACTTTGGGTTTTAAACGCCAAATATTGAGCATGTATCATAGCCCAATTGTCTTGCACACGACAATCTCTACGCATCCAGTATATCACGCCTCCTTTCTTGGTGACGTCATAATTCGGCACTTCGAGTCCATTTAAATTGATGATGCGTCTTGGATCGCATAGTTTCCCGACGTTAATTTGACGACAATTGGTAAATTGATTCATCAGCAGATACTGCGTATTGACAACTTTTTGCTTCTTCAACTGTTTATATTTCAGCGACATGATGATTAAAGTGCCGGAATTACGGCAAGTCTGAAATATATACTCATTTGTTATCTGTATCGATAGCATTATCGTTATCAATAGATAACGAAGAGATTATAGGTCTTTATGGGCTTTTCTTTTTCTTTTACTGATACGTCTGTGTGTAAGTAAATAGTCATCGAACACGGCATCGGCGCAGTTGTAAAATCCTTCGCCTGCAATGTCGTTGCGTTGCCAGCGAACGTATAGTACAAATTTTCTAATCCTGAATGGTATGGACACATTAATAGTGTATATTGATTCATGTGCACACAACGGATCAGACCCGTCATTATCGATTAGTTGTGAGCTGTTACCGCCTATAAACTCGAGGTCGTTCCAAGTCAATTCGTGGGAATAGTCGTATTCACGCTTAGAGATAAACACCTCAAAATAACTGGGCTCATGAACTGCTGTCGGACAGAAATGTAGAACCGTATCGATTCCTCGACTATATTTTTGCTTAGAGTCGACGTAAAAGGTATCAGCTCGCCACTCTGTATGAGGTTCGTCGATGCCGGATTTGTCGCCGAATTGATCCGAACGGTAATCAGCACCGGCAGCGCATAAACTGTGTGATACAACATTTTGCTTAATGTGGTCGAAATCTTCATAATTGGCGCCGGCGACGGCGGCATACTCATAATACTGTTGAAACATGTATTGTGCAGCATTTGCTGCGACCCCGGCCGATTCTCCTTCTGATCGGTATTTAGCGTAGACGGTCTGATATGCATGTCTGCAGGCGGGATCGGGAATAGCCGAACCGTCCTCGGGCCACCAGAAATTATTATCTATAAAGCATTTGTATTGTCTCGCGGCCGGATACGACAAATAACCGTGAGATCTGACACAATCGATGATTGTATATAACAGGAATATCGAACGAATCATATCGAACGCTTAATAATCAACGCTATCAACGTTATCTACACTATAATCAGCGATTCTCGATTACGATTAAGTATAAATTCAGTAATTTTTGCTGGAATAGTCAGTCGACAAGCGTCAGCGACACAATCAAGATGTTCCAGGCTAAATTCAAGAATGCTATCGCTTTCAAAAAAGCAATGGAGGTGATCGAGACTGTGGTCGATTACACCACTCTCGAAATCACCGACGAAGGAATCTCGATGCAGTGTTCGGACACGAGCAGAATTTCGTTTATCAAGTTTACAATGAAAAAGGAATATTTTAAAAGTTATACGTTCACCAGGAACTTGTCATTGTCTGTCAAGATGAGCGGCATCTGCAAGATTTTAAAGACGTGCACAGATACGAGCGTTCTAACTATTAGCTCAAGCGAAAAGAACAATTATGATTTTCTCAAATTTAAAATCAAGACTGGAGATTCTTTAAAATTGTACGACTACAAATTGTTTAATCTCGACAGTCACGACTATGGCATGTCCGATGATTTAGAAGTGACCGGAAATGCCGTAATGCATAGTGCCGAATTGCGACGCTTGTTTCATCATTTGGATCTACTGGGCAATGTTAATGTTGCCATCAAGATTGATGTCGATAGAATCATATTCACGAGCAAAGGCGACGAAGTCAATGTCAATTACGTTGTAAAAGAGGGTGATTCTGAACAAAATTGTAGCATCGAGAGTGATGACGGAGAATCCGACGAGATTACCATGAATGTGAAATATCTCTACAAATATACTAAGAATCCACTCAATTCTCTTGTCGAGATAAAAATTATTCAGAACACTCTGTTCAAATTGATTTATTATCTCGACGAAGAAACAAGATTACGGACATATGCAGTTTATATCGCTAGCATTCTACCCAATGAAGATGATTAAATAAAAACTTTTTACATTTAATTTTGTTATTTCTTTTTCTTACAATACTCTCAACATCCAACACAAACGGCACATAGTTTTCAAACAAATCCACACCACATGTCCAGCAAAAAAAGTCTTCATATAAATTGCCCACGACGCTAGCACGTGTATGGTTGTTACGACATGTTTGCAATCTAGTCACTTGTCGCGTCTCCTCTAAAATCACACTGTGATTAGGCAAAACACTAAAAAAATTTTGCATTCTCAAACTATTTGGAAGATTCAATGAAAAAATTTTATCGCGAATTTTTTGAGCGCTGTGTAACGAATCAAATTTTACGCATTGGTTTCTTGATAACGCTTGCCAAATCACAAGTATACACATATCCGATAGCGTTCGTTTGGCCGTTAATTTAATGCCGGCCGCATGTTTTTTAGTGTTAAAAACCACCTGTATCCCGCTATATAACGCAATGTATTTACACATGTGATTTTTTAGATGTTTAAATAAATCTCCATCTTGAATGATCATAGTCTTGTTATTTTCATGCATTACATATGGTATATACGTATATTGTAAAGGATCCGGTCGAAACTCGAGATGATCTCTTCTAGACGATCCGGGCGGTGGTGGTATTCTTGTCGGTTTGAAGCCGAATAGTTTTTCCAGAGCCAAATAACGTATTTTTGGTAGTAACGATATATTCGAATTCGACGATTTTGTCCGGGACGACATCTTCCTGTCAGTGTTCGACTTTGACTAATATTAAAATGTTTTACAACGCATTTATACTTATTTGGACTCTGCTAGTGTGTGGTTTATTAGTCACTCTTGTTGTCACAATGTTCATGGTTATAACTTTAAAATATCATTTTTATCGGCGAAGATCGTTTGACCGCCGAGACCGCTGTTCATGGCGTTTAGAAGTAATCCGTTGTCGGCGTCGATCTCCCAAGCGAACAAACCACCCAAGCTATAGTCCAATACATATTTTGCTTTATCCAGAACCGACCGAGGATTGTCGTAAGTGATGAGCTCGCCGGTCGAGTTATTAAAGACGTACGCCGCTTTTGCAACGGAATCGTAATATTCCATCGGGTTATTGGCGACGAAATTATTGAAAATCTCTCTATAGTCGACGACTCCGTCTTCCCATGTTCCTTTGACCGGTCCCTTGGCCGTTCCGGAAAATGGATTATTATCGTCAACAAAATCGCTTACGCCGGTCCAGCCGCGACCGTACATGGCCACGCCGACAATAATTTTTTTATTCTCGACTTTTTGCTTGAGTAGAGCACGAACGGCAAAATCGGTAGTATAATGTTCTTTAGGATTAAACGAAGGAGCGTATAGAGTAGTCTGATAGCCCAGATCGTTATTCGACCAGGCTCCTTTAAAATCGTACGTCATCAAAAAAATTAAATCTAAATATTCTTGAGCAGCGGTGTAGTCGACGACGGCGATTTTGTCATCGCCGGCGCTAATTGCGCTGGTCAACTCGTACGTTCGATTCGTTTCGAGGGTTAATCGATCTAGCGCCTCGCGTAAATCTTTCAACAGAATGGTGTACGTTTCGCGATCGCGTTCGGCGTCGCCTACGTTGGGATTGGCACCTTTTCCGCCGGGAAACTCCCAGTCGATGTCGACACCGTCGAAAAATTTCCACGTCTGTAGAAACTCCACGACAGAATCTACAAAAATCTTTCGTTTATCCGTATCGTGAAAGTAAAAGAACGGATCGGATAGAGTCCAACCTCCGATCGAGGGCAACACTTTGATGTGGGGATTTGCCAGTTTGGCTGCCATTAATTGTCCGAAATTACCTTTGTATGGTTCGTTCCAAGCGGTTACTTGTTTTTGGGGTTTCTGGACGGCGGCCCATGGATCGTGAATTGATACTTTAAAGTCGTCTCGACCTGAACACGATCGCTGAAGCGCTTCGAAACTACCGGTTATGGTTTTAAGACTGTCGTTGATACCGTCGCCGCCGCATATCGGAATAAATCCGTATAGAATATGCGATAGATTAGGAGTGGGCACTCGATCTACAGGAAAATTTCTAGGATAAACACCCCATTCGACAAAATATGCGGCAACGACTTTATCCACTACTCGACTTTCGAAGGGCTGGTTCAGTTCTTGATATTCATAATATAACGGAGCGAGATGAGAGCCGTCGGTATCTGCAATGACAACATCGACCGGCTGACTCGAAGTGCATCCGTCCGAATTACATAGTTTGACGGTCATTTTTATATCGACCGCCTTTAGATATGAATACGGTAGCATGTTTGTCGGATGCATCACCACTCCATATTTGTTTTTATCGAATAAAACGTAAGCGATGTCGCCTTTTTCACCGCTCCAAACGTTCCAAGAGACTGAGACCTGCACTCGGTCGACTTTTTTGACTAGATTTTCGTAGGAGGTTGCTTCGTGACTGACTTGAACCAAAGCATAGTTTCTGTCAGCCCAATCGATCACAGGAATTCCGGGAGCCGCAGCATGTCCGCCGCCGATGGCGAATATATAGCATGCGATTCCAATGAATACAAAATGCATTTTAATTTTGTCTTATAAATATAAATTTCTTAGAAATGCAACATTGCCGAATGCATCAATACTGTATTGACCATATAAGAAATTATCGTTTATTGTATGAGTAGCGAATAATTATGAAAAAAATCATACTATTTTTTGTTTTCGTCGTCGTCGTCGGGTCGGCCGTCTTTGACAATGGCGTCGACGCCGTTATCGATTATGTTGCAGCTCCGCATTATAAATTACAATATAATCTAGAACGAGCTCCACAGTATTTTGAAAAATTTCAAACGAAATACAAAAAAGTATACGCCGACGACAACGAACGTGATTATCGGTATAAAATCTTCAAAACCAATCTCGAAATCATTAATCTCAAGAATCAACAAAACGATTCTGCTGTTTATAATATAAACAAATTTGCCGATTTAACCAAGAATGAAGTCATCGCCAAGTTCACCGGTCTCGGTATTAAATCGCCCGCTTTAAAAAACTCCTGTGAACCGGTCATAGTTGACGGTCCCTCGAAATACACGCAAGAAACCTTCGACTGGAGACAATTCAACAAGATCACTTCGGTCAAAGACCAAGGGTTTTGCGGATCGTGCTGGGCCTTCTCTACTATAGCCGGTTTAGAGAGTCAATATGCCATCAAATACAACGAACACATCGACCTATCCGAACAGCAGTTGGTCGACTGCGACTCTATTGACATGGGCTGCGCCGGCGGACTTTTGCACACTGCATACGAGGAAATTATGAGTATGGGCGGCGTCGAATACGAAGAAGACTATCCCTACCGATCGGTACAAGGCCCGTGTCGACTGCGAAGCGACAAATTCGAAGTATCCGTAGACAATTGTTATAGATATATTCTATACAGTGAGGATAAATTGAAAGATGTCCTTCATGAAATGGGTCCCATAGCAGTGGCAGTCGATGCCGTCGATCTTACCGATTATTACGGTGGAATCATAACTTCGTGTAAAAACTACGGACTGAATCATGCCGTTCTTCTCGTAGGTTACGGCATAGAAAATAATGTTCCGTTTTGGGTGCTGAAAAACTCGTGGGGATCCGACTACGGAGAAAACGGATACGTCAGGGTCAAAAGGAACGTAAATTCATGCGGTATGATTAACGAGTTGGCCTCATCGGCGCGAATAAAATAATTTTGTCATAATTAATCAGGTTTAATTCTATAAACATGTTAATAATATAATCGATAGTGAATAGATCAGTACACATTTAAATATAATCAGTACACATTTTAATTCTAGATAATGTTTAACGAATGAGTACATTTCCAACAAACTTTGCTTTGACCCTAATAAAATTAATGATATAGTTATTATAGAATACGTTTAAATAGATAAATTTTTGTCGTGCGAAATATACAAATTCGATTCTATTCGGCACGTTTGTCTTGTCAAATGTAAAATCGTCACCGGTTTCGTTGAGCCACACGTGACCATCGAGACATAATACTCCTCGAGATCCACTCAATTCCCCGCTCAATGGTATTACGCAATTCTCTTCTGTCGTCGACGAAAAATAGCAGTCGCTGACGACCGATAATAGAACTTTACCGGTCTCATCGAAACCGGGCGCACCGATGTACAAATTGTGTCTAAAGTTTTTGACCACCACAGGCACTAGACCGTACACATAATATTTAGCGTAATGATGATGCACAAAATACAAATTTTCGAGAAGAAACTCTTCGGCTAGTAGCATCCGATGTCGCTGATCGAACACCATGAGACGAACCTTTCTCATGTGGGTTATTTTGGGTAGTTCGATACTGCTCGCCAGTCCCGGATAGTGATATTGAAGCTTCATAAGTTCAGGATCGGTGTCGTGTTGATTGAACACGTGAAACTTGACCGGTTCATTTTTGTATGACATGATGGTGACCCGACGAGTCTCATGGTTGACTATGAAAGCGACCGAATTAAATTGGGTCACCACACTCGACTCGACAATGTCGCCCGTTTGTATGGACATTTCGATACGAATGATCATCGAAACTATTCTGTCGCGGTTATATACTTTGAATAAAACAATAAATCACTGTAAATATACTTCTAATCGTTCTTTTATTTTCATTCTACATATACAACAAACTTTACATTTGCGAGCACAATCGATACATGTGCTAACGTGTTTACAAGGCAAAAAACACGTATTTCTCTCGTTCTCAAAGCATATTTTACAAAAACGATCATCATCACATATAGTCGACGACGAAATTCGTTGTGTATTTTTATCGCTGTCTGTGACATCGTTTGACCCGAAAATAGAGTCGATATCATTATTATCGCTGGTTTTGTCGTCGACACCGATCGAATCCAATGCAGGATAAATTTTTGCAGTGGCACTACATACATCGGTGGTGTAGTTGACATCGTGATGATTCTTGACGTTAATGACATCGATTTCGTTGTCGCTGTCGCTGGCGGGCGGAGCCGTGGGCTTGTTGTTGAATTCGCATTCTGGTGAATATTTTCGATGAATATCCTCCACACGATCGGTTCGATTTAATTTGACGATCGTCAGTCGACAGCCGGCGCATCGAATTTCGATATCTTTTCCATAATAATAGAATCCGTTTACGGCCAAACAGTGGCCGTTTTCTTTAAATACGCGTCGAGCAGTTTTAAATTTACGAAACGATTCTTTTCTGAGAGTTTCGTTTTCGGCGAGAATAGCCGTCGCCATCGAACACAGGGAAAACGTGTGATATTTTAGCGTTCTCATGTCCAATCTGATCAAAAGTAGAGGACAAAATGCACATTTATAAACGCCATTACCACTTTCGTAGTGTATACCAAATTTGCCTAAATTTCGTATGTATTCTTTGGTGAGAGAACTGCCGACAAAACTATCGATTCTGTTATCGTAATCGTGGTAAAACGACGGTGGCGCGAGTCGAGAGTTCATGATATCCGAATAGCAGTCCATTATGCCAACCTTACCAATGACCGTCCGTCGAGATCGATAACGATACTTTATCTAGTAATCGTTTTGGTTTATCGGCCAATCGCTGTCGCTTTGATGATTGATCAATGCGGTCAACAAAATTAGTATTACTGAGCATATAAAAGCGAGAAATATGTGAGCAGACATCACATTCAGCGGATCAAGCGAACCGCTAGGTCGATTCAGTGCTCTATTCAAAAACTCACTATTGATCAAAACTGTGTCAGTTTTAATATCATAAATTAAAGGTCTATTATAGTCAAAGTTTTCGAAATTGGCTTTATTAATCATAGTCCTGTACGAATCATCTTTCGGACTGGCTAACAGCGTGTCGATAATTAAATCTTTCCAAGCGTGCTCTCTGCTCTCTGGAGATACTTCGACTCTTGCCGAATTTAGCATTCTCCAGCGTATCGAGTTGTTAGCCATGTCTCTGAAGAATCTATCCGCTGCTTCTCCCACGTACTCCGATGAAGAACAGGAACAAGTCTACAATAACACCACCGACGTCGAAGAAAATGTCAATGACTTTGAAGAAAGTGTCAATGATGACGACAACAATGTCAACGATAAGCTGCTTGAAGACCAGCTTCAGTTGCAGAAACAGCAGAAACAGAAACAGCTAAAACTAAAACAGATGCAAATGGGGCAAGAACAAAAAATGAATAATCGTAAACGTGTTCAGAATCAAAACGATAGTATCGAAGAGAACGAAGAGATGATCGGCGGCAAACGCCAGAAGATCGATGCTAATCGACTGATGAAAAAACCCAATGGAGGCAACAATAATGATGATTCTATGTCGAWTTCGTCTAGCAGCACGTCTTCTAACACGGGCCCGTTAAGACAGAATAGAGTGGTGGGCGAGCTGGTGGCCAAAAACACTTTATCTATCAACAATGAAGCATTTTACTTATTCAAAGTGCTCATCGATAACGTTAGCAAAGAGTATTACGGAGATGCCAGTCAATTTTATTCGATGAAGCTGAACAAGTTATACAATTTAACTATTACCTATGAGAAGAAACGCTACTATATCAGCGATTTCAAGGAATCTTCGGAGCCCGACAAGAAGGTTAACGTCAAACAGAGTGTTTGTCAGAAAGATTTCGATGACAATGAAATTATTTCTACATCGGCTAAATTTCAATTCGGATTCAAGTTGATGGAAAATGACCTGTACAAAATGGTGTTTGTGGTAGCGTTCTCCAACGATTTTCTCAGTGAAGGAAAATTGTATCAGATCGAATGCAGTGCAACATTGCAAAAAATCAATACTGCTTTCAAACAAAACTTTCAAAAAGAGTCTGATGTGATAGAATTCTTCGTGAATTGCCAGAATAAAATGATGAATTTGATGCGCATCAAGTGCAATCAGAGCAACAACAACTACAAGTCCTTCATCATTATGGATATCACTCAAATTGAAAAAACCAAAATTGCTAAAATGCTGATCGAAGACAACAACACCATCGTGAGTTGCAGTCGCCAGAACAAGCGTGTCATCGTCAGCAAGATTACTAGAATCCAAACGGAACAATTCGGTAATGATAGACTGAGCATTACCTTCAATATGTTTAAACAATTGAACAGTGACCCGCTGAAAGGAACGTTCTTCTATGGCAACAATAGAAACGCCAACTCCAATGAAGACAACAGACTGCAAAAATTGGCCAAGATCAAGATGGATTTGAATCAACTGAACGACATGATCAGCGATGGCATGGCTGAAGTCGACTTTTATATAGTTATCGATGCCGTTCCGAGGAATTACAATATCATAGGAGTGACTGTTTTCGAGCAATCAGAGCGCCAATACTTTTCTATTTAATGTGTCTATAATATTTTTATTGTTATGATTTTAATCATGTATTAGGTGATGGTTGGTTATGGGTTTTTTTTCACGAGCTAAATAAATATTTTAAAATGTATTTTTTTYGGTATTATTATGATGACAACTGTTGATTGGCTACATTCCTAGATAAAGATTCGTAATCAGCAAGTAATGACTGAACATAATTTTCTGATGCTTGAGCACGAACGAGAATAGGACTAAACTCTTCAGATAATCTTTCAATTTTATCTAAAATATTCGATTTAGATTGATCTATACGTTCGTTGAGAACGTCGATTTGTTTGTTCATTTCAGTGTTTAAAATGTCTCTCATGCTCTGATTTTCACTAGTCAATTCAGAAAGTTTGGTATTATAATAATCGGCAGTCTTTTGATTGAGCGTATTAATGTCCTGTAGGTTWAATGTGGCTTGATTTTTGATCAACTCTTCGACCTTTTGACGAACGTTATCTACCTCGGACTTGATTCGACTGCAGTCCGCCTTTGTAGAGCCCGATTGTTTATTTTTCATTTGTGACGATAAACTAGAATTTTGATTGCGTAATTGTTGATTGGACGTTTCGAGGTCTTTTATGGTTTTTTGGAGAGCTCGTGTTCGATTTTCCATGGCGGCCGATGTCGTTTCTGACTGAGACGGTCTATTGTAGGGTTTGGCGCGAGCGGTGGGCTTCTCTCGAATCGCCAATTTATCTTTTAAATTTTTATTTTCGTCGGCAATCTTCATTAGTTCGATGCTCATTGAAGCGATTCGACTTTGATTACTTTTATTTTCTTCACGTAAATCGAATAATTCCGAGACTAACAATTCTTGTTGTTGGCGATCTTTAATATTGGACTCGTCCCTTTGCGTCGAAACATTACGGCTCACTTCTTCTTTTAATTGGATGATATCGTCACGAGCAGCGTTCAGTTCAAACAGTAATTTATTTACATACTCACGAGAATCGTTCAATTCCCTCTCTAATCTATTTACAGATTGAACGTTTGTTTGTTTGTCGCTTTCGAATGATTTTAGTAAATTTCTGTCCTCAATAATCTTGTTTTGTATAATGCGATTTGTCGCCTCGACGAGTTCGGCATTTTCCAGTCTAGCGGACGTGTTTATATCAACATCTAAGGCTCTGGCCAAACTATTATACGATGACTGGATAATTGCCAGATTAGATTCGAGCGCTTGATTACGTTGACTCATAATATTTGCGTTTGTGTTTAGAGTCATAATAGTGGATTCTCGGTCGACCAATGTCGATTGAAGCATTTCCATTTGATTGTTTAATCTAATTATTTGATCGCTATTAGCGACGGCAGTATCGCTTACGCTCACTATCGAAGACAATTGATTTTGAATCGAAACGACCTGTTGTTGCAGACTTTCGACGCTACCTATACTAGAAAGATTAAAACTAGTCGATTTCAATACTGTGTTGGCCAAGCGACAATATCCTTTCACGATGATCGAAATCAACTGACACAGTTCCGGCGTAGAAACTGCTGCACCCATCGACCAATTCGTGTTACGTTGAATACACTGCATCAGCTCTTGTAGATCGCTACTCAGCAAAGAATCGAACGATTCCAAACGATTCAAGCTCACGATGAACACGTCGGATCTAATATATTTTCTTGTGATAACTACCAAAAGGCTAATTAGTCGTTTGTACGATTCGATCGATGGCGATCGTAAAGATTGCTGATACGATTCGTTCAGCGCGACCGAGTCTTCCTCGGATATAGATATAAAATTCGGAGGGGACGGCGTCGATTCCGTCGACATTTGCTGCGGATAAAAAGCGTTTGATTGCGAAGGCGGGGCCATCGTCGTCGACGGGGTTTGGTTAAATGTGAACATTTGCACCGGCTGCAACGGTTTTTGATCGAATTGGTACATCGTCCCAGACGAATTCGCCATGAACGGGTTGATAGGCGGCGGAATCGGTGGATTCGGCACGTTGCTATTGTAATCGTATTTGTAGTTAAAATTATGCGTTATCTGATTAGACGACGGTATCAGTGCTTCGGTGACGAGTTCGGGTATCTGTAGATCTACACGCGTTATCAAATCGGGTCGATGCAATAGTATAATAGACCGCACTCGCTGTAGAACATCATCAGTCGACGATTGAGTTTTGCACCGCTGACTCATCGTGTTTATTGTTCTCAACAAGTTTTGCACAGTGTCAGCATTGACTTCAGTGTTTTTATACTTTGGTCGATACCTGTTCATGATGCTGAGCCTTTTGAAGTACGAAGAACTGGAAAGGGCTGTTATGAGTACGTGGATACAGAGAAATACCAAGATTTTACCCTCGGATGTTTACCGTATAACACGAATGATGTACAAGGAAAATCGTTTGTTAATTTTCTTCACCGGCCACAACAATAATCAGCCTTATCAATTTTACATGGATTCCTTGTGCGATTTGTTTTCTTATCGAAAATGTTTCAACAATCACGCCTTTTCCAAGTGCTACAACGGCTGCGAAAGTTACAAGACGATGGTGATGCCCGGTCTGCGAGGAGTGAACAGCGAACGTATTAACGTCATCAAATACAAGCGCTGTAGAGATAACGAACAGTACGACAAGTATTGTTTAGATTCTTTTCTGAACGACATTAATCGTGTTCATATGCAAACCAAACTTAAAGAAGGACAATACGTTCGATTCAAGAAAGTGCTACCATGTATCAAAAATCGTTTGCAATACCCGAACAACAAAATCGACAATATCGACCAACTACTCGAGATCGTGTCGCCCGACTCGTTAACTCGTGAGATCGTCCCGGTCATAGCCTGTTACGATATAGAAACTCATTCGAACGGCCAAAGATTTTCGACACCCGAAGAGGATTTTATCATTTCGATATCGATCGTCGTGAAGCGCGACAACAAAAACACAAAAATTTGCCTCTACTACATCGAAAATAACGAGAACGACATGCAAAATGTCGATAACAATTTAACTGCGGAAATTATGTGTGTTCGTTTCAAAAACGAAATTAATATGCTAAAGGCCTTCTTTAAACTGCTGCCCGCCATCAATATGGATTGTCTTCTCGATTACAACGGAGACAAGTTCGATTTGCCTTTTATCATTAATCGCGCCAGAATCCTGTCGAGCAGACAACACAGCCGTCAATATAGCGTCGGATTGATCACATCGGAAACGTGGACCAAGATAATCCGCTACGATCTGGAACCGATCAGCATTCGCACGTCACAATTGTGCGATAAATTCGGTAATCGTATGAACACTCATTTCTTTTCGTACTATACTCATGTCGATCTTTATCAATTTTTGAGTACTGATTCTGAACAGACTAATGTGGAAAATTTTCAATTGAACACTGTGGCCGAACATTATCTGAATCAGAAAAAGGTGGACTTACCCATCGCCGAAATGCTCAATCTGTACAATAACAACTGTCTGAAGAAATTAATCGAGTATAACGTACAGGACAGTGTGCTGCCGATCGACATATTTCTAAAGCTAGAGATCATGGACTTTATGTATACGTTATGCATGTTGCTTTATTTGAGCACGGATGACGTTCTTCGCAACATTTCACACAAAGTGAGTGTAGTGTTTTTCTATCGAGCCTTGAACAACACTCATTATGATGAACGACTGAAACGTGAAATAGCCGATGCGTATTTCTTTAATAAAGCAGATTTATCCGTTACGTCTGGCCGCAAACGCGTCTGGAGACAGAGAGAAGATGACTCGAACCAGAGCAATAATGAAGTGGTAGACTCGCAAATGGTCGACTTGACTCTACTACAGAGAACTCCAATCGAAGATATACCCGAAGATGCCGTTCGACTGTGTCACCAAAACAGAAATGTATTTACAAGGGCGGTAAGGTTCTTTCGCCTCAGCCCCGGACTGAAACGTTGGGTCGCCACTCTGGATTTTAATTCTCTCTACTTGACTATAATGATTCAAGAGGGAATTTGTCTGTCGAACACGTTCATCGGCCACGATAATTACGTGTATCTAATGAAGAATCAAAATGCAATCAATCCGAAGCTTCTGAGACAGCTGTTGGAGCTTCGTATATTATACAAAACGAAGCGAGATAAATTCGACGTGGGCACATTTCAATATAATCTATATGATAAAACACAGAATGCTGTGAAGCGAATCGCCAACAGTATCTACGGATATTTCGGTATTTTCTTTAAACCGTTGGCTAATTATGTCACGAAAATTGGACGTGAAAAGCTGATGGAGGCCATTAAAAAGATTCAAAACATGAGTGACGACCCTCGTATTTTAAACGATTTCAACCTGTCGTCGATCGTATTCAAGGTTATATATGGCGACACTGACTCTTCGTTCATACACGTCGCTTTCGATGAAAATGAAATCAAAGAAAATGTCTACGAGACGATCGGTAAGATTATAAACAATTATGTGCTCGATAAACTCAATGCCGATTGGGTCGGATATAAAATGGCTCTCGAAAACATAATGACCAGTTTGATTCTATTGAAAAAGAAGAAATACTGTTACTTGAATAGCGAGAATCGCATCAAATACAAGGGATGGCTGATCAAGAAGGATATGCCTCTGTTCATGCGCAAGGTTTTCAGACAGGTGGTCGACACGTATCTGCGTAATCATAGTGTAGCCTGCGGTCTGCAGCTGCTGACCGAGCTGATGATCGCTCATTACGATAACTTTGGAAATAACGACAACTATAGCGACTATGGTTTCAGCATGAGCTATAACGAAAACACCACAAATAAAAAGAAGAAGGAATCGGCTCCAGGCGCGCCAGAGCGCAAACGACCCATCACCATAGCCAAGCACTGTCGAGAGATTTTGGCCAATTGCGGAACCGACTTTCTACCCGGCAATGGCGACAGAATTCCCTATTTACTGACCGATGTCGCCGGGAGCGTCACTCAAAAAGCTTTTCCTCTAAAACTGTTCGATCAGACTAAACGTATGAGTTGGATCAAACACATGGGTATCGTGTGCACGTTTATGAACGAGCTGATTCAAATATTCGGCGATCGTCCCGAGTTTGAGTATTATTTCACTAAAATCTGTCAACATTACATGCAGAATCAACAGCACGATGTTAAATTTCCTCAATTGAAACCCGTCAAACATGCGGTAAAAAACCAAAAAACTACCGTTACCACCAAAGATGATGAATATGATGATGACGATGAAGACGGTTACAATTCAGACGACAAGGACGAAAGTGATAATGATGATGACGATGAATCGATTGCCATCAACTATCAATATCAGTTTTTTCTATATAAAAAGCGTCCGGCGCCGAAATTGACAAAGTCCAAGAAAGCTGTCGCTTCGAAAACCGTCGATGATGACGTTTCTACTACTTACAAACCTAACAAATTGTGTGGGGAATGTAATAAAATTTGTTAATATGCTGTGATCAATAAACTTTTATTTTGCGTATATAATTGCATTATTTATTTCGTGAACTAGAAACTGTGCCAAATCGTCAATCTGATCATCGTCCAAGTGATGATTGCGAACATAACTCTGAAGAATTAATATAATGTGATCATTGTAATAGACTCGATTCACTAAATATTCAATTTGCCGTCTGGTGAGTTTTAAGCCGTCGACAGCGTCCATTATCTGACACATGTCTTCGACGGTGATTTGTCGATCGATAAACATTTGCAGTATCGTGATAAACTTGTGGCGAAACGTGTCGTCCCGTTCCAATTCCTTCATATAGTTCTTGATGTGCACATTGACGTAGGCCACTTTTGTCACAATCGGCATCGAAGTGACCATTTGATTGACGAAATTTCTAAAGAAATCCATTTTGTTTCAATCTAAAGAACTAGTATTCTTATTTATAATTGCGTCAAACGCTTTTTCTAAATCTCTTTTCTTTTTTATACTCTTAGCTTTACCGGTGGGCAGATCGGCAGTCGTCGACTCTGGTTTTATGTAATAGATTTGCAGCAACATAATGAATATGACGAACAATAGCAGCATGAAGAGTAGTAGATTAGAGAATCCTTCATTTTTATCAAAAATGAATCCCAATATAATTAGTACTAAAGTAAAGTACATGAACATTTTCATTTGTTGTTAAATTCGAACCTCTTAATTAGACTAGAGTGATCTTAACATATCTTCTTGTGGTGTACGGGCGATTCATGATTGAACGATCATGAATGGCTCCGACACATCAACACATCCGCGACGTACGTGTTCATTCGCTAAGAAAATTAACTCTATTGCGAACATCGACACGATTTTGGCGCAATTTTCTGATTGACTGTCGTCATATTATATTCTTTGACGGCAGGCATTTCATTAGATTTATTTCCGAGGATTTATTTTCCGTCGTCGTTGTCGTCGTCGTTGTCATGAAAAATGATACGACTCTAACAAATGTCATCCTAGATTTATTTTAATGGGTTTAGCGACAAAATATATTTATGTATTGTTGTCGTTCCAATCGACAATGATATGGTTAAACTGTCTATCGTGCAAGTCATTTCCAACAAATTGGCGTCGCGGCGATTCATGATTGAACGATCATGAATGGCCCGTACGCAAAACATATGCTGCGTCCTAGACGTTTTCGATAATGTCGACACTTTTAACTACAAAAACGAGTATTTTGTAATTGACATATAATAAAAATTTTTGAAAAATCTTAAACCAAAATTTGATTGTTGTTTGTTCAAGCGTCCGTGACGTTTGAAACAATATTAAAGTTTTCGACATCTATTTATTGGTTATTGGCTTTGATGTTGGAGTTTGTCAAATTTGAAAACTTTTTAAATTTTGTATAAATTTATTTCTAATTTATTCTGCAGGTGTCTCGGCCGTTTTCTACTAAATTGATGAATTTGACATCGAAATTGTTGGTTTTATCACGATGTTTATAAAATTGTCATATAAAATCCTACGGTCGATGCACGATCGATCGATCATGAATCGACGCGACGCGACGCGACGCCTGCGCCCCGACGGGGATCGTTCGCCGCGGCGTCGAGTCGACGCCGGCGTCCGGGTCGTCGAGCACGTTTTTCACGTCGACGAAAAAGTGATGCAACGTTGCGTCAGCCGGATGTTTGTCGCGACGTGACCCCTGATTTAATCATATATCGAAGGTTATCGACACGACACATTTAAACTATTATCATGATGTGTCATTTGTTATTATTGCACCATATTTTGTAATAAAATTTGAAACAACAATGTCAATGTTATTGTGTCTTTATTGTCAACAGAAAAATCGTATCACAAAAACAGATCTAACAAATGTTCGGGAAATAAAAATTCCGATGGTAATAAACAGATATTAGCCAATTTGATGGAATCGTTTTTATAGCAAATGTAATCGTTTTTCATGTAGACGTTCTGTAAAACGGTGGTATTATGATATATGTCTCCGCCTCCGACTTTGACTCGATTATGCGAAGATATGTAGTTATTTAGACTCTTTATCGCTCTGTCGGCGACTTCTTCGATGTCGGTTATTTTCGTGTTTTTGTAGGTTCGAGTGCTGTTTATTAAATCTTTACTGCCTTTTGCGCCACATTTAATTATATCGGTAAATTGCCCCTGTAAATCGTGAATTTCCTCATCTCCGCAAACCATTTCTTCGTCGGATATTAATTTTGTCAATTTATCGAATAGTAAATAACTAGCGTTTGAACTCAACACGAGCGCACAGTCTCTTAGCAACGGATCCAATTTTTGTGAGAATACAATACCTTTGTACGATTTCCACAAACGTTTTAATATAGGCATTTTATTGAAAATCGCTTTGATACTGTTCTGTTTGCGGTATAGATAGTAAATTTGTTGCGACACAAACGAAAGTCTGTTTTTGTCGAAACATATAAAGTTGTATCGTGGGTCTCCATACAACAAACACTCTAGATCGATGAGAGAATTCGGCTGTGGTAAAAACGTGATGACTTTTTTGTCTCCGTCACAATCGGTGTTGGCGCCTGTGAAGATGCCCAAACCGACTTTTACGTTCCAGTCGTTGTAATCATCGGGCTGACGAACGTCCGAGACTTGAGTGCTCAGCTGTGATATATTGGGATGTCTAGTCGTCCAGGCTCGTACGTTGCTCACGTCCCGTCCATAGTACCGTTTTATGCTGCTCTTCGGCGGTATAATCTCGTTGGCTCCATTCAAACACTGAACGTTCGCATAAAAAGATGCCGTATTCAAAAATGTCGAGTATAAAAACTGGCCGGCGTAACCGTTTTTACTCTGAAACTGATCCTTTATGATGCCGTGGGTCAGCTTGATTTTCTGGATAGATCCACTGATGTCCACGAGTCCGTTATCGTGCTTCGAATTGAAGGCTTTATTCAGGAAAATTATAAAGTTGTGATCCCATAGAATAAATTTGGGCAGAGTCAGATAGTCGATGGTGTCGGTGAATTTGTTGCGTTTAACTTTTAAATAGACATTCGACGGCAAATCGGTGACAATGATCGTGCTGGCCATGAGCATCTTGCTCAGCATTTCGGTGTGTGAATTTCGTGATTCGCATTCTTGATACACGGAAATCAACTGTTCGATGAGACTGTTGAAGAAATTTATTTTAATTTTCTTAAGATCAGCGATAATGTTCTTGAGAAACACACGAAAATCGTTGATTTTACAGAAATACACATTGTCTATGTCGGCGGGATCGATTAATAAATCGAAATTTATCGGATTTTTCGCGATGAATTCGACCGACGTGCTTGCTGTGGACGAGCTCATTGTGAAATAAATTGACTTGTTATTTTTTATTTAGTAGTAAGAGGGAATTTAATTTAAATTTTACGTTTGACGTAAACTAATATGGCCGAGTTAATTAATATTCCAATTTTAAAGAATCTAATTAAAAATGAAATCGAACGCAACGTCACCGATAATATCGTTAATAAACTGAAGCGTCTCGAAGAAGAAAATCTCAACGATACCGTCGAAATCTACGGAATTCACGATAAAAGACTGTACAATAAAAAAATTCGTACAAATTATGTTAAAAAAATATGTCAACTGTTAACGTTAAACTACAAACTTATCGTGAACAGCGATTACGAGAAAAATCACATCAAACTAAAGTTGAACGATGCTGCGACGGCTAAAGAGTGGCAAAATCGTTCGCGTGAGGTTCGACTCAAAAATTATGATCTGGACATCGATTTCGATGCCCCTGTCAAGATTTTTGTGGCCGCCTCGCCCGAACATAAACAGTTGTTMGAAAAGACTCGAGACGCCCTGTTGCCGCATTACAAATATGTTTCGTTGTGTAAAAAAGGTGTCATGGTGAGACAGAACGAGCGTAGTAAAATTTATATAGTCAAAAACGAAAATGATATTTATGATCTGTTGACGCAAACTACTCTATCGTCTCCTCCTCTATCCACTTCGTCCATTATCGTTAACGGTAACAAAATCGTGAACAATAATGGCGTCTACGATGATAGCGTTATTACGTCTCTACCGCAGACTCTGATACTAAACGAAGAAACGCAAATATAAACGGGCTCATTTCGTATTACATTTGTCGTAATGAGTTTTATAGTTGAATCTCACTTCAATCTAATTATAATTCGACTTGAGCTCGAGTCGAATTTTAGGTAAATTAAATTTAGATTTCACTTTATTTGAAGTTATATTACACTGTTTATTAATTTCAATTTTACATTACAATTTCGTAATAATTAAGTTTGAATGTGTGAGTTTGTGGTTGTTTGTGTCTCGGATATCAATAAAAAACATTTGTGAATAAAATTTTTTATTTATACCATAATGTACAATAATATAACAGAACTTCCAGCCTCGACATATAGTCTACCGTACAACGGTAAACGAATATTCTTAAAATTTTTCAATCGTGCTTACATAAAAACAAAATCAGAGCCTATTTCCTTTAAGATCGCTTGGCAAGCGGTCAAACGTAAATATGTTCACAATAAAGACGGCGAATGGGTGGCTCGAAAGGATGCCAACGACTATGACACCACAGACACTTCATCTACAGACGAGAGCACGTCCGAATCCACTTCTGACTATGAAACCGATTAGAATAGATAAGTATTTTTAAAAATGTTTCATTTGAACGAGGCCTTTTTTAAAGAAGAAATGCCGGCGCGAGCTAAACAAGTGTTCGTAAAGACCTTTAAATTAAKCCATAAACTTGACGGTGGTGACGAAGATATCGCTTTACATATGGCGCGGCAGGCCGTCGAGCGAGATTACGTGAAGCTCAACGATCGGTGGATACCGAAGACTGCCGCCGAAGAGATCGTCCGTCACGATATGGTCGAAAGCGACGACGATGATGATAAATACGGTAATGTTGCGGGCGAGCGCTCATCATCTTCGTCGGCGAAACAAAATTATTTCTATAATAAAAACATCAAGGACGACCGAGTCCCATTTACACAAGCACAGGACTCGGATTATACTGACATCGAAGACGACACCGAAGACAATACTGATTACGACACCGACGATAACCGAGAAGATAATGATTTTTACCACGACGAAGAAGACGACGACGACGACAAGGCAAAAATCATGTTTCGTAATCGTCAGCCTTGACTGATGACTCAAGTCGATCCGAGCATTTCGATTTCGTATTCGCGATCCAGTAGAGCTCGCTCCCTGTCCGTCAATAAATTTTTTTTGCTGTTCAGATTCAGTCGGTTCTCAAAATCTAGATAGCCGGTGATTCGTTGGTGATATCGTTCGTCGTCAAACAGTTTTTTGGCCACAATAATTCGAGCTTGGTCGTGTAAATCGATGAATATGGAATTGTTGTTGTCCGCTCCATTAAAGTGTACGCACTCGGCCATATTCAAAGGCTTCCGGTGCAAGCGTCCATCGATGGAGACTCGAACATTATCATAAATATACTCGGCCAATGTTTCCAGAGACATGTCTGTTTTTATATTAAAATTGCAGAACATTGCCTTTTTCACATTTAAAAATATAATATAATCTTGTGCGCGACTGTCGTTGATTTCGCAGGATATGTCATCGACAAAAGTTACGTATCTCAAGTCGATACAAACTTGTTCAAACTCCAAGAAACGAGCACTAAAAGACGTTGAGAATGACATTTTAATATCGAGCAAACGACTAACGCGCCGTCGTCGACATTTACTCTATTTATATGGCCGTGAAACTACGAGCATTAGACTCGGCACATGCGCAGAACGATTAATTTTGATCGGTAGAATAAATAAACGAAAATTTAATATCCTCAAAACTTTATTATTGATATTGTATAAAAACATTAATTAACAAACACGAAAACTTTACATTCTCAGAGTATAGGATAAATATTTGACATGAACACAATTATCGGGTAGAATCTTTATCGACTAGTTTAATTAGATTAGACTCGGTGGGTCGATTGTCATCATGTTTGCTGTTGCTGCTGCTGCTGCCGCTGCTGCTGCTGATGGTATAGGCGCACGATCCTTTGCTGTTCACCATACAGTTGTATTTTTCATGTAGCCATATAAAATGTTCATAGCTTACAGACATTGGCGCTACAAAACCACAATTCGAACAGTACACGATTTGATCGTTTTCGTCCACACAACGCAGCAGGCCCGTTCCTCCACTAATATTAAAATTTGTAGTTTTTTTCGTCAAAATATTTTCCATAGTTTCGTTGACCGACGACATTGTAGGTGGTGTTACGACCGACGTACGCCACATCCGCCTTATGTTTGCTATAGAAATCAGCAGCATTGTGCTTCGATGTCGTTTGTGATGACGAATACTCCGAAGATTGGTTCTTATTCATTTTTGTGTCGACAATATTGTTTATTACTTTTTYGAGTTGAAAATTGACCTTATTCATTTCGATAAGAAAATTGTTCAGAAACTGTGTGATTAGAAACACTTTTATCTCGGATGACACACTTTTCAAGAGTAAGAATCTCAAGATAACACATCTCAATAAATACTAGTGATCTGCGCATAATTAACTGATGCCAAAGTATGCGCGAAACTCCTCGATAAAGTTGTACCAGTCGAGTATTATTAGCATTCCCGTGTTGTAATTGACTCGACCGTCTGGTTCGTACATTCTTCGGTTAATCGGAGGCGTTGTAATCAACTCGAAATACCTTCGATAATTGTTGGGAGTCTTCGCCCATTTAGAATAATGGAAAATTCTTTTAACCATTTCACGGGGAGGGCACATGATGTGACCAGGTGGATTTCCTCCGTAGTTTAGGTCCGCAACACTTGACTCTGTCTTTAATTGTTTGGACACTTGCCTAAATTGCGAAAAACGACCGGAAATATTTTTCTTGTTATTGTTGAAGGGGTTCCTTTGTTTGAGCATCATTGTTAGTATCGTGTTGTAGAGTAGAAACGATTTATAAATAATATGCGAATCCCACGATTCCACTGTTTGCGGCACACTAAATATTTGCACATCGTTATTACTGGGCGCGTGCTCGGTCTGATAGATAAACACCATTCGTTGTGGCAATATGATGGTGCGAAATATCGAGTAAACAACATCAATTTGGAGCTCGTCTATCATTAGAATATATTTATCTCGACATACGTCGAAACAGTCCATTATCGCTTTGATTGTCGTTTTTAGTGTGGCCATAGATCTCTCGCCGGCCTCGTCGATTCCGTAGAACACTTCTTCGTCGTCGATGGGCTGCAGATGAACATAGGCGCACATTTCGTTGGCGTTTAAATATTCGCCTCTTTCGTCGATTTCGTGGGCGGGATTCAGCAGACACATGTAATACGGACGTCGATCGTAATTTTGGTAGAACGATTCGAAAATAGTGATGTGATTGATAAACTTGCTTTCGGTCACATCGTTATAGCGTACGATCGCTCTGCAGTTCGCTCGTAACGGATGAATCGGACATTGAGCACTTTGTATCTTGATGGGTTTTAAAGGAGTCAATCTCTCCGAGACACACTGGTTTAATCGAACCACGCTTGCTATCGACGACATTTAAAATTATATAAGTGTCGTCGACGAGCTCGAGATTATTCTTTAAAATGATGTCTACAACGTCCGTTTCGAACGAGGGCGCAGACATTTTTGAACGTAAAAAGATTAAATTACTCTCTTACGATGAATATTATCAAATGTTGCGTTACAAATTTGTGAAATTCGATTCCGCAGTAAATAAATATTTTTACTATGATAAGTACACACAAACAGAAGTGTCCACTTCGAGGCCTACTGTCACTTTAAACGATTATCCTGACTATCTGTTTTTGGTCTATTAAATCGCTGTTGGTTCGTTTGTAATCGCCGATTCGCATCGAGATGGATCGGCGCCGCTCGAGTAAAAGAGTGTCGGAAACGCCATTGTCGCCGACGCCTTCATCGTCATCGTCAATATTAGGATTTAAAAAGTCTTCAAAAACCGATGGTAGTGCCAAGAAAAATTTAAAATCTACCACAAAACCGACGCCGGCGACTGCGATATCGACGGCAACGAGCTCTGTAGAGCCCGAAATAGAAATGGATATCGATCGATCGATGTTCGACGAAGAGCAGCACAGAATTCAACAGATTCGTCAATTAGAAGAATCGGAAAAGCACATAATGAAACGTCAAGATGAAATGTCTCGCAGGTTACAGCTTTCAGAGGATCCTCAGACGACGACGACGACAACGACGACGACGACAAAATTACCGTCGTCGTCGTCGCTAAACTCGGCGTTCGATATGAACAAAAGATCGAGAATCACCGGCTCAATGCCCGAAGTCATTAATGTTCCGCCTCTATTAAATCAAATCCCCGGCGATAGCACTAACGTGTTCTGTATCCAGAAAAATATCGACAAGATCAAACAGTATCTAGATACACTTCAGAACAATATTAATCCTTTAGTATCGAACACGTTAAAACAATACATGACTTTCGAGGACAATGTCGAGAATATAATCGATTATGCCAGCATAATGAATGCCATGTTGAGCGGCAAAGATGTGAGTCGTAGAAATTTTTACAAATTTAGCGAAGCTTTGTTTAACTATTATGTGAGAATATTCGACAACGTGTCGACTGTCGCTCATGTCATAGTCAATGTCAACTATTCTCGCGGCAAGACCAAAATCACTCATGCTATTACTAACTTTTTCAATTTATGTATCAACTACATAGTGAGCAATATCACAGAACTGCTCGAATATAAAGAGTCTTATTATAAACATCCCGACGAATATCAAAGCCACATAGACGTCAATCAAAGAAAACTAACAGACATATATAACAATCGTTTATTGGATTTGAAATCTATACAATTCTATAAACATACGCCCGACAATGATGTCAACCAATTTATATCTGTAGGCGCGACAAATAAGTATTATCGAATCATAGATGTAGACATTAACGTCAAAAACGTTTTCAATTATCTCATTTTCGAGTAGACGCTCAAGTGTAACTCAAAAGTTTTTCGAAATCCAGTTCAATGTCGATGACTGAATCTTCTTTTACGATGCGATTATACTCTTCGGCGTAGTCTTTGTCGGGGCGTTGATCTCCGATGAAACCCTTCATGTGCTCGAGGAGCGCCGAACACTGCTCCAACGATTTCGGTGGAAAATCGAACCAATACTTGACGTTTCTATTGAAAGGATCTCGATTGTGTTCTCTTTGCCAACGCTTCAGACAGGATTGATGGAACATTTTTTCTAAATTTAACGTTCGATATTCGGTGACGGCGATTACGCCGTCGTTCTCTATGCGATCGAAAACAATTTGGCATTCGATTTTGTATTCACTCCACATCCTTTTGAATGTTTTATAAATATACTCGTCTTTGTTTTGAAGATTTACGGTTATCAACATGTTTTCGTCTGCGGTATAAAGACGTATCGCGTCGACGTTTGCTCACATTCGAGCGTCTATCATGGAGCTTATTAAACCCTTTGTTAAATATTCCCGTTTGTATCGGACTGCCAACGATAATATACGTAAAGAACTGGTATACCGTCGATGGTGGTGCGAAATCAGAAAGACAATGCCGCCGATGAATACGACGATCAAGAGAAGCGACAGCGGCGGTAGCGATTCGAGTGTTGAAGAAATAATACCGAATAATTTTTTTGTATTTTGCTTTACTACGAACAAAGAATCGCGTCTGTGCTGCAATCAATGTCTGTTTCCTCTCGAATGTAATGAACACGAGGAGCTAATAAACTATATTATAATTAGTGTCTGCTATTATGAATCTATGGACTATAGTGGTGGTGATAATGATAATGATGATGATCGTGGTGAAAAGAAAATCAACAGCATGATGGTCGACAACAAGAACGTGTGGCGCGAGAGAATTCGTTTCGCCTGGCAGAGTTACGAGTCCAAGATAAAATTATATAAAATACATTATGAGAAATGTTTACAGTGCGACCAGCCTTGTCGATTGACTGGCAGTGTGTATTTTTATTGTTTTAGTTTTAAGCTATTTTGTAAGCGATGTTTCTTTCCTCTGTTCAGAATCGTAACGGCAAACAGTTAAAAAGATCTGTATCGTGCTAGAGATTTGTTTGTAATTTTTTGATTTAAATATACGTATATAACGAGTTTTACGTCATTTATTATATCGATTTTCTTTTGTACATGCGATAGAACAGTATTATTTATTGCTGCCGGAATAGGTGGCAAGGTGATATAATAAAAATATGTCATCATTTTTATCTATTACTTATCATCATTAAAGATTGAGGCCCGAACACAAAGAGCTATGAATAGATAAACACGCATATCACAGCTATATAATACTTGGACGGTCGCTATTTCTAGGTATTAATATTTTGTAAGCGACGTCGTGAACACCACGACAACGAAAATGGAGAATTACGAGCATTCGATGCAACGCTTCAGCAACAGATTAAAAACTTTTGACAATAAAAAGTGGGCGAATCCTTATGTTCTTCCGATAGAGTTGTCGATGAATGGATTTTATTATTTGGGCATTCGTGATGAGGTCCGGTGTGCCTATTGTAAAGTGGAGATTTGTCAATGGCAAAAGGACGACGTGGTGGACTCGTATCACAGGACTTATGCTCCTCAGTGTCCATTCGATTTAAAAAAGCTGGACGCTAGACAGGCCAAGCATGATGAGTACGAACGAGAGAATAAATTTATATTCAAATATCCCAATTTCGATAATGTAGTAAAACGAATCAACAGCTTTCGCAACTGGCCTCGGAACCGCACCGACTACATAGATTTGGCGGAGGCGGGTTTCTTCTACACGGGTCTCGGAGACAGGGTGAAATGTTTTTACGACGGCTGCACTCTATCCGATTGGAGTTGTGATCGAGTACCGTGGCAGCAACACGCCAAATGGTATCCCAACTGTCCGTACGTATTGTTCGTCAAGGGTCACGATTATGTACAGCAAGTGATCACCGAATCGTGCGTCGTACCGATGCCCAATCCTTCACAGATGACACAATCGATTGAACCGAAGCCTGGGATCGATCGAGAACCGTCGCCAGCACGTCTTCTGAAGAAACCACTCAAGAAACTTTTAAATTCTGAATGTAAAATTTGTTTTAGCAAAGAGATCGACGCCTGTTATATACCATGCGGTCATGTCGTTGCCTGTATGAACTGCGCTTGGAGCGTTTCCGATTGTCCTATATGCAGRAAACCTTTCACTAATGTAATCAAATCTATTTTGGTTGAATAAAAATTTTATATAAATGTATTTCTTTCGTTTTATTCGACATCATTATTATCATCATCGATAAAACAACTATTTGTTGATATTCTCTTGGACATGAAGCAAATCATCCGAGAGACGATCGAGTTCGTCTAGTTTGGTTTGTAGACGGGCAACGCTATCGTTACTGATCAATTCCGCCTCGGACAGATCTTGAACGATGAATCTTTTGAGTTGACTCTCTTCGTTGATCACTTCGGTGACCGAGCGAAGTGTATCGAACTCGATGACTGCGCAGCCCGGCCGGGAACTACACATGACGATACCGACAATCTCACCATATTTACCGAAATATTCCATTAAATAGCGTTCATCGACACCGGCGTTTGTATCATCGCTCAAATTCACGCTCCATTGTATGCGAAGACGATTGGTGGTGGTGCTTCTCAGTCGTTTGCCGCGATTTCGTCGCTGAGCGAGCTCGTTGGTCACAAAATTTCTGAGCGAAGGTTCTATATCATCAAACTCTTTAAAATCGCCCGAAACCGTGAATATCGACTCGATATGCTTGAATATTTCATCGATTAACGGTCGCAATTCGTTGAGTTGCCACAATCTAATTTTGTATTTGATTTCAATATACTTATCGTAGACGCGTTTGGCGCGAACGTTTGTTAATATCAAAGAAGCTTGTGAAATTTTTAATAGAATTTGATTTCGAGAATTTATGACCTCGATGTTATCGTTTTCCTCTCCGAAACTAATGTCATCGACTTTTGCTGTCGAATAAAAGTCGATAAGTTCGTTTACTCGTTGTTTGATCTGAAAATCGGATGAATCCGTTTTAAGCGAAAGCAAATCGTATAAACTCGATGTGTCCAAATTTACTTTGAATAGATTTTTCTTTATTCTAGCTTGTTTCGCGGGCGGCGGCGACAAAGTTGTCGTCGACGACATCGATTTATTGTCTATTGGCATCGACGAATCGTATTCATCCTCAGTATCATCATGTGAAATCGATAATTTTGTAATTTTATGATCCATTTTACGTTTGAAGGCGCGGGTTACGGGTCGAATGGAAGCTGTGGGCCTGACATCCATGGCCGTTGTCGTCGACGTTGTCGCCATCATCAGTGATAAACAATATCTTCAAGATGACAGACGTGATTGCCGATTTTAATAATCTCTACGATAGACTCAAAAATAAATACAATTTCGAATTCTATCTAAACTGTAACAATAAATCTGAAAACGAATGCACAGTAAAGTATCTACAAGAGCGTAGATCTTACTTTTGCTGTGCCGTCGACGTTCAAGGAAGATGCGTGCTGCACAAATGTGTTTTGGTGATATTCGGCACTCGTCTCGATTTACATTTTCGCCGCAACGATACGTATAAAATCACCAATATGAACGGCACGTTCATGATCGACGGAAGAAATTTGAGTTTCCCTAACATCCTAATGAACAACAATATTCTGCTGCACAACTTTTACGATAAACAATACTCCAAAAACTGCAAGCGCATGTTTCTTTACGGTAACGTCGACAAGGAGAAGAAAATCAATCGTGCTATTCAATTGGTATACGACAAAGACGACAATGTGCTTTTCGCTCGAGACGTATTCGCTCGAGACTACATAGTCACAATGGAACTGAACGAGGCCCTCGAAATGTACCTGAAACGCAGCGGTAAATGGGAACCTCTAAATTTTATATTCGATTTTAACACGGCCCAGAGCAATCATTTGGTGGAGGATATTAAAAACATAATGAAATCGGACATCAACTACAGTATCGACAGTTTGGCCAATAAAATTATCTATAAACACGATTATCTACTCGGTTTGATGTACGCGCCAATCTTGGACGAATACACAAATACGACGAAGATTGACGACAAAAATTGTGATATTATCGACGACAATGACCACGATCAGGATTCTATTGCTAATAATCAGCAAAAACAACCATTGAAACAGAATAGAAATAAATGCAATACCGACGAGAACAATGACATCGTTGAAAACGTAAACAATAATAAGCGAAAAAGAACGAATAATCAAGCGTTTAGACCTAAATATGAATCCGCCGACAATAAAATCGATGTGGATACCAATAAAAATGGTGTTTTAAAACGAAGAAAATTGCAAACGATTGCATTTGTGAAAGAATGTAAAAAAGTCGTGGACACCATTGTCAACGGCAAACTGATCTATTCCGTCTCGAAGACTTTCAGTAAACAAAAGAAAAATTTTATCAACTATCAAGACAATAGCAGCAACAACAACATCGAGATCAATCCGCCTCCGCTCAAATATCGAATCGGTAACGAAGTCGTGCGAATTACCAACGACACGATGCGCCAAGATATGCTCATGCAGCAGCAGGATTTTATTAAATTTGTTGATAGTTTCTTTCACGGTGAAATGACAGTGGCCGGAAAAAAGTTTTTTCTTTGCCGAAATGTGCGCCTTCCCTCCGTCGATTACCAGAAGGTCGCGGACGAATTTAAGCTATTGCTGGCCAACGGACTGATTTACGCCAACGATCCCTCCAATGTCGATGAAAAAATATCAGAATTAGCGTTCAACGACCGACCGACTATATACGCGTGTCGTTTCGACAATTTGCAAATAATTTATCATCTGAAACGGCAATACAGTCCCATCGAACTGAAGCTGGCCAACCGCATTCTTTTCGTTAATCACCACGAAGGCATGGTGTGCATCAAGCGAGTGATCAATATCGCGGGCAAAAAATCACTACTTTATTTGACGCCATTCGAATATCACAATGCTCATTCGATCCTCAAGAAATATCCGGAAATCGGTAAAATAGAGGAGAACGATGATGTATCTAGTCTCATGTCGAAACTGGTACAATATTATTATTTTGGCTATACACGAATCTTTAGCACTATTCCCGTGCCGAAACTCATCGTATCGTTGACGAATCTGAAAAACGCGATGCCAGTGACCTGTTACAACGAAGAACTCGAATCTAATGTTTTTTTAAAGACTTTGCCGGTGGGCAATTCGGTGGTGGTGAGTCCTCGAATACAAGTGAATAATAAAATGTTTAAACTCTGGACGATTGTACGAGACAATAAACTAATGACTGCCGAAGATCCCTATATTCCTGACATTAATCTACCGATCAGACTGTACAATAACAAGATCAACAAATTGAAAGGAAAACTCAATTATACAAAGAGCGAAACGCCCGTTATAAAATACTATAAAAGTGAAGAAAACAATTTTGTGCAAGTAGAGGGTGGAAATTTTTTATATATGGCAGGCGTTATCGTGTCGAATGTGAAAATCGGCTGGATATACGATGGCAAACGCTACAAGATCGAAGCGTGTAAAATAAAAATTTTTTCTATCCAAAATATACATTTATTTCGAGAGATACTCAATCAACGAATCGAGTGTTTAGACTCTACGATGGCCGTACACAACGACACGGTATACGTTAAAGTCACAATGATCACGTCGACAAGCGATCTGCAAGGCATCAAAATCTGCGGAATACACGGACAAAAAGGGGTCATGAACGGATCCGAAGATCTCACAGAGTGGATGGCAGAGGACGGGACGAGCGCACAGATTTGTCTGTCGCCCATATCWTTTTTATCGCGACAGTCGAATTTCGATGATATCGAAACGAAATATGTCGTACGCGGCGGCAATCACCACGATCCCGACGCCAAACGATATCCAATTTTCAATATACCCTATATGCTATTCAATAATACACCGGACAATATTTTTAAAGAATTCATCAAGAGCAATTATACGGGTCATGAAAAAGTCGAAGGAACACGTTTGGATCAGTGGACTATTAATCAGTCGTTTGTCGGCAATCGAATGTCTGAAAGCCTTCAATGTGTTCGCGGCAGCTCTAATCTTCCCGACAACAGTGGAGAATTTACAGTCATGGGAAGCTTATTACACTGCAATAATACTTTGATTAGATAAATCTGATTAGATAAATAAAAATATAAAAACGGCTATGTCTAGATTATCTTTATTAAATTGTATAATAAAATCGAACGATATAGACCTGAACAACGATGAATTCTAAAAATTCCGACACGTTGACGATAAGCGATCTCGATTTGAAGAAAATTCATCCTTCTAAATGGATTGAGTATATAATAGAAACGACACGTGAGCATATTCACTCTCGGCAATTCGATATACCGTCTAGTTATATGAATCTTGTAATTCAACAATTGCAAGTGTTAAATGGTAATTTGAAACGCAAACGTGAAGACTATAATGTTGAAGATCATGATTGGCTCAGGACTGAAATAATAAAAACGAAATTACTATTTTTGAAAGAAGGCAGCGAAATGGAATGGCATGAGGAAATTTCGGATTTTCATGATAAATTAATTACTGATATCTATGATAACAACATTATTGACGATATAATATCTGACGAAATAATCATTGATGAATTCGACGAAATAGTCGTCGACGACGAAGCAAACATCGAAGAAATAAACGTTGACGACTATAAAGATAAAAGTGAAGAAGCAAGGCAAGCATATGCTAAATTTTACAACAAACACTTGTTGTCTGACGTGATTAACCGCATGGATGTGCAGGGAATTGGACTGACTGAAGTTTTGATCGATTTAGCATATCAGTCGAAATTGAGTGTTAATAATATAAAAGAATCATATAAACAAGCATTAATACGAGAAAATGAATTGAGAAAGATTATTGATGACCTCTATAAAATCGATAAGTTAACTATCGACGACAAGAAATCGAAGGATAAAACTAATGCTAAATTGAAGCAAGACACTAAAGACTAGGGGATTCGATTGAATGAGATGTAATAATATTTTTGTTTTTTAATAAATTTTTATTGCACAATAAATTTTTTTATTACATATCTTTACGACATTGATATGATCAACAAAATACAATCAATAATAGTTGTTGTTGTTGTAGTTGTAATCGTAATCGATGTAATCTTGTTTCCTGCCAGAATGATAGATTACAGAATCTTGACAGATTTCTTTCAAAGTACCAGGCGATCCGTGATGGATCAATCTAGCGTTGTACTTCTCTTGCCTTGCGACCGCTCTCGACGATTTAAGAAACTGTTCCGATCGTTTAATTTTGGTGACGCTTTGCATGATGAATCGAAGCGAATCGTTAGTGTACTCCACTTCTTCATTGTACTCCTTTTCGATAGGAGACAAAAATATTGCCTTTTTACAGATCGGCAAATCGAAAGATCGCAGACAGTCTGCATAGTATGAATATCCACTGAGGTTGTTGGTGTTGCGTTTGGCTATAACTTGCAGCTTAGAATTTTTATGGTCGACCACAAAGAAATTTAGCTTCTCAAAAGTCACAGGAAGTCCATTTTTAAAGCACTTTTTGTCGGTGTATTCGGCTGAGTTGGCAGAGACGTGTTCATAGAGACGATCGATGTCCTCACAAAAATAATCCACATCAGTGTACTTGTCGGTCAAGCCCAATAAGAAAGCGACATATCCTCCGGCCAACATACCGTATATTCCCTTCGAGTGCAGGCGTCGAATTTCACGCAGTGCTTGAGGTTCAGTATTTTCGATTTTCCCAATAATGTCGAGTTCTTGAAATCCACTATGAACGACAGGGCTCATCAGAGCTTCTTCCATGTTTGAAAAATTGAACATCTTCGATTGATTCATTTTAACGTTGAAACTGATTTAATAGCACTGTTAAAAGTGTACTGATTTAATAGAATTTTTGCACGATATTTAAACCGTTCATTATCTTGATCTGATAAAATGATTCATTATCAAAAGATATGATCATATTGATTAGATTGATTAGATTGATCGATCGATCGATAAATCGACCCACTTAGATAGTTACCTAACGACCGGCATGTCGTTTGCACGTTACCACACCACAACTTCGCAGTTGTTGCCCCAGTGCTGTAAATTTTTAGCCGACGAAATCTCCTTTTATTCGGCATATGTCAACGACAATTCTGTATGTGACGGTGATCTGTATCACATAACAGATTCTCGCCTGCAAATCAACGATGAGGGATTTGTGCAGATTCAACAGACATTAGTCGTATTTTACACGACAAATCTGTTAAAATCGAGTCCCCGCGATATAGAACACTATATCGATGCGACCAGAGGAGCCAATCTCACCGAACACCAATCGAGATTGCTAAAACTGTTGGCGTGCGATCGTTGGTACAAAGGCGATTTTGAGCGACTGAAGAAAATTTTAATAAAAGACAACGTGTCCGATTTGATCGCTTTCGCCTGCAATGTCATGTGGGAGAGAGGCTACGAAGATCACTATACTCTCGGACAACAATTGAGTGTGCGCATCACCACCAAGCTGATTCAAAGCGGACTAGATTTCAAACATCAACAGAGCAATAACGATAAGACGAGTGTCGGCGCCAGAGGCTGGGAAAACGGTCTATTCGAAAAGCTATTCGCTTCGATTACCTCGATTTCGGACGTGATAAAGAGACACAAGATCTCTCAAAAATATATCGTTATCGAGATCGCCAACGATAAAAGTGCTGCACTGAAAAAGGAGCTACAGAGACAAGACTTTGTTTGCATCAACAACGCCTACATAAATAATATTTGCGCTATAAAACTCGACGAAGACAAAAACTCTCTGATCTATTTACAGAAGCTAAAATATCTCATCTCTGAAAAGATTATCAACATTTTATTCGTGACCGATGTTGAATTTTATTTGAAACAAGGCAACTACCTATTTTATCTGTATAATTCACTCAAATTTTACTATTATTGCCTTTGTAATAAATTCGTTTTCGAGTCTTGCGATTACGAGATTATTTTCCTCATAAATTTGATCGTCGGTCTGGAATGGTTCAATTGTGGTCATCTAAACTCGTTCACCCTGGAGAAATCAGAAATATATAATCCACTCGAACTGTCGACCCGTCGCCTAAATTCGATCAAGCGAGCCGCTGCCCAGTCTCGAACGCTTTGCAACGATAACGAAATTAAGATTGATTTTATCAAGGGCAAACGCATCAAGACAGGATCCCATTACGGACATCGTTTGGTCGAGCTCTAAACAAGTCACAACATGATTGATCGATTTCGCCCGATTCTTATGGCAGATAAGCTTATTATCGGTAGATAACTGATAGCGAGTATGTATAAAAGCAGAATAAAAATGCATACATTAACAGTCGAATTGCCTCCATTCGTTCATTATGGTCAAGATCAATTATTCAGCGTTGTCTGAAAACGGACGCGGTGTGTACGCGCTTTTGCCTCCTGGCTGGTATTATCCCCTTATATCGATTACTGACAACAACAACTCGCCTTACTATGCCAAGGAAAGATTGCTGGCGATAAAACTATTCAGAAATCGACAAGCAATTTCAATCGAGAAATGTGCGAGTACTGGAGCAAAGAGCGGAGCGATTACGAAGAGTATGCCGCAACATTCTGCAGTTGGATGACTCTGGACCCGATTACGTTGGAAGATGCAGCCTCCAATATTAGTTTGTTGGATGTGTATATGAGACACGAATTTGGTGAAGAAGTGTTTTCGCAAAGAGCCTACAAACCATGGGGAGGCGGCGGTGTTATCGACATTGAATCGATTGATAGATGGTACGCCAGAAACAAACAAATAAATCCACAAAAATATGAATGTATAATCAAGCTTCCGTCGGGCTATGATGTCAACCGTATTAATGGTTTTGTAAAATTTTCGAGTGGTCCTAATATACTGGTATAAATGAAATAATAAACATTTTAAAATAATTTTGATACTTTTATTGAAAAAATTACATAATTTTGTCAATGTACGTAACATTATGCATTTTTGTTGGTCGTTGTGTTGGCCTTGTTGACGATGATTGCTACTTGACGCGAAGTCACCGTCGACTCTATCGCCTCCAGCAGATCCTCTTTGGTGAGGTCGTCGTGGAGAGTGATGCGGTTGTTGTGAGCCTTGTACTTGTCTTTGGGCAAACGCTCATTCACTTTGTTCAACACGTTTATCGAGTTGGGCACGTAGTCTCGACGGAACACGATGTCCTTCTCACCCACGCTCAGACGCTCGAGACTGCGTTTCAAACTACGCTTTTGGGGACGGAGAAACGCATACTGATCACCGCCCATGGCGCACACCGCCAACGAATGTAGCAGCTGAGGATCGCTGGGTTTTGCGATCACGTCCTGCGCTATGTCGGCCATTCGGTTGGCCATTTGACTGATGGTTTCGTTGGCCTTATGTAAATTGTTGTTTGCAGACATTAAATTTTCATTAGCCACAACCAACGCGTTGGCAAATTTAACGACCTGTTGATTCATTTCTGTTAAAGAAATAGTTAGGGTTTCAATTTTATTATCCTTTTCAACAACAGCCGATTTTAAATACTCCAAATCCTTCATCCAAGCCGCGTCCGCTCCGTCGTTGGTGGCGACGTGGACGGCGTTCATGCCCACCGCAATATCGACGGGAGCATCTTTGGCCATGCTGTATTCTCCTTTGTCGCACAGCTTCGGCAGCAGATCCGAGTTGATCCAATCGCGAAATTCCTGCGCCCTAGGCATTCGCGACGCCTGAATGAGCTCGAACAATCCGGCGCGGTTGATAAACTTTGACTTTGGGTGAAGCGTGACGTCATCCACGTCGATTCGACGTGCTCTAAAATATTCGTAATTTCGGACATTTGAATTAGTAACATGATTTCTAATGGCGTCATTAGGCCTGCCATAGTTTAACATTGTTGCAAATGGATTTGCCAAAAACCATAGCTGACCAGCATCGTCCATGATGCTGATTACTTCCAAATCCGCGTTAGCAAATTGAAATTTGGCCATGTTGTACTCGCCCTCGTGACATAGCGTCGGCAGCAGATCGTTGTTTTCCCACGTGCGAAACCTCTTTGCCGCCGGCATCTCAGAAGCGTTGATCAACTCGAACACGCCGGCCGTGTTGATAAACTTTGTTTTCGCTTGAATGCTAGGCGGTAACATTGATGACTCATCGGTCAGTCCCGCAGGTCGTACCGCAACGGACCGACTCAATACAGTCGTAAATTTGATTTCTTCGGACACGTGATCACTAACAGCTTTGTATGGGTTGTTATAACCCAATGCATCGGCAAATGGGTTCGCCTGATGCCAATTTTCTCCTTTCGAGTCCACCACGGTGAACACCTCCAGCGATCGTCCGGCAAAGTTGACTTTGGACAGCGACATTTTAAGTAACGTAAAATAGGTCTATTCACCACGAGGATTAAAAATACTGTGACAGTGATCACACTCGATCGACTAAGTAACCTCGGGTCGATTCGATAAATTATTAACTTTTGATCTTTACAGTAAACGCTCAAACATGGACATCACCTTTTGTAGCAGTGCTTTATCAAGGATTTGTGTCATATCAGATAATTAGTAGTCCCGCCATGATTATCGCGTGGCGTATAAAAGGCGCTGCGCCTCGAACCGTACATCATTTGCAGTCGAAATGTACTCCAAGTTCCTTCGTTTCGTCCATTTGTCCGGGCTACACGAACAGGCTCGTTACGTTCAAACGTTCAAAGACAGAAGAGATTTACAAATTTTAAATTTGGATTACATCAGACAGCTGTGTAACAAGATTCGTCTCGTTCTTCACGACAACTACGACGAGTCCGAAAATTATGATTACATCAGCACGGATTTGATTGTGAAATGCTTGAATAAAATCAGATACGCTAATCCGTATGTACGCGGAGTTCAGATGGCTGTCCTGTACATTTTGAACGATATAATAATCGAATCTAACAACATGAATGGGAAAAATAGCGGCGACGACACGGATAACGCTCGTAAAAACAGAAAAATTATACAAGACTTCTTCATGAACAATGCAAAGAATGTAGAGGCAATTAACAGCTTTTTCGAGTTGAACAACATTGAGGTTCCTCATCATGACTACAAACAAACGTATGAAGTCATCTTTACCGATTATCAAATTTTGTTAAAAATCTGCGATGATTTGTCACAGCTTTGAAATGTTCTGTAACTATGTCATCATTATCTTATGACCATAATAATAATGTGTATACGTATGTTAAGATTTTATGTGATAATAATGGTTTTATATAAAATAAAAGTATTATTAATATATAAAGTAGTTGCATTTTATTTACGATGAGAAGCGCCGGTTTGTTTATGATAATGGAGCCCGATAAGGCGGTGTTGCTGTGCGCCCGAAGGTCGTACGACAGCACCGTCGAATATAACGACAGTGCCATGTTGAAGAAAGCAAATTTTTTGGAAAAAATTTCCATACCCCGAGGAAAGCGTGACAATCGAGATAATTTCGATCACGAAACTGCTATTCGTGAATTTATCGAAGAGACTGGCACTTTTTTCGAGAGCGCCTATGTCTATCGCCGACCGTTTATTTTACAATGGATAGATGCAGGCGTCACGTACAAATACGCCATTTACGTGGGCATTTTGAACGGTCTGTTAATTAGTGTATCTCGAGAACCCAACACGTATTGCGTTAAACTCAACAATGGCGGCGACAAAGGCAACGAATATCGGGTCGATATCGAGACTCGACGACATAACAGAGAATTGCCCAGACATGTATATATCGTGTCGTTACAAGACTATTTTCAGTACATGAACGAAAAGCAATTGATCACGTACGATTTCAGCAATTATCGAGAGTTTTTTGAATACGTTAAATTTGTCAAAGCCAAATTCGACGAGTGTAACGTAATAAACTGCGAAATAGACGAAAACGGCCACAACAAGTCAAGCAGTAAAAATTTTATCGGATTTTTTCTCTTGTCCCTAAAACTGAACCGTCGATTAGAACGATGGAAATCGTCAATGGCGACAAGTTTGCGTTCGAAGACCACAACGTAGAGCGACATCACGCATACATCCCTCCGGCAACACGGCGACCACCAACATCATGTCAACAGCAGCGACAAAATCGATATTCGAATGATGAACCGTCGAGACCTGAAAAATATAGTCAATGCTGTCTGACTAGAAGCGAGATTTATGCTTTACTTCGAGAGATTATCAACAAGCGCAAGCATACGGGAGACGTGACCAATGTTTGTGATCATGTATTCGACGATGGATTCGCTACGCAATTCGACTATATAAGGAATAATCTTGACAAAGCACTCATAACCGTTGGCGGACAGCGAACGCAGTGCAAGCGCGTCAAGTGTCATCATTTAAAATTAAAAAGAATATTTCATTTAAATAAGTCTCTGGAAACAGAATATCAAGAATCCTCGAATCGCTATGGCCAACTCCACCAAAAACTGTAGTAATCTCGTCGAAATCTTCGACAAGTACAGCGACAAACTAGTTTTTGACAAGAACAATTTTGAAAATGTTAACACCACAATTCAACTGCTCGAGAAGAAAAAGATCAAGTATAGAATCACCATGATGCCGGTATATGGCGACAACGGTCTAGAGTTTACCGTGGCTATAATTTTGTTACACGACAAGCGAACTGCCAAGAAAACAAAGAAAATGATCAGCAACAACAAGTATATTCTTTTTAATAGCTGGTACACGAAAAACAAGCAAACGTCCTGGCCCAACAGTCACATGATGTGGAACATTATGAAAACGCACTCAACAATCAAGCCGTTCGTGTCAATTTTTGATTTTATGGAAAAATTAGGAAAAAGTATAGAAGTGGATGGGGCTGCTTCTATCTCGGAACACACGGATTCCGACGCAAATGTTCCGGTCAACGACGGCAATAATGTCGCGGAATCCAGTAAAATTGACGCCTCCAACGCTAGACGTGTCGAATTATACAATGAGTTTTATAGAGTGATGAACGAAACGTTTACCGGCGGATCTGCTCCGATTCAAAGCTTTCTATACGAAATCAAGCTGTCCAAAAACAACAACAACAACAACAATAACGGATCGGACATTGGGTTTGAGCGTTTAAATCGAACCATGATACAGAATGGTGTCGATTGTTTCAAAAAATTATTAGAATCAATTATACCGTCGGCGTCGTCGTCTGAACATAAAATAACATTAAAAAGCCACAACAATGATGACAATCATGTCGGAATTGGCACTAAACAGCACCACCATCAGCAGCAGCAGAGAAAACGTGTCCAAAAAACCAATCCTAGTTTTAATGTTAAAAAAGCAAAACACCAGCAACACAAGTCGTCAACGAAATCGTCTACTACATATCAACAAATTGTCGATGATGATTTCGAAGAGAGTCAAATGTCATCAGTTTAGAAGAAATATTAAATAAAAAATTTTTACTATACAATTTTTTTATTTTCTTTGTTCCTAATAATACACGGTATAATCTATATGGTTCATATCACATATAACAAGTCTACATTGTTTCCCTCGATTCTGAGCACACGACCGGTGACATGTAGACCTTTGTAGAATACTTTACCAATACCTGGTGGCACGATTAAAACGGCTCGGTAAAAATCATTAATTTTGTCGTTTTTCTCGTTAATCAACTCGACATTGTGAATGCCGTGCAGAGTAGCACGAGTGATGACCATTTTTACGATTTGATTCAATCGAATGATCATTTTCCTCCTCTCAATCTTAACACTAAATGAATGGTGGATTCTTTTTGAATATTGTAATCGCTGACATTTCTATCATCTTCGAGTTGTTTGCCGCCGTAAATGAGTCTTTGCTGATCGGGCGGTATACCCTCTTTATCGGTAATTTTTTGTTTTACTTGCTCGATAGTATCGTTGGCTTCGACTTCGATCGTGATCGATTTTCCGGTTAATGTTTTTACAAACACTTGCATGTTGTTTAATTGAAAACTACTTATATAATTTTAGTGTTCAAAGACTTAAACTACCATATAGTATCATTAAGGCTTTATTATTGTCGCGCACTCACAGACAACGAAATGAATCAAAACGAGACATTTCGTGACGATTTGCGTCGATTGACCTCGAAGCTGATGGATTTGGTACGGCCAAAAACTCCAAAAGTCACTACAACATTGGCGTTAACTTCGTCGTCGTCATCACCACCACCGCCACCGCCACCACCGCCAATGCCTTCACCACCTCCGAAACTGGGCGATGTGCTTCAACATATGGGTAGAAACAAATTATTGTTGAAACGAAAGAAAGACGATGATTTTAGCATCGAAGAAATCAATATTCTCTCGGACGAGGCTCGAGACTATTTGAACGCTTTGCAGCTAGAAAAATTTTACCATTGTCGATTGTGCTATCATAAAATGCCGAACTCAGATGCGATTTTCATCGAAAATATGTTTTCGATCAGTCATCGGACGCAAAGAATAGCGCCTACATCGAGTTTTTTAAACAGCGAAATGGGTGTGATCAGTTTTGTTGAATTGTATTACTCGTATCTGAGTGTGCCGTTTTGGAAGTTAAATGCTCAATTTTTGTTCCGAGATTTAACTGGATTTTCGAGCATAAAAGAATTGCTCACTTTTTATAACTACGAATGTCTTGATGATGTCGATGACGTTTCGTTCGAAACTATGGATGAGGAAGATGAAGAAACAGCAAGTAAATAGACAAAATTTTTATTGCATATTATATTTATTGAATACAAAACCATAATAAATCTAGTTACATAAATGAAATATTGAATGTAAACGACGACAATCGATTAATTTACAAAGAAAAAATAATTGTAGAATCTAAAATTTTTCATAAAATTAGAATAAACAATTGTAGAATCTACAGAGCATCTGCGCTTGCGTGAAAATTTAAAATTGTAATGTTCGTTAATTAGTGTGTCAATCTTTGTTGTTATTTTAAAATCGATAAATTCCATCGTTACATTTTTATTCATGCACCAAACATATTGTTTCAGACAAAATTTTTTAATCCTTCTATCATACAATATTTTTGAGTTGTACGATGTTAGATTTTTTAGATTTGAGCGGTTCGTTAATTTTTTTTCATTATTTCTGCGTATAAATGTAGTCAAAATATAGAATTTTATCGCACACCTCTGTATACATATCCATTGTATACAAAAGTGGAAAATTATTAGCTGGTCCCTTTTCGGTGATAAATTGTAGTTTTTTAAGTCACGCAAGTTTAAAATTTTACGCAAATTAAAAAGATCACCAGGATTAGCGATCGTTTGTTGAATGTGAATATCTTTTTCAATACCGAACACGAATTTATAGAAAACATTATGTTTTACAAAAGCTTTATACAGCACTTCAGACTTGTTGTAATATTGAAAAACATTATGCCAAAGACACAATTGATTGCTTTTGTTTCCAAGCAAACTTTTAACGAAACAACACTTTTCATTAACTGTCAGTTCGAATGTAAGCATTTTTTGAATGTACTCTAAGACAACGGGATATTTCTTTAAATCGACTTTAAACTCTAAATCAGTACCTTTGAAGAGCACGTATTCAGGTTTAGATGTTAAAATTTCACACAAATTTTTAGGATATAAACATGTAGTACCTTTTTCTGGGGATATAGTATTCGTCCTGGGCACGTCACTGAACATATCTTTCATGTCGATGGTGTTGCAAAATATTTCATACATGGTATCGAATAAAGCCTGTTTATCGTCTAGCACTGGCACTAGTTTTCTGTATTTATACTGGTTAAACGTTTTAAGCATCGGCAGGTACAAATGAGTGACATACTCCTCGTCGTCCGTTGTGATCAAATCGAATCTATCTTGACATTTCTTGTATTTTGTATAGTTTCGGGGCTTGGTCAATAGATCGAAATAGCACATGGCATGGAACCGTTCATAAAAATCCAGTTTCATAGTCCTCGGATACAATAAATTCCAAAACATGAAAGGCTTCAGTCTCATGGCCTTCTGGAGATTGAGAAAGTCTTCAAACGAGTTTAAATACTCCCCAACCAGATTCAATATGGTATGATTTTTCAGGTATTCCATGTTGTTAGAACTGTACTAGCCACAATATCGAAATGATTAAACGCTTGATTGAGTCTAATTATATACTGGTTCGATATCTATGCTATCTTGATAAAAGTTATCGTTATCGTGAGATATATTATCAGATATATCGATATCGGTCAGATCTGCTTTCAACTCAAAAATACCACAATCTTCAAGATCATCGACGTTATAGTTAATCATAAGTTTACCTAAAAACTGTCTAGTATTAGCATCTAAAACGTAAACGATGGTGGGATCTTTATTGTCGAAATAAAAGTCGAAATCGTGTATATTAGACACGTAATTGCTATCGGGTTCGATGTTCATTTTAAATTTTTTCATTTCTGTTATCGAAATCGAGTCGATCGACGATGGTATAACGCCTTTAGCAAGATTGATCAAATTGCTGTATTGTCTATAACGTATACCGCTCTTCGAGGAAAAGGCACTGTTGCTCAAAAGCAAACATGATCGATACTGCATGATTACGCTTATTAAAGATTAGATTAAATTGATTGAATGGTATATAAGCGCTCATCGATCGGCCGTATGCATCAGTCATCAGGCTAACGTCGTGCAACATGGCATCTCGATTCAACAACGGCAGCGAAATGAAGAGGAAGTTCAACAACGATACTAATGAAGAATTCAACAACAAGAAGTGCAAGGAAGAATACGAAAGTGTCGTCACGGCCGGAGCACTGACCACTGTCGATACGGACGATAATCAGAACCTCGAGTACGATGTTTCCGATAATGCCCTGTCCTTGTGCAAGACTCAGAGCTCTTGGATGTCGGACATGATTAATACGATTGTGACCCAACGCTTTCAAAATAGCAAAATTATCGATTGTATCTCTCCATACAACAATTTGACGGAATGCTTCGGATTCATTCGGGACAACGAACGTATCGATAATCAATTACACAGACTAATCAAGGTGCAATCTGAATCCAAGGATTATCTGGAGCAGCTATGTGTCGTCGAGCCCAACGGCACCAGCAAGAGAAATGTGTACGAGATTGGTATGCGTGTCAAGGGTGGCATTAGGCCGTTCTACTATTTCGATTACGCTATGGTGAAACGTTATCGCGGCCAGTATGGCGATTCTATAGCTATACGTTCGGCCAACAGACACGTGTACAACGAGATATTCGGCAATATCATGTCTATGCATTTTAATGAAGAAAACTGCAAAATCAGCAACATTTACTACTACAACATGGGCAGAGACTATGCAAAGAGCATCAACAAATTTTTCGATATTTCTCAAGAACACAATCAGCTACTGTTCAGCACCGGTAAACTAGACAAGACGGTCAAATGTGAATCTTTTACTCTGGAACGTTTCGATGAAGTGTTGAAACTGAAGCTGTTCGATAACGAGCCACCGAAACCATCTGACGAAGTGCCAATGTTTGTGGGATCTATCATAGAAGGTGTGAAGGAAGCACAAAAAGAAGAATCGCTACATTTGCTTTCTGGTAAAAAAATCAAAGAAAAGCCTCTGTCGCTTGCCATCGTGCCTATGATATTTTTTCACATCAAATCGGACGATGAATAATAAGGAAAAAAATGTACGACTATACTGATCGCGATTCTTTCGTGTTTTATGTCAATGGTGAGAATGTCGATAAAAAATTTATAAAAGATTTTATTAATCACGTGTGCGGCGGCAGGATTAAAGCTGACATCGAACACGACAAATGCACCCGCAAGCGAATCGTATTGACATCTCGCTACGCCGCCAACAAATTGATGGCCGTTAATCGAAGAGTCTACTGGCCCGATGGCAGCCTATTCAAGTGTAAATTAAAACGGCCCTACCGGAAGACGCAAGATATCCGTCGTTGTCGGCGAAGACACAGCTATAATCACATTTTTGATGGTCTAAAACAAGATTGTTCGTCGATTGCTTTTCGATCGGCCGCCGTTAACGATGACCACACCAAAGACAGCAAACTCGATGACGATTGGTATAATTCTGCTACGTTTATTGATGTAGATTTAGGTGGTGATGGAAACTTTAATAAAACTACTTTTTAAAAACAAACTTTTCTTGTATTATTTATGACTAGAAATTATTCGATCCAAAATTTAGAAAATCATTTCTGATTTTATTTAGCTTACACTCGATGATTGCCACTTCTTTGGGGTCCTTTGTGATGCGCTTGATTCTTTCCCAATGTTCCATCTGAATGCTGAGCTGTTTTTTGGCTTGAAGGATTTCGTTGAGTTTCTTGCGTAGATTATCGTCATTACTCTTGGCCACTATAGTGTTTCTTGTGTCGGTCCAGGTGTTTTTGGTGATCGTAGAAGTGCAGCTGGTTGACACTCCATTTTTCTTGTTGTTTGAGCCTTTGAAGATAGGCATTTTGACTCGTTCGTTTCGTCGGTTCGTTCGTTCGTTCGTTAATAATTGTCAAGATTCATCTCAATTTTATATATACTCAAATCTTAATGTCAAAGGTTAGATAAACTATTAAATGAGCCAACTGGTAGGAGAGTATACATAAGATAAGGCATCGTATAAAATGATTCAATCTCAATTGATCTTGTCATTGATGTTGACAATAGCGTCAACGTCGATAATGTCGACGCAAACGACTCGGACAGTAACCACTAAAAGTAAATTTAATGTAGAATATTCCGTGGATGAGAATGAGAAAAAGATACGCGTTGTCGCCGTCGATGGTAAAACTGTTAGAATCGAGACTGTTCGACCCCATTCAGATACCAACGATATAAAAACTGCCGATGATCAATTGCCGCTGTCGGCACTTCATCATTTTCCCGGAGCGGTCAGCGAGATTGTGTTCCCCGCCATCGACAACTCAAACGATAGTCTGATGGTTCTGTTAAACGACGGTATATTGTTGAAAGTAGAACCCACACACGTGTACACTAATTTTCATAAACACGACAATCGCCTGATCTACGGACAGTTGCGCACTTTTGCTGTGGATGATCTGTGGATTGCTGAGAAAATTTATATAGGGGCACCAATATTTTTTAACAATCGTCTAGTTTCTGTGGTCACATGTCGTTACGACGATTATGACGCTGGCATTGTGTTGTTTCCAGTGTCGGGCATAAGGCCCAAAGGCTTGGTTTCCGGTCAAATCAATTACGATTCAAACGTTTATGTCAATTCGTTGCGTAATGGAATGTCGGTGTATGGTAAACGACAAATGGCCTATTCTTCGCCGTATATGTCTGTGAAAAAATTTGCATTGTCCACTGCCGCGAACCGTTTAACATATCGCGATCTACCGAGAAACGTTGCCATTTTCCACAATAAAAAGGAAATTACCATCTCTTTGGTGGAAGGTGAATACGAAATCACGAGAATCAGATTTGATGGTCCGTTGATCGTACCTGAATAATAAGTATTAATTCATTTATTGTAGAAATATTGAGAAAAAATTTATATCATCATGTCTCAAAATATTTTGTTGTTGATTCGTGCCGACATCCAAGCCGTCAGCCAGAAAGTTGATGTTCTGCAGTCGTCCGTCGATGATGTTCGCGCCAATTTACCCGATGTCACGGAATTAAACGAGAAACTTGACGCTCAAAGCGCTAGTCTCGCCACTCTACAGACTGCCGTAGACGCCATCACCGACATTCTTAACCCCGAGATACCTGAGATTCCCGAGGTGCCCGATGTGCCCGATGTTCCGCTCAGYAAAAACGAAGTCTAGCCCTAAGTAATCGTGTCATTCGAGTGAAATAAAATAAAGTATTTACATTTTATTCAGTTGTATAGATTATCATACCATTTTCCCTGTGTTTTGCTAGTAAAATTCCTCAAATTCAAGTAATATAATAAAGAATTTTGAATAATTAAATAGCATGCAATCAATAGAAACACAATGAATAGCGATATCATGATGTTGTTTTGAATCCTATCCGCACTGTGTATAAATGTAATGATGACCGCGCCAAAGATGAAAAGTGCCGGTAAAATAACGTTATTGCCGCCGTTGTTCAGGACAATACCGTCGTCGGTGCCATATAATATTTTATTGTGTCTAGCCGTATACTGTAGAAATTCGAGTCGCGTATACAAAGCGCTCGACGCAAGAGCGTTTCCAATCAACGAGACTTCGTCGAAATCTTCGATGGTTTCGCCTCTATCGAACTCTAACAACTGACCGTCTGAATTCACTTCGAGAGAAGTCACATACTCAAATGTGGATTTTAGATTCTCGATCATGGCGACATCGTCCTCTTCGATGAGGTCTTCGAAGTATTCGGGCAGCCATTCGATCATGTCTAGATTACCGTCGCTAATCGACTCGAAATAAGCGGCAAGAAACGAACGCGACAAATCATCGGGAAAATCACGAGGAAACATATTACTATAGCCGAATGGATCCCAAAAAGCTAAAATTAGATCGGATATTGTGAAAATAATCAACAAAATGCCGACTACCGACGCCGCTTTGATGGTTATTCTTGTCATCGCTTTGGCTACGGTCGATAGAGTCTTTATGGCGATACGATTGAACGTGTGAGCTACAAAAGCTTTATAAGTTTCTCCGAGCATCTTGACGGTGACACGTTTCGATGTGTCCAAAAGCAATCGTTTCATGGCCGGAATTAAAGTGGTATTAATTCTTTTTAGCATAGCCTTCAATTTATCGAAAATGACATCGAATCCGTAACTAGTCGCCAGACCTAAAAGTAACGAGTTGTCCTCGAGAAATTGAGTAATTATATCGTCTAAAGACTCTTCGTCGGCGTTGTTCGTACGTAAATTCGCGGTCGATGCTTTTCGAAATTCTAATTCTCTAAACGGCACGGTCTCATGATGGAATCCTTTCTCCGCGATATAAACTAATTTTCGAGTTCTACTGATTGTCAAATCGGAATGGGTTTTAAATTCGGCAAATTTTATTTCGTCTAAAAGATTAGAACGGCTGTCGATGCGGTTTCTCCACTCGTTTAAGAGTCGTTCGGAATCTACAATAGGCTTCGGCGGCAACTCTGGCGACGGTCGACTATAATTAAAATCTCGCAATTCGCTGAAAACATTATTGACTAACATTTTAAAAGTAATATAAATCGTGTCGCCTAAAACGAATCCTATCAAACTTTCCCACCATTGTAGAGAGCAACCGCCGTTCACCAAAGATCTTCCGAAACGTCGGCAGTAGGCTTCGTTGAATTCGCCTTTGAATCGCTCGGGAAATAACGGGTCCGGGTCTGGCACTACATTGAATCCGGGCACATCATCGACGCCTTGAATCAGATGCTCATCCGTTCGTAGATAGGGAGAATTCATGTACATTTTAGTTAGTGTATCGACGAGAATACATTTGCCTCCGTCGGTATACCTCAATTCTGGAGCTTGAACTTCATTCTCTGCCCCTTCTCGCGTGGCCGCCGCTCTGTCTAATTGATAGCATGCCGGCTGAGCATATTGTATAGCGACATCGGACGTTTGAGTGTAGCCAGTGGGCGTTTTTAAATCGATGGGTCCATATTCATTGTATGGATAGCAAGAGATACTCTCACAGCCCTCTTTACTAAACTCGAGTTTTACAGCAATGGCCCTGTCTGCTAAAGCGAGTGGCACATAAAAATCGTCATTCGTTGCTGCTCTAATTTCGTAGTTGATGAATATGTTTGGAAATTTAGATCTCCATTTGTGAATATAATTCAGTCTGTGCATATGAGTCGAATATTTGAATGCGTTATCGATATCGATAGCGGTCAATGTCGACATGATTTTATTTTCTTATTGGACACGATTTTTTTAAAAATAAAGGTGAAAATAAATTAAAAATATAATGTTTATATTGAAAACTTTTATTAACCATAATACCAATGCGATAATACTATAAAATTACAATAGAATACAGCATAATCTTGAAATTAATACATTTAAAATTTTTATACATATAATTACATTTAAATTTATCACACATTCTACGAACAAAAGTAATGTCCACCTCACCGCCTAAATGATAAGCCACCAATTTAATCAATCCACTGTGACGATTGTTTAAATCCTTACGATTGCTGGGAATCAAAGAGAGTAAATGATGATTAAATTTTTTAAATGCCATCATGATATCGTTACAGTGAATCAAATTATTAGGATTATTAGAACAAATCCAAAAGAATTCAGTTTTAGCTTTTATGATGGTGACCCGTTCATCGTTTAGCGTGTTGATCATAATAAAATTATTGCCGTCAGGTACACTCTCACAAGCCTGCAAATAATCTTCAATCATAGCCACGGATCCGGGCTCTTTCTTCACTTTAAACAGTTTGTTAACTTCGTTTAGGTTTTCGTCAAAAAGCACTCGAGCGACACTGGTAAACTTGTATGTAAACTGCAGAGATTTTGCTAGATCTTTATCGCGATCATTGTTGGCTCGTTGAGTGTTGATCCAACAATTTAAAACGACCTCGATGTTCTGTTCTTTAGTATTATAGGAAGTCAACGGAATAATAGGAGCTTTAAAATTGAGACTGTTGGACAGTTGTATAATGTCACGAATGTAAGCCGACGAGACATTAGTGTTGTTAGGGTTTATATCGTCGTCGACTGTTTCCTCCAATTCCTTGGATCGAGACAAATGCAGAGGTATAGTGAAGAGACTTTTATCTTCAATCATCGTGGTGATCTGCTGATTCAGAATCTTGGCCCGATTTTCGCCAATCGAAGAAAGCAACATGGTCAGTTGGCCCTGAATATAAATGTTGTCCAAGCCAAATGTATTAGTGAGTCTCGATATGAAATCCGGATCCTTGACTTCATTCAACAGGCAAAATGTGTTTTTAGGAGAAATCTTTTTCACGTCTTCCTTCTTGAAGTGTTCCGTAGGAGGCAATTCGATTTGCATTTTATTCAAAAGTTTCATGGATATCGCGAATCTGAATCGGTTGAACGACACGACTTTGCATGTTCTGTCAATATGCGAATAATTGGCGTTATAATACTTGTAAATCGACTGTACACAATTCACATACTCGATTTTATATATCGATGTGTTTGGATTCACGTTGAAAGTATTTGCATTATATTTATTTTCGTACACTAGAAACAGATAGTTGTGATTGTTGAGGATATATTGCACGAATTTGCGGTTATTATCTCTTTCCATGGTCATGATGTTAGGGATAATTTTATTTTCGAACAAGTCATTTGTCCGCAAGTCGTGGTTTTTCGACTGTTCTTGATCGTCAACGACATTCTGCAAGATTTTATTGTCGTCGTTTAAATGTTGATTCATCTTGACCTCTTGCTTTTGTGTTTTGATGGTAGCGCCAATATTGTTAGGTTTCTTCTTTTGTATGTCATATTGTGGAGTCGTCATCATCGACGATTTCGTTGATTTTATGGTTAATTTCAATTTTTTCGCTGGCGGCGGCGGCGCAGAAACATTATTTTCACTCTCTTCATTGTCACTTTCGTCACTGTCACTCTCGTAACTGTCGCTTTCGACACTCGCAGCACTCACAGCACTCGCAGCACTTGCGACACTTTCGTCATTAGTCTTTAATAAATTCAAGTTTTTTCCTCCTACATTGAGTAGAGAAGATTCAGCGACACGTGCTGTCTGATTGATCATCGTTTGTTTTATAGGTGGCGGCGGAATGGTGTCCTCGGCTACAATAGTAGAATTTGGAGGTCTACTGGGTCTAGTTTTTTTATTCTTTGTCGTCGACGAAGGCGAATATGTCCTTTTTGTAGCGGTTTTCTTCTTCGATGTTTTTATCATGTTAACGGCAGTTTTATGTTTATTCGTGTACTCGTTTTTGTTTTCAAGCACATCGTTAGCAGTTTTTATCATTTCAGATATGTTATTTACGGTACCCTGCTCTTGGTTGTCCGTGCATTCAGAAAATTGAGAGTTCTCATCGCAAGCATCATCTTCAATGTTATTGCTCATTGGTTGTTGCTGCTGCTGATGCTGCTGCCGCTGATGATGATAATGTTGCTGTTGCTGAAGCTGTTGCTGAAGATAATATTGCTGCTGATGTTGGTGGTGTTGTTGTTGGTTATAGTTGTAACTATAATCATAGTTATTATATCCTTCGATAGGGACGTTCTCCATATACGTATGAGTAGGATGTGTAGGAGTGTTGATTTCGTTGTTGTTCGTATAATTCATATACGCTTCTTGATTGTTCATGTTCACAGCATTGATGGTATTATTTGGATACGACATCACGACGCTTGTAAGTGACAACTGGAAATGAAAAAACAATGATTGTCAATTTATACTATCCAAAAGATAAAGATAACCTAATTACATTTATCATGATAAATGCGATCAACTCGATAAATATAATACCTTTTCAGATAAACGAAAGTAATGACACTGACGATAATGATATTAACCGCAATTTCGCGTCCACTAGACTCGTAAGCGGTTACGAACGCGGACGCGGTAACCGAGTAAATATTGCAATACAAATGAAGTGTTTATCGCCTCCGATTGATCGGGCGGCCGTTAGAAACACATATGTGATTAGTTGCGTCAGATTGCCGTTTATTTGCGTCAGGTTAATGAGTCATCAAAACTTTTCGCGACCTGTCCTGCCATGTATCGTCGACTGCAAAGGCGAAACACAAGTGTGGCACATTTTTACAGTCAATAAAAATCACGAGCCAGCTTCATTCCAGCGAGTGCGAGGTGTCACCGTTTGTGTCGACGGAATTGAGACTTATCACCCCAAAGAACTTGTCATTCTCAGCGGCAACATACCATCGCATTTCATCGCATCGCTTTCAAAAACTAACACGAGCCCCATTGACGTTGAAATGGCACATTTTGTATATCCAAATGTCTGCATCAATAGAGAGGACGTCAGGATCGAATGTGTTTAGGCCAAAAAAATTATTATAAAAATATTGTTGAGTTTTATTTCTGTTTATGTTAAAGGAGTAAGCTTCTATATTTTCTAGCCACGCAGCTATCGTCATGAATATCGTTTGGTATACACGATTGTTGTTCGACATCGAATTGTTGATCGGGCGGACAGTAAAATTGGGTTTTTTGAGGACAATTATAGTAACTGTTACAATCGAAAGGATCGTTTACTAAGCCGTGATAGCCGGCGGGACAGAGTTTGTTATTGTGTACGTCTAAATGCATATTTTGCATTTTATGGAAAACCAACAGTTTTATAATAATAAAAATCGCTAGTAAAAGCCACATGAATTTTATTTGTCGCTATAACTTAATATTTCTAGTTGATTTTTAGAAGAAAATAAACTATTATTGCCGCAAGATTTACTTCTATTGCCTTCAGACTCCTCGACGGTAAACTTAAATTTACTCAAAAGCAGATTGGCAAAATTGACATTCAAAGAAGGCTTGTATTTTTGAGTGAAAATGGTGTGATCCAGCAACGATTGAGTATAATTGTAGATGCCATAGTTTTTGAGAATATAATAGTGTCCGTACGCGTGTTCCATGATAAAATGCAAAGTCGTGTATTGGGTCGCTTCGATCTCGTTCAGCTTGATGTAAAAGCTATTGTCTTGATCGTCGAACGATTTTCGCTTCTTTACACTCGTAAACGACTTTATGAGTTTGAGTTTTTGGTGTTCTTGAATTATATTGCTGACATTCATGTCGGTGTCGAATTGCTTTTCGAGCATCTTGACGATACTGACTCGATCGATAATGCACACGATATCCTCATTCTCGTTGTGTCGAAATAGAATCGGTTCTCCGGGAATTGTCAAATTTTTCGATTCCACAATTATAAACTCCATTTTACGGTTAAAATTGTTGACTAGTGGATTTACGCGATTGTGCACGAAACCGAGCGAGGCCAAAACTACGGTCACAATTTCGCGAGTGGCGTTTCTGTCTCGAAAAATAGTAAGAAGTGGCTGTGTCAGTTGCAGAGTGTTTAGCATGGCCATATATTTAACGATCACCAGCTTTATTTTTAACGTATCATAACTCTCGAGACTGTTGAGGTTCTTCACATCGAACTCGGTTAGATCGTATTCCTTTTGTAGTTTGTCATCGCTGTTAATTATTTCAGTTACGGTTCTCACTTTTGGTGTTGTTTGACACTTGAAACGCTTCATTTTGTTTATTTTGTCTTATAGAATTCGTCGACGACTCTACTCAGAGCATCGCTCGCTGTGGCGTGTTAACGAATGGATTAGCTCTCATCGTGGCATTTAACGGATTCGTAATGCCAGCTTGAGGCGCGGCCGCTGGAGAACTACCACCGCCGGCGCTGCTCGATTGGAATAGCATGATCAACAATATAATGATTACTAGACCGATCAGTATGGTCATCAGCATGCTGGGATTGAACATGTTAGGGTTGAAACGGTTCGTAGTTCCGGGCGAACGTAAATCTTCCATGGTTTATGTTTATTGCGGATCTATAAACAGCTTAAGTAGAGTATTCAAAACCCAAGAGTTTTTCAGATTTTTCAAATCTTGAAATTGAGAACTTTCGTAATCTCCTCTTATAATTAAATATGCAGGCACTGTATTACCAAAAATGTGCTTAGTTAAATACAATTTGTGACTGGCATCGATGACATACGTGTCTAAAGTTAGTATCTGCGGAGGCGAAAACTGTCTATACGGCAGCAAACTCCTATCGAAATGCACCAACTCGTTGGGGTTTCGATGTTTATTAAAATGAATCAATTCGGTCGATCCGAATAAACTGCTGTTAGCCAAAATCACCAATAAACGCTCTTTCGGCACAAAAAAAGCATTCAACGTGCCTTTTATCTGCTTAATATCGGGTCGTACGAATATGTATGAAGGGTCGTTGTAACGCAGCGCCGGGAACAATGTATTCGGTTCGCTTTTAATGTTTAATTTTCGATACTTATTAACGGCATAACGATCCACCACTATTTCGCTATAGCTGTTGCTCATTTTAATTCCCGGCTCGATGAACTTGGTGATAAACTTGTAATGAGATGTATTGGTCATGTAATCGTTGAGAATATCGAGCAAATCCTCAGGGAAATTCGCATCGTATATGTAGTCGCGTTGAATAAATTTAATGTAATTCGTGTGAGTGTCTAGTTCCGCCCTCATCTCAGCAAATAGCTGGTTTGGTTTACGGGTCATGAATTTTTTACTATTAATCACTCGATAATTGTTGCGAAACAACGGTAATCCTTTGTGAAAATTCTTTAAAATGTATTCGCTGCCCGCGAGCATCGTGATATTGTTCCTGATAAAGTGTTGAGCCATCGGTTCTCCGATCAAATACAGTCGATACGGATATTGGTCACTTTCGACTTTGGGCACGCTACACATGCGTATTCCGCACCAATCTATGTAGGCATCTTCAAAAATGTAGCCCTCGCCGCCGTCGATTATGCAGTGAGTGTCGCCATTGTTGACGAACAATCGATCGTTAAAAACTTTCGAAAATTCTTGATATAGAATCAATCGAAACTGTTTGGGATCGTTCACGAATAGATTGGTAGCGTATATAGGTGTTTTCGGTTTAATAAAAACCTTCGAATCGAACTCGATGATGTCGATATTGTTGCGACCGCAGATAAACTTAAACTGCGGTTTTACATACTTGAAACTGTCTGCAGTGTTGTCGACTACGAGATTTTTGAGGGCAATACTATTTAAATAGTTGATATATTGCACCAGAGTAGAGTCGTCTAGTTTTTCGAAATTATTACGCAGATAATCGCCAATAAAAGCGGTCGTTTCTACCGGTAAATAATCATAATTGTTCAGATTAAAATATGATGCCAGAAACAAATGTTTCATGTATTTTTCCAGCGTCTGTTTCTCGCCGACTAGACTCATATTTAAATCTTATATTTTATTCTTCGTATAAAGCCTGCTGATGCTTAGTCGACGACAACGACGACAAAGAAGAAGCCGCAGACCCCGAAGATTTGAAACTGGTCTTACAAACAGGACACACTGGATAGAGAGTACAGAATTTCCACAAATTGGCATAGCATATGTTACAGATGCTATAGCCGCAGCATTCGTTCGGTTTTAGAAAACGAGATTCTAAACTAGTGTCGTCGCAGATGTTACACCTATAAACGGGACGATCGAGAAACACATTCATCACATCGACACGTTTATTTATCATTTGAATGGTTTCTAATAGTTTTGCAGAATTTTCAATCATCATATCTAGTGATATTAAATAGTTTTTGACCAGTTTTTTGCAACAAAAGTCATTGACGAAAAGAATGATAATTTTTCTTATACGTTTCAGATACGGCATAAAAACATACATGCTATACTCAAACTTTGACATGCGTTTGACATGCTGTAAAACGTTAACAATTTTACCAATTTCCCCTATTAGATAATGGAGACAAGTATCGGTGGGCATACAAATATCGTCAGTGTCATCTACAAATGCTAGAATTTTGTCAATTTTTACGTTGTATGTCTGTTGAAAGATCTCGTCGATCACATTAAAAGCGGCTTCTTTAACTAAAAACTGAGCCTTGGGATTTAACGATAGATCGTTTGTGTGTAGATCGTTAAAATAAATTTTAAATACCTCTGTTTCGAAATCAGTCGAGCCTTTTCCGCTGCTGTTTCTGATATTCAAGTAAGTGTTTAGACTATTACTGTTTCCATCGTCGTCGTCAGAGTTACGCGGTGATAATAGAATGCTGGCCACAGCCGCACTTTCCATTGCGATACGCTTATACAGATCGTTTTGGTAATCAAAAGTGTTCATGACAATCGCCCGATGATAACTGACCGCAACATCGTATGAGATAAGTTTTTGTAGTGGGTCCATGGCCATAAGATCACGTACCAGACAGGATGAGCATCTTCATGTAAATGAAGCGCTATTGTCTCGTCTCGTAATAATATACTTGACGGGTGACACTCTGACCGAGCGGCCGGCCGCTGCTTCCCGCGCACATCATGTTATTAATAACACGACGCAGTCGGTCGTTTAAAGGTCGAGAGCGACTATAAAGCGTTCGCGGTTCTTGTGTTTATTTTCATAAGTTGTCGTGCGCTTCTAACTATCGGTCATATGTCAACGACGGCAAAATAGTTGTTTCGAACGATACGCACAACTGGTTAAAATGTCGTCGACAAAAGAAAGAAAACCCATGCTGATAGACCATCTCATGAATATAGTTCGAGAGACTAGAGCCAACAATCCAGATTACAGACAGCCGCCTATCATTCAAACTCCTCCAAAGGATCTGAGACCCAAGTTCTTGAGTCACATTAATTATTGTCTACTACAAACTATCATTCAGTTTGCGTCCGATTACGTCCAGGGAAGATTAAAAGTGAACAATTTGTCGCAAATGAACTGTAAAGATTTGAAACAAGAAGAGATCGTGGAAAAGGCTACATGTAACGAGTGTTCGACGCAGTTCAAACGAGAGACTAATTTCTCACTTTTTTGTCTCATCGATAACAGCATAGACATCGAAGATGAATTAAAAAGACACAAAAAATTTAAATTCATCTGCTCTAAATGCTACGACCTGTTTAAACGTAAACGGCAGTTTGACCTGTTTCAGATATATCCATATGTTATACTCGAAGAAGCAGAGACTTTGTGCGAAATGGGATTTTTTAAATGTTACTTGTTCGATATCAATCTTGAGCATACTTGTATCACAGAAGAGACTTCAGTCGTGGGTCGGCATGATTTTTTCGGAACAGTAAAGGACATAGTGGACAAGAAAAAACCTAATGAGCAGATTACAAAAATTCAATTGCGAACGTACGGTCGAACTCTTTTTACAGAAACAGACAGATATTGCATTATCAAAACCACTTCAAGCAAAATTGGCTGCGATGACAATACTTTTAAGTTTTATTTCGGCGATAGTAAAATGATGGATTTCTTTGTGGGTATGGGAGAACAGAAGCTTCTCACCTATTTTATACCGTCGAAAAAGGTATATAAAAGTAATTTTAATTTCGTACTCTATTTTCCTGTGCCGTGTAAACGATATTGCATTCTTTGCACTCGACATAAAATATATCTCAAAAAACATTTAGTGCTGTATTGTTCTCAGTGCGGCTTTACGGATGCCATGTTTTTCAGTAAAAACAAAATTGATGTGTCTGCTCTAAAATTTTATAGTGTATGTGTTAAAGTGAAAACTATTAAACCCAAGCGAATATACTATTATGATATGAATTTATATAAAAAAATTAATGTATAAAATCTGTTGTAATCGTGTATAATTTTTTTATTCACAATCGTTCGGACTATACATGATTGTTCTATTATGAATGGCCACAACACTTTGGTTACGAGAGTTTAACGAGTTTTATTGGTTTCTAGGTTTACAGTTTGTTTATTGAACAGTCTCTTTATAATGAAATAACCTATGATAATTATAAGAGCAATCACTCCTATCATGACAATAAACGGCAGTAAACTATCGCTCAAACTTTGACTTTTATTTGAAGATTTATTAATTAGACCATTTTCTCCTAACAAATGATCTAAATTTAAATCGCCTATCAAATCGCCCATATTGTAGGGTTCTACACATGCTATAGTCTGACCAGGTGGCAAATCAGATATGTCTACATATTGAGGCGTATTTATGTTAGCGTTGGGGTCACTTGCCCGACATACAGATTTTTCCTGTTCATAATCGAAGCCTTGACATATACTATTGAGCTCTGTTATGTTGTTTATTAAAGGGTCAAAATCGCATTTTTTTACGCCAGATAACGCATCGGGGTGTTGCAATCGGCATGTCCTATCTATGAGTAGACACGCATCAATATTATCTCCACCGTCGCTTCCTCTATAATAGTAACTGCCTCCCGTCCGATTTATAGCCTCGATTATATCTTGAATTAAACTGGCCGCGCTAAAAGTCAAGTAAACACCTGCACCTATCAGACTTATGACTCCAGCAGTTTTCAACGACTGTAAATGATTAGTCAGTCTAGGATTTTGTTCTAACACGTTGCCTACACCGGCAGGCGTGTTTGTGTTAGTGTTTGGATAATTTTGTTTCACTGCATTTCTACGCATGGCTGCACTATGAAGGTTTGCATCTGGCACATTATCTGCTCTTCGCAACATAGACAGACCATTGAGGTCATTTTGGGTTGGTGTATTTCCAAAAATATTACGTATGCTTGATACGTCATTATTACGCATTATTCGGTTCATATCAGCTGCGCTAAATAAGTTATTATTTCCTATATTATAGCCAGGTATAAATCTGTTATTTCCTGCATTTTGAATACTCGTAGAATTGAGTACATTTTTAAATCCGTTAGGTGCATTGTTAACTACAGCTAAATTATCCAAGTTAAATTGTGTCGTATTAGGATATATTTTATTTATTTTTCTTAAAGGATTAAAAAAACTCATTGTAAGTTTGATGTGCCTTAATATAGCTAAAAAAATCTATTAAAATTGTACATATGTGTTGAATAAAAATATAAAAATTTTGTGATTAAATTTTTATTATAATACAACATGCATGTATGTAGGAAAAAATAAAAAATTAATTTTGACGAATGCTGTTAGAGCGACGAATGTAACGAAGAGTGCGGTCAGACATCTTCTTAGCTGATTTTGGTTTAATCTGAGCTGGTATCTCACGAGCAGCTGTTTTCTCACGAGCAGCTGGTTCCTCACGAGCAGCTGGTTCTGATTGAACTCGTTTTGCCCGAGGAGCAGGTACCTTATGAGAAGCCGGTTCTGACCGAGCTCGTTTTGCCCGAGGAGCTGATTCTGCTTGAACTCGAGCTTGTTCTGCTTCATTCATCAATTTGATTATTGATTAATATCTTCTTGTGGCATGGGGGAAAATTTGTGCGTATCGCACAAGTGTACTTCTTTAATGTGAACACCACCTTCTTGCGGATCTTCTTCTGAATCGGTTTCATCTGAATAGTCATCAATACTAAACATAATCTTTAAAAGCTTCATTGTTAGGTTGGTCCTCACCCTCACTGTTAGGTTGGTCTTCACCCTCACGTTGGTCTTCACGCTTGTTCTCTGCTTGATTTGCTTGAGGTTTTGTCTCATTTTCTTCATCATTATTATCAGGTTCAGGTTCACTATCTTCTGAATAAAACGGATTCTCGTCATCAGCATCATAACGAATATGTCAATGGATTTAATCAGCTCTATGGTTGCTGTAGTCATCAGGACATTAGCCATGAATAAATCTTCTACTATCGGACGAAGCTGAGCAGTCGAACAAATATTTTCACTCCTCATATACTTTAATTTTCTCATAGCAAGGTCAATGATGACATCTGAACGATTCTTGTTCTTCAGGAATGATTCCATTGTATCCGGACGGTCAATAAATTTATCAAATATATATGTTGTAGGTTTATCATCTTCTTTAAGTCGCAGATCGGGTTGAGGCGCTTTAGTATACACAAATCGCTTACCTTCGCGTTTAACCACAAGCTTACGTTTGTTAAATTCCTCTGCAACCAATCGTAACAGCTTGTTCTTCTTCAGTGATATCACGTCACTACGTCTTGAGCGAGCTGCTTTCGATTCGGGTTCGGGTTTCCCATCCATCAAGGAGGCCAGGTAATGAAAGTCTTGAACAGCGTAGTGCATCATGATGATGTATAGGAGATTGGTAGTGTTACCTGAGCGAAGAACTTCTTGAAAACACAGCACAATTACTTGTGATGATACTGACTGAATTGTGGAAGTATTTATACCTGATATCGCAGCTATAATCAAGATAATAACACGGTTATCAGTGTCCTCAAACGTTATCAGGTAATCTAGTGATTAGATATTTAATATTACCTGCATTTGGTCACGTAGGCCAGATAATCGACTAATCGGTCACGTAGGCCAGGTAATATACATGGGTTCGATCACGTACGCCATATGTTATCAGGTGCCCTAGAATCTTATCATGTTTTTTGGAGTGCAAAAAAGTTCGTTATCAGGTCATTATCGATATATAGAACAGATACTACATATCGTAGACTATTTAACTAGAATAGTCTACACTGAACAATATGCTGTAAATATACTACACTTTAGGATCCTTTTTTGCACAACAAAAAAGTTCAGAGATTATTTTAATCCCTGATAGTAGTATGAGATAAAGAGATAACATTTAATGACACAGATTACCTGATTACTATCTCTTGTTATCTTTGACTATATATAATCAGTTTTTTGAATTATTTCATAGTATTGCTAAAGTGCTAGCCTGGAAACAACAACAATGGAACGCAACCAGAAGAAAAAACTGCAGAAGAAGAAGCCTGATAGTMGAGTTCAAGAGTCTTTTTGGCGAATGTTCAACTGCTGAGATTATTGCCGACCCCAAGAAACGTGAGCTTTTGCTTAAATTGATGAAGGATGATACTATTGACTCTGACTCTATCAAGCGTAAGCGTAAAGACAGTAAAAGTGGTAGTGACAGCAGTGACAGCAGTGACAGTGATAGCAGTGACAGCAGTGACAGTGATAGCAGTGACAGTGATAGTAATAGTTCAAAGTCTGGCTCCAAAGCTACTGGCTCCAAGTCTGGCTCCAAAGCTACTGGCTCCAAGTCTGGCTCCAAGGCCGGTTCCAAGTCTGGCTCCAAGTCTGGCTCCAAAGCTACTGGCTCCAAGTCTGGCTCTATAGCCGGTTCCAAGTCTGGCTCTATAGCCGGTTCCAAGTCTGGCTCTATAGCCGGTTCCAAGTCTGGCTCCAAAGCTTTGTCTATAGCCGGTTCTAAGGCTGGATCCGATAGCGACTCTGATGATTCTAGTTTCAAAGCTAAATGCTCCAAAAAATCCAAACGTTCCAAACGTTTTAAACGTTCCAAAGCTTACTCTGATGATTCTGATGATGACTCTGATCGGTCTATTAAAGTTAGTTCGCGTAAACGCATACGCAGATTAATATCTTCTCAAGCCGGCTCTGGCTCTGATAATGACTCTAATCGCTCTAATCGCTTTAATCGCTCTAACTCAAAGGCCAGGTCCGAAGCCAGGTCCGAAGCCAGGTCCGAAGCCAGGTCCGAAGCCAGGTCCGAAGCCAGAAGATCCGAAGCCAGGTCCGAAGCCAGAAGATCCGAAGCCAGGGTCCGAAGCCAGAAGATCCGAAGCCAGGTCCGAAGCCAGAAGATCCGAAGCCAGGTCCGAAGCCAGAAGATCCGAAGCCAGATCTAAATCAAATGATGCTAGCTCTGAGGATGAAGAACAGAAACGCAAGCGCAGGAAAGTATTGTCGGATTCGGATGATGAGACAACTCAATTTTCTGCATTCAATACGCAAAGATTACCTTCAATGTTACTCAGTGGAGATATAATTAATCATAATCATGATAACATTCATATACATCATAATGCAATCGAGAAAAAAGTGTTTATCTATCTGGATTTGGCTCTCAAAACTAATCGGCGTGTAGCTCATATATGTTGCGTAAACAAACAATTAAAGTTTTTCGGTGTCACATACAAATCTAGACACTTGTTCACTAATCGCTATGAGAACTTATTTCAACATATAAAATTAATGACAAACACGCCTCTTCGCAAGCAATTAGAAACGTATTTGACAATACTAACGAAACAATGCGTTCTTTCACATATTATGCAATGTTTATCGAGCTATAAAAAGTTTTATAATGTTTCTGAAGAAGACTATAACAACTTCTCATTTTTACAGTCGACTATCGAAAGTTTTAGTCATAGCACTAGACAAGAGTCAATGATCAAATGTGCTTTTATGTACGACGAATTTCAGAAAATCGCTCCTTTTAAACAATTTCCATGCAAACAGAATAAACACAATTTGTATCTATTAAATGGAATTATATCTCATGCAATCATGGCCGAAGCTAATGTACTTCAAGAGAAATCATCTAAATTCAGCGCTTCGTTATATACATATATGATGTCTAACCATATTGACATTATAACAAGAAAATGTTTAAATTGTAATTGTGAAGATAGAGGATTTGATTATCCAGGATGCGGACATGTGATGTGCACCATGTGCACCTATAAAAGTTTATTAAAATACGACAATTGTATTTGCTGCCAACAAATAATGCAAATATCACAACAATTCTCTCAACAATCACAATCGGATAATGAAGATAATCAAAATCAATCAGGTGCTGAAGAAGCTGAAAATCAATCAGGTGCTGAAGAAGCAGGTGCTGAAGAAGCTGAAGAACAATCAGGTGCTGAAGAAGCTGAAGAACAATCAGATGCCGAAGAAAATCAACCGGATGCTGAAGATGCTGAGAAACCAGATGAGGAGCAGTCTGAGCCTAACGAGAAACCAACTGCCACAATTAAACCGGCTACAAGAACATATGCTAACACGCCAGAGGATTCGCAGCCTCCTCAACAAAACCAACACCTGCACCAGCACCTGAACCAGAACTTATACCTGCACCAGCACTTGAACCAGAACCTATACCTGCACCAGCACTTGAACCAGAACCTATACCTGCACCGGCACTTGAACCAGAACCTATACCTGCACCAGCACTTGAACCAGAATCTATACCTGCACCAGCACTTGAACCAGAATCTATACCTGCACCAGCACTTGAACCAGAATCTATACCTGCACCAGCACTTGAACCAGAATTCTATACCTGCACCAGCACTTGAACCAGAACCTATACCTGCACCAGCACTTGAACCAGAACCTATACCTGCACCAGCACTTGAACCAGAATTAACATCTGAACTAGCGCTACCACCTGAACTAGCGCTACCAGCTGAACTAGCACCGTTTCAACTAGAAGCGATACCTCAACTGCCAATTAATAACTATTACGTAAATATAACTCCAGTTCACGAGTTCAGAGTGTCAGCAATGTCGCAGTTTGTACAGTCTGTACAGTTAATGCAGCAGTCTTTGCGCGTTATCTCACCGCAGACAATAAATTCCAATCAGATGTTCAATACAGTTGCTCATGAAGACCAGCAATCGTCTGCGGCGATACCCACAAGAACGGTTATATATAGTATGACCTGCAATAATGATGATCTACGCGAATTAAATCTAACCGCTCGCGGTAAGGTATACGTGCCAACAGATTTAGTTTTAGATATTGTTAAAGAAGAACCAGTGATTGAAGAATCAGAACAAACAACGGAAGAATACTTCGAAACTACTACCACCGAGACCACCACCGCTACCACCGAGACCACCACCGCTACCGCCGCCCAGGCCCCCACCACTCCAGACAGTGATGATGATGATGTAATAATTGTTGGTCCTATTCATTGTGGCTCTTTCATACCCAAGCAGGCTAAAATGGACAAAAAGAAATGTGAAGAATAATCACAAACAATGTATACAATATTTTTATTTTAATAAATTTATATCAATATTAATAAACTCTTGTTTCATTATATCATAAACATTATTCAGTCTATAGTTAAAATTATATTTTAACATACCATCTATAAACATAACTACCACTTTACTTAATTTCGAGTTAAATTTTAATTTTTTATGTTGCTGTCTATAATGTAGCATCTTTACTGACAAATCTTCATCAGAGTAACTTTTATATGGATGATAACCTGTAATTAACTCGTAAGTTAGAATACCCACTGCCCACCAATCAAAGCTAAAATTATATTGATGACCTTTAATTTTTTCTGGTGAAAAATAATCCATAGTTCCGTCGTAACACGAATCGGTTTTAACTGATTTACATAAACCATAATCACACAAATATATTTGTCTGTATCTTGAATATATAATATTTTCTAGCTTAATATCGTTATGAATGATTTGATGTAAATGAAGATAATAAAGAGCTTCCACCAACTGCATGATTATTAATTTAGTTTCCATTTCCTCGAGTTTGTGCTCCTGTCTGAGTAGATCCCATAAATCGCCTCCTTTGATGTAATCCATAATAAGTAGATGAGTTTTAAGTGTCGTTGAAAAGTAATATAGTTTTATGAAAAACTTGTTATTCTTCATTAAATCGTGGACCATCACCTCGATACCATTGAAATTCTCAGGAGTGATTTCTTTTTGTAAAAATAATTTTTGAGTATCCTTGTGTTTCCATACTGACACTTTACCAAATTTACCTTCGGCCACTTTTATTTTATTTTCTGGCACTAATTCGCTTAAAAAGTCACTCATTTCTTCGAGCACACCGTCCATATTGGCCGACTGAAGACGCAAAAATGACGCAAGTTACTGTGAGAGACTATCTACAGAGTCTTAATTATCAACCTCCACAAGATTTTGTGCGCAAACTCGATTTTGGCGATGCAGTAATTGGAAATAAAGTGGTGATGGACAGAGCGCTAGCTATAAAATATTTACGTCTGGCAGAGTCGATATACCATAACACGGCTAAAATTACCCTCGACCTGGCGGCTAACGTCCGAGACACTATCGGACCGACGGTTCTACCAGATATTGTGCACATGAAAAATAAAATTCTGCAACTCGAAAATATGGTGAGCCGCGTCGACGCCAATAGCCGCTATAAAACTATTTTATACGACATAATCGATAAAATTAACCACGAGAACGAACTCTCGAGAATTGAAAGTCTGATGAAAACTTTTTTAAAACTATATAAACAGTATCAAGAAGAGGTCGAAAAACCGACGGCTAAAATCGATTCGATCTTTAATCAAATTTTAAATCTCGACAATCAGAGCGTCGTCTCGTCGGCGCCATCGAGTCCGTTATCAGGGTCAATACCATCGATTCCGACACCAATCACCGAGACACAAGAAACGAAAAAATATTCTGTTCCTGAGAAAGATATTAATTTACCAGTGTCGCCGACGCAGACGCAAAATACGATGCCTCCGCCGCCTCCCCCGCCGCCGATGCCGCCGGTTTCGATGCCGCCACCACCGCCTCCGCCGCCTCCGCCCATGTTTCAAATGTTCAAAGAAGGAGAAAATGAAAATTTGCCCTCAAAACCGGCGTCAAAACCCACAACGGTAGCGCCGATAGACGCACATTCTCAGTTAATGGAGGCTATTCGATCTGGTACGATTTTAAAAAATGTAAAAAAAAATCCCGCGGACAAAGAACCGATAGTTGAGGCGGCTCCTTCAATATTACATTTGGCTCTGGCAAAAAGAGTAAAAGCCTTAGCCGAAAGCACGGGTAATGAGGATTCGTTCTCAGAAGACAATAATGACTGGATCAGCGACAACGAAGTAGAAACCGTCAAAAACAAGTATATAAACACTATGAATCGAGTTCAGAGCAGCGGCAATGAAAACGATCAAATCTTACGCATGTCGGCCAACGTGTCGAGATTGATAAACAGTCAACACGTTAGCAGACAGGACATTAAACAGGCGGAAAGACTTTTAACTGAAATAAACGAAAAAGTTGACAATGAATCCACGGCTTAGTATGCAGGGCCGGAGTACAGAGGCGCGTCAGGTGCGAATTCCTTAATCTTGAAGACTAAAGACACTTCAAGAAGAATCTCCTCTTCCTCGGCGGAATCGGTTCCTACGTAAACGATGGGCTTGTAGAAGTTCTCCCAGATCACGCGAGCAATAAACTCTTCAAACGAGTTGGTGTATTCAGAGTGGAGGTTCATGATGGGGCAGCCGCCGCCCCTTTTAGCCAGACTGATTCTGTACTCGTTGTTGCTGCCCACCCAGGAAGGTTCTACGATTCTGATCACCTCATGAGGAACGTAGTCGGGGTCGCAACGCAGAGCGTGTTGAGCTAGGAATTTAAAGCATCTGTTAGGTCTCGTCGGGCGCATGTTGACCACAAGGAACACGTCCATGATTTCTTGGTCGTTTACGATGGGAAAGCTGTCCTCCATGAAACGAGTCCAAGTTTCCCTAAGAAACTCTTTGCCGCTCCAGTTAACGACGAGCTTCATGGTATCGGGCTTAACATTACGAATCTCCTTGAACAAAGTGAGTTTTTGGTTCTTTCCGGGTCCCAGGAAAGGATCTTCAGCCACCAAGTAGTTGTCTAGGGGGTCGAGGGTTTTTTCTTCTAATTCATGTTCGGCGTAGTGCTTCTTACGCTTGGCATTTTTGATCACGGCACCCAAATTTTTGTAATATTTGTTGTCGTAAACGTAAGTGCGACCCAGAGAAGGGTTATAACTGTAACGTGTATACAT